AGTTGCCAGTAATGGAGTAGGTTTATCTGCCATTCAAATTAATGAGCACTACAGAATTATAGTTGTCAAACCGGACAAGGAAAAAGCAGCACAGGTAATGATCAATCCTGTGATTGTAGAAAAATCAGAAGAGTTGGTGGATAGTGATGAGGCTTGCTTTTCTGTGCCATATAAGTATGGTAAAGTGAAGCGGCATAAAGAAATCAAAGTACAGTTTCTTGACTTGAACAACAATAATATCACAGGGATGGCCTACGACATAGAATCTTTTATTATTCAGCATGAAATAGATCATCTTGACGGTATTCTCTTCACAGACAAGTGTGAGGAAATTCAGGATATTAGAGAACAGAGTCAGGGAAATCCCTACGCAGGAAGCTCCTTAGATAGTTTCATAAAAGAAGAGGATATCCAGCTTGACAAAGCTGAGAATAAGTGATAGGATCTAAGTATGAATGAAATAAAGAATATAGAACAACGGACTATTGCTAGAATCTCTTACCCCGATGACCATAACCTCGCTGAATTAAACGGTATTCCTGTGATGGTACATGGCAGTCGGGAAATTAAAGATTACCATGAGGGCCAAGAAACCTATTATATCGCTGAAGTAGCCTTCTTTAATTTTTCTGATGATACTAAAGTATTTCATCTACATCGTTCTAGAGAGTTTGATACCAGGTATTTAGAAGTGGATGTGATTGCTACCATGAAACTGCGTGAGAGCTTTACCGATGGAATCCTGCGAATCAAGCGCAAGCGGAAGGAAGAACTGAAAGAGTTAGCTGAACTTAAAAAGAAAGAACTAGAGGCACAGAATGAAAAGACCGGGGGATAATGACAAGTTAGTTGGGGTCGCTTTTGACCTTACCTGTGGTTGTACAATCCGAGTCAAAGATATTTTTGCTGATCTGGATATTCACCACCCCGAATCTTCTAGAATCATGGTTGAGCTTGAGCTGACTAAGCATTGTGAAACAGCCCACAGAAGTGAGGTTGTGGGTAACTTTTATTTCCAAGAATATTCTAGGTTTCACAGGGAAATTCACCCCAGTTACGGAAAAATCCCTGTGGTCAATACAATCGAATCTATGAAGGGCCGTAAAAAGGATGAGTGTATTTAAGTATAGAGTGGGAGATATCGTATACTTTCGGTCACTTGATTGGGGATGCAAGAAGGTTGTAACTCAGGTGGGAGAAGTGGTAAGAAGATTCTATCATACCGATTATGGCGTTGAGGAATTTCCAATGTATCTTGTTAATTATTTTGACAAAGAGGCTGGTAGGGAGTTTATAGCTGAAGTAGCAGAAGAAAGCATTACGTTAGATACAATAAAAACAATGGAGCAAGAACGTGAAGCTGAGTAAATTGTTACAGAAATCCGTTGAGGAGATGGATTACTACTGTAATACTTATGGGGTACGAATTTCTACCACTACTCTGTCCAGTGTTAAAAATGTAAAAAACTATAGCCATGAATACTCTCCTGTGATAAACATAATGCCACAGGCTTTTGGATGGCTCTTACCGGACTTGAGGGTATGTTTTTGGGATGACGCCGGACTAAACTGGGCCGTTCTTACAGAAATGCCTAAAGAAGGTGAGTTTAAAATTTATCCACTAGAGTATATGAAGAAGAAAAAGGAGACTATATAATATTCTTATTATATAATACTATATAGTGCTATAGCAATTATAACTAGCATTATGTAGTATAAAACAATAACCTAGATATGGTAGTGCTAATAAAGAATTGCTTGTACCTTTCGGAGTATAGTTAGAATTGTTAAAGCAATTCCATAGATTAGATAGTTAGTGTTTACGGATGTATAGACGTTAGGATAATAGTAGGGAGGCAACAATGAGTCAGTCAGGAAAAGCAGAAGCTAAATTGAACATTGGATTTCCAGGGCTATTGGCTTTGGTGTTCATCACGCTCAAGTTACTGGGTAAGATTACCTGGTCTTGGTGGTGGGTCCTATGCCCCCTGTGGATTCCTCTAGCCCTTTTTGTTCTTATTATTGGGGCCATAGTTGGCCTGAAAGTGATTTTTAAGTAATGGCCGAGCTATATAAATGCGAATTTTGTAACGGTTCAGGTACAATAGACGTACAAATTCCAGTAGAAAATGTTATTTGCGGAGAGGACTATCTGCATCAAGCTCTAGGCCCCATTACGGTTAATTATATTGAAACAAGAGTGTGCCCTCAATGTGAGGGGCGTAGGTACTTAAATATAATAGAGTACATGCAGGTAGGGAAGGATAATGGCGAAGTTTAAGGTTGGAGATAAGATAGAACGAAAACTAAAAGATGGTCAGGTTCTTAAAGGGGTTGTGACCTGGGTTAAGGGTAATAAAGTTATAGCAACCCACGATATGTACTGGGACGGAGATATGTGGAGTGGATTTATTTCACCAAGATTGTGGGAATTAGACACTATCAGTTATATGAAGAGACAGAAGGAGAGTAAGTAATGGGTTGGCCTACAGCATGTGTTATTTTAGGCGTACTAGCTTTTGGAAGTTTTGCTATTTGGTGCCTATGTTACTATTCGGTTCAAGACACAAGAATCCGCAACAAGGACAATTAATGAGACCTGATTGGGATGAATACTTCATGGGTATAGCCCAGACCGTTGCGAGGCGCTCAAACTGCGTTTCGAGGCAAGTGGCCGCCGTGCTTGTCAAAGGCCGGCGTATAATTTCGACAGGTTATAACGGTACTCCCTCTGGACTCACAAACTGCGACGAAGGAGGCTGCCCCAGATGTAACTCTAGTACTCCCTCCGGAAAGGATTTGGATAAGTGTTTGTGCTCCCACGCAGAGGAAAATGCAATAATTCAGGCAGCCTATCATGGAACAGCAGTCGCAGGGTCAACTCTGTATAGTACTCTTTACCCCTGTCTAACCTGTACAAAAATGATTATAAATGGTGGAATTAAAAGAGTAGTCTACGCAGAGGACTACAACCAGGAGACCCTATCAGTTGAATTACTTGAGAAGGCAGGAATAGAGGTCAGAAAACTATGAGTCTGGTAAGTAAAACAACTTGGTGCCCGAAATGTGGAAATGGTTCTATAATTCGTAGCGAACACCTACAGTGCAAGGGACCATGGCCGAAACTGGTAATAGTTCGATACTCTTGCACAAAAATGGATTGTAGATATGAGAACAATATTTTGGTCAAGGTGAATAAACGGATGAGAAGGCGTATTCTCAGAGGGGAGACTAAACTATAATGCCACCCAGACAAGGAAGAATATATGTGCTTTATCATGCAAATTGTGCGGACGGCTTTGGAGCTGCCTACGCCGCTTGGCAAAAATTTGGGGATAAGGCAAAATACATAGCTGTAGCTTACCACGAACATCTACCACAGATGAGAGACAACTCTGAGGTCTACATTCTCGATATGTCTTATCCTAAAGACATATTGGTAGAATTGAACCAACGCATGAAGAAAGTAGTGGTTAGAGACCATCACAAGACCTCCGAGGCTGCCTTAAAAGATTTAGACTTTGCTTACTTCGATATGCACAAATCGGGAGCTGTGTTGGCTTGGGAATATTTTCACCCAGACATGGACTTACCGAAGTTGTTACAGTATGTGCAGGATAGGGATTTATGGGAATGGAAACTTCCCCACTCAGAAGAGGTTTCAGCTCTAATATGGAGTTATGATAAAGATTTTGGTGAATGGGAGAGTTTAGAGCACGAAATACACAACATAGACAGTGGAGATTTTTACAGAGTCGTTGACAGAGGAGAAGCTATCATGCGTTTTAGGAAGCAACAGACTAAACAAACAGTTTTGAGCGCCTATTTAACCGAGATTGATGGCCACATCGTTCCTGTTGTAAATGCTAATCAAAACGTTTCTGATGTATGTCACTTGCTGCTAGAAGAATACCCTGATTCTCCATTCTCAGCTTCGTTCTTTGAGCTAGAAAAAGGTACTTGGGTTGTTTCACTAAGGTCAAGAGGCGATTTCGATGTTAGTGAGGTTGCAAAAGCTAATGGAGGGGGAGGACATAAGGCTGCTGCTGGCTTCCACGTTAAAGGAAAGAACATTTTGGATGAAACAGCCTAAGTTTCAAATAGGGGAGGTAGTAACTTTTATTTGTCATGCAGGAGATAGCTATACTGGACACATAATTGGAGTAGAAATAGCATACTCAAAAGACTATATATCTGATACTCCCCAATATGGTTATAGAATACTAGTTGATGAGGTGGATGTATTTTATGCTGCTGAACAAAATATGAGATTGGAAACTTTAAAGTACATGAAACGTGGAAAGAATGAAAAAGCCTAAATTGAAAACAGGAGATAGAGGCGTCTTATCGTATTTAGACATTTCTCAAAAAGGAGAAGTGCAGGATGATCTGGTTATTAATTGCACCTGGCGAGAAGATGAGGTAGAAATTATTAAAAAACTAACTAAGGAAGATCCACAATGGGCACCTTGGAACCGGGACGGTCTTTATTTAGTCAAGCATAAGAACGGTACTTCCTCGGTAGCGGATATCCGGTATTTACGTTTAGACATACTAAAAACTATGAAAGCTCGAAAAAATGCAAGATAATTATGACTTCACGGAAGGAACCCAGAGAGATATCTGGTTTATAGCGGATACCCATTTCTATCACAAAAACGTGATGAAATATGAGGACCGTCCTTTTGAGAATGTTTATGAGATGAATAAAACCATGATTGAGAATTGGAATCGAGTGGTTAAACCGGGAGATATTATCTACCACTTGGGCGATTTCGCCATGTGTGGGAAGAGTTGGGAGAAGAACCTACTCGATCAACTAAACGGAGTTAAGTTCCTAATCAAAGGCAACCATGACGGTAGTGCTACAAGAATGAGAGACATAGGATTTACGGAAGTTTATGACAGATTAGAACTAACCATTGCTGGCCAGAAAGTGCTTCTCTGCCATTACCCTTACCTGGTTACAGAGAATTTGGAGTTCCTCAAGAACAGAGGCGAGAAGTATAAGAATATGTTCATAGCGTCTAGGCCCAAGAACGAAGGTTTATGGCTAATCCACGGGCACAACCATAGCACCTGGAAAATTCAGGAAAATATGATAAATGTATCTGTGGAGAATTGGGATTACACGCCCGTACACATCTCAGAGATAGAGAGGATTATCAATGGGCAAAGTGACTAGGTTAAAAGATGGTAGAGGACCGGGGCATATTCTAACTAAACTCAATGAGAAAAGGGATGATATTAAGGGAATTTGTGTAATCTACCAGAATGAGGAAGATGAGTTGAAATTTTGGATGGGAGGTAACAAGGAGTTTACCGCTGCCCAAATGCTGTGGCTTATTGAGGCTGTCTACCCCCAGTTGAAGGATTATCTATTTTATGATTGACCAGATTAAAACCTGTACTCTCTGTGAGTTAATTAGTACTTGTCAACAACCCATTGTGGGCGAAGGTTCAACAGACGCTACTATTATGGTTGTGGGCGAGGCTCCAGGTAAGAATGAGGATTTACAAGGTAGGCCCTTCATCGGAAGGTCTGGACAATTATTGAACGAATTATTAGCGGAGGTAGGACTAGAAAGGGAGCAAGTGTATATCACCAACATAGTCAAATGTAGACCTCCCAGTAATAGAAATCCAGAAGTAGAAGAAGTAGATGCCTGTTTTCCTTATCTCCGTACTCAAATAGAACTGATACGACCCAAAGTGATTATAGCTCTCGGCACTTTTGCTGCACAGGTGCTCACCGGAAAACAAGAAAGTATAACCAGATTGAGGGGCAGAGCCTTTGAGTTACATGATTTTGTAGTGGTTCCTGCCTTTCATCCGGCTTATATATTACGAAACAGGGTGAAAAAGCCCTTACTCAAACAAGATATAGAGATGGCCCACAAACTATCGACGGCGGTAGGAGACTAAGATGAAAGTTTATGTACCAGTTATCGACATTGAGGTGAGTCGCCAAGCCTTCACTAATTTGGAGGAAGCAAACAAACATGCAGACTCTATGCTCAAGACCGAACTTTTGGAAAGACCTTATTTGGAGAAATATTCCAGAGAAGAGTTGGTAGATATCTTAGAATTTGAATTAATGGAGTCGGATCGTCAATTACCGAACCTTATAGGTAAATTGTAATGATTATTGAGCTTAAAGTAGAAGTACAATGGAGAGGCGATGGTAGAGAAAAGGGGTTTGTAATCCCTAGAGGTACTCGTATAAATACTATCGAGTGGGATTATCTGCCCGATGACACAAAAGAGAAGATGAGGGGAGTCAGGAGCGAGGAACATTTCAGGACAAAAGTATTTATTATCTATTACCGAGGACAGTTTCTCACGGTTAATAGAGAGGATGCTCATGTTCCCACCACTGAAAAAGGTTGGATGAATTTTTAGAGGTATCTATGAAGTATTTGTTGTTTATAGGCGTGTTTTTAGGAATTTTCCTATCATGTGGGGTAGAGAATACTATTCATGGCAAAGCAGAGCGCGGAACAATTTTACCCTGTACTGTGTCTGATATAGGTTCCGGGTTAATGATTACGTGCCCGGATGGAACCCAAGCCATGATACCCAATGAAGCACAAACAAACTTTGAAGTTGGTGACCACGAAGAAGAGGTCACAGAACCAACTCCACCAGAAGAGCCTATATCACCTTTACGGATAACTATTTGTCATAAACCTGGAACGCCGGCTGAAAAAACTATGGAAATTCCAGTCAATGCCTTGAAAGGACATCTAAAGCACGGAGATTACGTAGGAGCCTGTAATGGATAAATTAATATTGAAAAAAGGTGGTCATCTAATAAAGACCTACTACGACGAGAGCCAAGAAAAGTGGTTAGATAAGGATATCTCCGATGAGATGTTCATTTCTCCCAAATGGCTACATGAAGTGGGTTGTAGCCTGGAAGATGGTTTGATTCTTAAAGATATCTTTACTTATATGAATCGTAATCCGAATTACTGGCATATGATGTTGGGTAATTGGTGCGATGAGTACTTAATCGAGGGGATGAAGGCTCCTTCTAAGCCAAAAGACGCTAACCTACACTATATTGAAACTTACTGGTCCTGTGAGACTTCCCACGAAGATGATGGGGTGTATGTCTGTTGGGCTAAGTTTATGGATGTCCACATTAAGGGAGTTAATGGCAAAGATGAACCGGATATTGGTATGAAGGCAGATGATCCTATGAACTACAGTGTTATGTTCATGTCAGCCAATGATTTAGCCCAGTATCCCATCAAAGTTAATCCTGAGTTTAAAATCTATAAAGATATTTGCGAGTGTAAAGATTTGAAGGCTGGACAGGAAGTACTTTTTGAGGTAGATATTCGTCAGCCTACGTTGTTCGAGTTACTTTATGGAATTATTTGGGAACTATCCTTCCACGGAGGTCCAGAGAGCCGAGACAAGCAAGAAAAAGAACTTATGGACAGTTGGGAAGAAGCTAAAAAAGAGATTGATTCTGGTAATCTAAAAACAGTATCTTTGGAGGATATATTCGATGAGACCCAAGAATCTGACAAAGATGAGTGATTTCGAGCTCTTAGCTGATTTCTATGAGTGTGTCAAATATATCAGTGACTTAGAGACTCAGATAGACAGGCATATTGGTTTAAAAAATATGGAAACAGCAGAAAAAGTTTGGACAAAACGACAAAAGTATGTTAGAATAAGAGATAGGATGGTAGAAGAAGCAGAAGCAAGAAACAACGAGAATTTAGTTAGAGAGATGAAGTCATATATAATATGAACACAGTTAAAGAACAGGGAGAGTTGGCCGAAGCTAGATTTGCTGTTAAAGCAGTAGAGCATGGTTTAATAGTGTCTGAGCCTTTGGGCGATAGTGCGCCGTATGACAGAATAGTTGATAATGGATCTACATTGTTTAAGGTTCAGATAAAATCAACCAGTGACCTTCAAAGCAGGGGGCGCAAGAAAGGGGCACCAAGCTACAAAGTTATGGCTGCTAGAGGTGGCCGAAATAAGATAGGGTACAAAGCCAAGGAAGTAGATTTCTTTGCTTGTCACATAATCCCCCTAGATATTTGGTACGTGCTGCCTTGGGAGGCCACACAAGGAGCCAAGACATTAAATTTTTATACTTATAAAAAAGATTCCACTGGTAAGTATGAACAGTACAAAGAAGCGTGGCATTTATTAAAGGAGCAAGGCAATGGCCAAGATTAAGATTAAACTAACAAAGAAAGAAGTAGAAGATTTGATCTATGACAAGTTTATCACCATGTTTGATGGATCAGAGTCTATGGTGGTCAAATACCAGTGGACCACTAGAGGCATCACTTTAGATACGGAGACAGTGCCCGAAGTATCAGATGATTGGTTTAACAATCACGGAATAACCATTGCCAACAGCACAGACGAATGATGGGAGAGTTTCTATATAAAGTTTTGGTGGGAATCTTTGCGGTGGGACTTCCTTTTGCCTTCGCCATATTCCTTTGTTGGATTCATCCCCTTGTACTGGTTGGGTGGATATCCCTGTTCATCTTTTACGGAATAGGAGATAGAGTCATTGGATAACGAACAGAAAGTTTGGTATAAGTACCCGCACTTGGAACGTATAGACACTACGGAGGTGGATGGATTATTGCATTTACCTCATATCTGGGTCGAGCCCAAGATAGATGGAGCTAATGCTAGTGTACTAATCGACAAAGACGGGGTATTGAGGGGAGCCAAACGTAGTCAGGTATTGGGTCAAGGAGATGATTTTCGGGGTTTAACTGCCCATATCTATGAGAATCAACAAAAGTTCTTAGATTTCTTTGAAAAATATCCTAATCATATAATTTATGGCGAATGGTTAGTTAAGCACACTATTACTTGGTATCGTCTTTCTGCCTGGAACCAGTTTTATGCTTTTGATATCTTAAATCTGAATACAGGTAAATTTTACTCTCCAGATAAGCGTGTAGAGATGCTGATGGAGTTTGAAATTAATACAGTACCACCTATTTGTAAGCTGAAGGGTCCATTGGTCACCGAAGCCCACATGGAACAGCTACATTGGTACGCCAACAATAATAATTATCTAATTGATGACAAGAACAAAGTAGGCGAGGGCGTGGTAATCAAGGCTTTCCATGAAAACGGAGAGCCCTTTGTTAATCGTTATGGGCGTACTACGTGGGGTAAAATTGTACGTCAGGAGTTCAAAGAGAAGAACTATCTGGCTATGGGTAGCCCAGAAAAGAACCTCAAGGTAGAGCCAGAAGAGTTATTTGTAAATGAATACGTTACTCCGGGGCGTATAGAGAAGATTAAACAGAAAATAATGACAGAAAAGAACAGCGGGTGGAAATCCCAATACATTGGGGAACTTCTAGGACGTACCTACTACGACGTTTTTACGGAAGAGCTGTGGCGATTTGTACAGAAGAATAAGATAAAGAGCATTAATTTTAAAGTGTTGAATCAGCTTTGTATTATAAAAACAAAACAAATTGTGGGGTTATAATGAAAAAGTTAGCTATTATCTTGTTTACAGCTATGTTTTTGTTCGGATGTGGTACTAAAATCCCTCCCCGCCTCAACATTCATATAGAAACTAGTGCGACCAAGTTTGAAGCCGAGGCCATAGTTGACAGCCTTTACCTGGGGTTCGACAATCTATTGAATTGTGAGCACCTTCAGACTCATTATCCTGAAGCATTTAGGAAATTAATTCTGCTTCAAAAAGATATCCGAGTAAGACATATTCAACGTATAATGCCAGTTAAAGTATGTGGACAGGCCATCTTAAACGACAACGTGATTTATTTGGACCCGGACGTGTACTACAATGATGGGTGTAAGGTATATGAGACCATTCCCCATGAGATTCTACACCTGATAGGCATAAGCCATGATGAAAGCGAAGAAGCCTGTGAGGAGTTTTATGAGATTTTCTGGAGATGTCAGTTTTGAAATATCATGGACAGACAAGATTTAAAGTAGGAGATGTAGTTAGAGTTGTTGGCGGTCCCTATTGGGATTGCTGCGTAGACTCAGTTCAAGAGGCATACAAGGCATGTATAGGTTTGAAGGGAGTAGTCAAGCGACGTGCTGCCTATAGTGGAGGTTACATTTACTTTGAGCCTTTTCCAGGTCAGTATATCCACCCTTACGTGGTCAAAACCAGAGGCAAGTGGATAAGTTTTCACCACTCGGTTCTTGTAAGAGACCTGGTAGAACAAATTAAGCAGATGAAGTATGGGCAAGATAAACGACACGAATGAAATATGTAATAAGTGCGGTGGGCAAACTCAGCCTATTTTTGGTTCGGGGCGCTCAAGGTGGTGTCCTCAGTGCGAGGGGACAGGGGCTAAAGAAAAGCCCAAGAAAAAGATAGTCGCTAGCAGCGACGAAGAGGACCCTTTTGGATTTCATATAATAGAGTTAGAAGATGATTGATAATCCACTAAAATTCAAGTTTAGAGCAGGACAGATTGTTAGATTAAATCTGACGGAGGACCGCTCTCTGTACCAGAGATTGAATGGTTTGCCCGTTAAAGTCAAAAGACGGGATTTCTCAGGTGACACGGAGTATTACTATGTAGAACCTTATAAGTGGAAAAGCTTTGGGAGTTTCCTTATGCGGCTTGATACAAGCTGGACAAGTAAGAAATGGGCAAGGATACCCCTGGAACGTTTAAGAGAAGATGTAATCTTAGAAATGAAGGAACGTAAAAATGCGACTAATAAGAAAAATAAAAAGAAAGCTAGGAATAAGGCTTAGTTTACCAGAAGCTGTAGCGGAAGCAGTTGATAGTATTAATAAAATGTCGGAAGAAGAGTTTGAGGACTTGTTAGCCCAACACACCAAGACAGAATCTTTGGCTGAAATCTTGGTAGGGGTTGAAAACGTCGATACCTTAGTAAACTATATACGTTCGCAGCCTGACAGTTATTTGGAGGAAGGTTATGCGGAGAAAGTGCAAGAAGATGCAAAGGATAACCACGACAGTTAGGGACTATCACGGGCTTACAGTGGACCAGGCTATAGCAGACCTGGAAAACTCCCTAGCCCTAGATGACACCATGGCTCTAGAACTTATTGTGGGCCATGGGAAAATAAAGGACGCAGTTCTTGCCTATCTAGATAGAAATGAGATAGAATGGGAATTTGCCAGTTCTTGGAACAGCGGCTGTGTGAGAGTTTGGCTGGAGTTTATCTAATGGGTTTTGAACAGATTGAAGTAGAGTTACAGGGACATCTAGGATCGGACCGCAGTATAGCTGAGACTGCCTGGGTATCTTCTTATAACAAAGCCACCAGAGCCAAGAAAACTGATTTCGAGGTTGAGTCTTTGGTTAGGCAGTTGGCTAGGGATGGACATGGTACTCCGTTTGAATCGGTGGTTTTTAGATTTTGGTTCAGATGGCCTCTGTTCACGGACCGTCAGCACATGACACACCGGACTATGAGCCACAACGGACTATCAGGCAGATATCGAACTATGCCTAGAGAGTATTATGATATTCCAGACGATGTTTACGATATTTTGAACAAAGCTCAAAGCAGAGACACAGAGGACCGTTGGCAGAGGGCTTTAGGACATCGTTCATCTCCCCCAACACTTGAGCTTATGGAGATGTACTACAATTCCTGTGAGATGGCTTACCATAACTATCAATCGGGGATACGTTTTATGAAAGAGGCCGTGAAAGACAGCCTCATATCTGAGGAAGAATATAAGAGAACCAGAGAGTTTTGGCGAGGACAACTCCCTGTCGGAGGCTTAACTGAAAGAGTCACTACCATGAATTTGCGGTCGTTTGCAAATTATCAGCGCCTTCGCAATTCAGAACACGCTCAACCAGAGATTCGGTATGCCGCCCAGAGGATGTTAGAAGCAGTCAAGGCAGCGAATATTTGCCCAGTAGCCATAGAAGAGCTAGAATCATTAGGTTGGAGGATTTAGGATGATTGAGTTGGCTATATCAGCTTTTTTTATGATCGCCATTCTAGGGATGGTTTGGATGGCCCATAGATGGGAACGACAGGATTATTACGAACGAGGTAAGCGAGATTCTATAGAATACTGGGGATTTGGCAGCTATTCCTGGGACCATCTTGAACATTGTTATAAAGAGGGATTCCAGAATGGTCAAGAAGATATCATTAATCAAATCAACATAGGAGAGATTAATGAAACGTAAAAAGGGTAGAAGGAAGCTAGGTAGCCGCAAACGGGCTGCTAGAAGTGCGAAGGGTAAACATAAAAAGAATCGCAAAAAACAGAAGCGTAGTGGTCGTAAGAAAGCGATGCGTAGGAAGTAAAAAGGGCTTATTGCGTGGTAAAATCGGCTAAAGAAATACAGGATTTTAAGAATATTAAAAGAGTGGACGTGTGTTCAAGCTGTCCTAAGCGACTGCCTTGTTCTCACGCAGACTCTATTTGCGACCTGGTAACCCCCTGTATGGTGTGTGAGATTAAAGATCAGTGTACCTCCCTTTGCCGGCAAATGCAGAGCTATCTAGGTAGGAGCCACAGCACGTCGCCCAAGACCGTAAAGTACCACGACATTTATGACTATAGCCCTCCGAAAGAGGAAACACATACTCGTAAACAAAAGTTACACCTCAAGGATATACCGTGGGGAGCTATACCACAGAGGAATAAAGATATAATACTGGACCATTTTCAAAACGGCAAGTCCTACAAAGAAATTGCTAAAAAATATGGGATAAGTAAGGGGCGTGCCTATCACATTGTCCATGGCTACGGTAAACGTAAAGGGGCTTTAGATATTCTTAGGCACTACAAGGAATATCGGGATTTGTACAAGGCCTTTGGTCAATACATTCCCAAGCTCTACTCAGAAACCCTGCAAGAGTACTACATGGAGTATCAAAGCATAGAGCAAATGGCTAAAAAAAGAGGTATAATCAAGCACGCAGTTTGGTATAGGTTACGTAAGGCCAGAGAATTAATAGGGAAATTTAAAAAGTAAAAAAGTTATAGTTTTTATTTACCAAATGGTAAGTAGGCGGCCAATAGTAGAGGAGGAGATTGGCCATAACAATTATAAGGAGACATAAAACCCATGACTAGAGCAGAGCTGCTGGAGGATATTCTGGAGATGTTGGAGACTGTAGAGACTCTCGACGAAGCAAAGACTATCCTAGAAGAACAAATTGAAGAAGAGTATCGAAATCAAGAACTAGATACAAGCAATTGGGCTGACCCGTATTCAGATGATGACCCAGAAGGTAGTGATTTTCTTAACTAGAGGTGGCTGTGAGCAAAAATAAAATGTCAACCTTTGCTGAAACGGTGATGGAGCAAAAGTATGCTCATACTAAGAGAACGGGGCGTAAAGAAACTTGGGATGAAATTGCCCGCAGAGTCTCTACCCATGTTATGAGGTCAGTGGACGCGGATAAGGAGTTGGTTAAAAATGTACGCAAACTCATTCGCCAACGAAAATTCATACCGGGGGGCAGATATCTATATGCCTCTGGAAATCCTTACCACCAAACACAAAACTGCTTGTTACTCCGGGCTGACGATAGTAGAGAGGGTTGGGCTACATTGCTAAAACACTCAGCTTTGGCGTTGATGACTGGGGCGGGAATAGGGGTCGAATATAGTGCGATACGCGCAGAAGGAAAACCTATAAGAAAAACGGGAGGGTCTGCATCAGGTCCCATAAGTTTAATGCAGATGTTGAATGAGAGCGCCAGAGGAATTATGCAGGGAGGTAGCCGTCGTGCTGCTATTTGGTCTGGATTAAGCTGGAAACACCCTGATATTCATAAATTTATACATATTAAAGACTGGTCTAAGGAAGTACGAGAATTAAAACAAAAGAATTTTAGTTTTCCAGCACCCCTAGATGGGACAAACATTTCTGTAGTCTTAGATGATGAGTTTTTTAGAGCTTTCCACGATGAAAAACACATATTACACGCTCATGCCCACTCAGTATACTGGGCTACTATAAAAAGAATGTTGAAAACAGGAGAACCTGGTTTTTCCATAAATACCGGAGAAAATTCTAAAGAGGATTTGAGAAATGCTTGTACGGAAGTGACCGGAGAGGATGATTCAGATATATGTAACTTGGGTAGTATCAATTTAGCAAAAATATCCACCCTAGAAGAAATGCGCGAAGTTGTAGAGTGTTCTACAGCTTTTTTATTGGCGGGTACAGTATATAGTGATGTACCCTATTCTAAAGTGGATATTATACGAACTAAGAATAGAAGGCTTGGTTTGGGCTTAATGGGTATCCATGAGTGGCTATTATCACATGGAAAACCTTATGGTATAGATGAGGAATTAGAAGAGTATTTGGAAATTTACAAAGAAAGTACTAACTTTGCTCATAAATATGCAGACAAGTGGGATTTGAGCCAATCAATAAAAACTAGGGCTATAGCTCCTACGGGCTCTATTTCTATCTTGGGAGAAACAACTTCGGGTATAGAACCTATTTTTTGTGCTTCATACAAGCGTCGGTATCTGAAACACAAGACCTGGCATTACCAGTATGTGATAGATCCCACGGCGCACAAATTAGTAAACCAGGGCATATCTCCAGATGATATAGAAGATGCTTTTTCTTTGTCTAACGATCTAGAACGAAGAGTACAATTCCAAGAGTGGGTACAAAAGTATGTGGACCATGGCATAAGCTCTACCATAAACTTACCCGCATGGGGATCAGAATTTAATAATGATGATACGGTGTTAGGTTTTGGTAATATGTTAATCAAGTACTTACCCCATTTAAGAGGACTGACAGCCTATCCAGATGGGGCTAGAACAGGACAACCTCTTACTCCGGTGAAGTTCCACACGGCTTTAAAGCATACGGGAGAAGTATTTATGGAATCAAGTGATGTGTGCGAGATCACGAAAGGCTCAAGTTGTGGAGAATAAACGATTTGGTAAGTGGAAAGTTCTCAAAAGAGGATCACTTTTTAATTTGGGTAGAGAAAGTTTATAATATTCATTACTTATGATTACTTTAATAAAAGCATATTTATTAGTTTTACTAACCTTACCTCTACTAGTGTTATTAGTTAATATGGTGGGCATAATTGTTCTTATTATTCACGACAGGTGGAAATACAAATGAAAGATAAGCTTATAGAATTTTTGGTTTTAACTGGTGCGGTACTTATGGCCGGGAGTGTCTATGTGGGCACCATCGCTCTTCTATTATATCTTTTTATGTTAGCTACGGGAAGTCTATGAAAGAAATCAAAGGTGATCTGTGGGAATTTTTAGACAACGGTTTTACAGTGGCCATAACAACCAACGGCACGGTAAAAAAGAATGGTCTCGCGGTTATGGGTCGAGGCTGCGCTTATGAAGCCACCCAAAGATTTCCAGAATTTCCCAAATTGTTAGGAGAAAATTTAAAGAAAAGTGGCAATTGGGTCACCTTATATCAGTGCTTTGATATAATTACTTTTCCAGTCAAGCATAATTGGTGGGAAAAAGCAGATTTATGCTTAATAGAAAAGTCTGCTAAAGATTTGATGTTGCTTATGGACCAGACCAATATAGAAACGGTGGTGCTGCCTAAACCGGGGTGTGGAAATGGCGGGCTAGATTGGAAAACAGAAGTTAAACCTATTTTAGAATGTCTGTTAGATGATAGAATTTGGGTGATAGGTAAATGAAAGAACAAGACCTGGCAGAAAGCAATCTTATTTTGAAAGTCGAAACTGGTTCTTACCTCTATGGTACCGAAACACCAGAATCCGATAGGGACTATCAGGGTATTTTTGTACCGCCAAAGGAATACGTTTATGGGCTTCACAGGTGTGACCAGGTTCAGGTAAAATCTGACGATACCGACTATACGTGTTACACTTTGCCTAAGTACATTCACTTGGCCATGAATAATAATCCCAATATCCTGAGTCTGTTGTATACTCCAGACAAAAATGTTATTTTCAAGAACGAATATGGTCAAAAGATCATTGATAATAGGGAGTTATTCCTTTCTAAGAAATCATATCACACGTTCAGGGGGTATGCTCACTCGCAGAAGAGGAAAATCCTCACGAAAGAGGCAGAGGGTAAACGAGTTGCGCTCATCGAAAAGCACGGCTACGATACAAAATTTGCTATGCACCTGATGAGGCTCCTTTATGAAGGGCTGGACATAATGGTAGCAAAGCAGCTTATTTACCCCTGCCCTCATAGGAAGCAACTGAAAGCCATTCGTAACGGCGAGTGGGATTTGGCTAAAGTCCTGGCTGAAGCAGAACGGCTAGAGCATTTGATTGATGAAGCCTACGTAAAGTCAGACCTTCAATATGGAGCAGACCAAGCAAAGATTGAAAAATTGCAGATGAGTATGTTGGAGGGATATTGGCAAGAAGGGTGAGGTATAAAGCCACTTGTGGGTGTTCTGTTGAGATATGCGCCGAAACCACAAAGTTCTATGGAGTATCTACCAGTGTTTTTAGGTGGGCCTGTCCGCAAGGGTATGCACATATAATCTCACCAGAAATTTTTAACACAGGGGTGGGTGGTGCTAAGGGCTTGCCTTTTTTAAACTTCCCTAGAGGAGGGGGAGATTCTCACGTACAACAGGTACTAGAGACCTACATATCAGAAAGTGACGACCTATTTTATATATCGAAGGACATTATCAACAATTTTGTGAAAGAGGGCACTTTGCAGCCCGATACACTTCACTATATGAAGAGGAATAAAAAATGCCATACATAAAAAAAGAACGTAGAAAATGGTTAGACGAAATAGTTGATACCTTGTGGCGCAAATCTCCGGGGAATCCGGGGGAGCTAAACTATCTTGTAACTCGGATAATTGAGCATTATGCTTGTCATAGTAAAGCCCCTCTAGATTACCAAAAAATTAACGATATTATGGGAGCGTTAGAGGGAGCCAAGCTGGAGTTTTACCGTAGAGTAGTGGCTCCTTATGAGAACAGTAAAATACAGAGTAATGGAGATGTATATGAATAAGGCAATAAACCAAGAGATGAAGAAACAGGTAGAAACTCTCCAACAAAATCTGGATGTTGTGAAGGGAAGGTTGCGTGGATTACTGCGCTGTGGTGCCTCTCATATCACCAATGCTGGAAGAGGGATCATAGTTCAAACTTTAAATGAGATTACGGGCAGAGATAATTCTGATATTCTCCCTACTCCAGAAGAAACTAAGGAAGAAAAGACCAATGACTAAGTTCATTTGTATGTCCGATACTCATAGCCGACATGAGCAAATGATTGTCCCTCCAGGGGATGTTATCCTCCATGCGGGGGATTTTTCTATGATGGGCCGCGTAGCCGAGGTGCAACCCTTTCTTGACTGGTTGGCAGCTCTTCCCCACAAACACAAGGTTCTTATCTGTGGAAACCATGATTGGCTAGGAGAGAAAGACCCGGCCCTAATGGAACAAATGTGTAAGGATAGGGGTATTATTTATTTAAACGATTCTGGAGCAACGGTAGAAGGATTTAAAGTTTGGGGTTCTCCGGTGCAGCCCTGGTTTTGTAACTGGGCGTTCAACCGTATTCGGGGAGAAGAAATTAACAAACACTGGGTTCTCATTCCCGAGGACACAGATATTCTTCTTACCCATGGTCCACCCCATAAGATTCTGGACAGGGTATGGAATAGTTGGAATATAGCAGACAATCGTCCTAACAAAAAACGCGGTTGTAGATATACGGGGTGTGAGATGCTGGCCAAGAGAATTGAAATAGTCAAACCCCAACTCCATGTTTGCGGTCATATTCATTGTGACCGGGGAATTAAGATAAAAGACGGTATAACTTACGCCAACGCAGCTATTGTGGATGAAAGCTATACCGTAGCCCACAAATGTATTGAGGTCAATTTATATGAAAGTAGTTAAGGGACGTTATACTCTTTTTTGTGATGTGGATGACACTTTGGTACTGTACCGTGCTCCCGAGGATTATACGGGAACTAAAGTTACCATTAAGTTCGAGAATAATCTTTATGGAGGCTTTAGCTCTGAGTCTACCCTGGCGGTCAATCAAGCAGCCATAGATGAGCTAAAACAGCACAAGAAGAAAGGTGCTATAATCATCGTATGGAGTCAGGGAGGTTGGGACTGGGCACAATCGGTAGTAAAAGCCCTTAAAATAGAGAAAATAGTTGATTATGTGGTTGAGAAGCCCTCAGTGGTCTTTGATGACCTTTCTATGGCAACCTGGTCTCCCAGACGCCAATTACCGCTTCCAGAAGGGTGGGTAGAGAAGGTTGGAGGCATCTTTTACGTAAGAGAGGATGAAGATGTTTAAAGTAAGAGAAGATCATTATAGGCTGCCCTGTACTTGTGGGATGACAGAACATAACTTAGACCTTATTGTGGATGGTACGGATTTCTTTATATCTATTGGAGCTTCACAAAAAGACACTTCTCTGTGGAAACGTATCAAACTAGCTTGGAAGGTTTTGACCAAGGGAGAGGCGTGTTTTGCCGAGGTTGTGCTTGATCCTCAACAAGTGGGGGGATTGGGCGCTTATTTACAAAAACAAGTAACTAAGGAAGAAACCAACGAGTTTTTGAAACATAAATGAAACCTCCTATTTTTTCAGTATGTTATGTGACCAGAACGTATCGTAGTGGTAGAACTCTTACTAGTTCCGCTCCGTACTTTGTATTGTCTCATCGGGGAAGTAAATTTAGGAATAGTTATTGCGCTCTTTACTGCTACCCTGACAGCAGAGACTACATACTTACTGCGTCGGCATTTGTCACCAGTTGGAAAATGGACATAACCAAAACTATGAAGGTGATTAAACTCCAACACAAGAAATTCCATGAATGGAAGGAATTGGAGAATCAGATTCGAGAGTTGGATATGACAGAGTTGCGGAGATTTTTTGAAAGTAATCCCCAGATTTGGCACAAGATAAAATCTTTAGCCGGAAGAGTCATTAAGAGGTAAACAGATGAGTTCCACCACATTTGTAGAAGAAAGCTGCATAGTTCACCACAACCAGACTTTTAAAACCCCCATATTTGTGGTAGATTGTGAGAGAGCCTTTTTTAATGAATGTCTCTTCTTATCAGATGTGGTAGTTTGGGAAGGACACGGCGTAGAATTAAAGGACTGTAATGTGCAGGGAACTTTATTCTTGGTCGGAGGAAAGGGGTATAATTTAGGGGGCAGCCTTGTTAGCAATGGTCTTTTGGTAAGAAATTGCAAAAATATAGCTATTATAGGCAGTAAGATAAGAGGTGCTGTCATTCAAGATATAAGGGAAGGGTATATAGTAAACAATTATTTTGAAGGCATGGACTCTGAGGAGAATATCGTACCCAATCTGCCCATTATAGAAATAATGAAGGTTCTCAAAAAAAGATTGAAAAAACAATAAAAACTATTTACCAAATGGTAAGTAGTCCTCTATTAGTAGAGGGAGGATATTGTGAGCAAAAACAGAGAAAGAACTAAGGAAAAAACACCAGAACAGAAGAAGTGGGATACTTTCAGACGATGCTTTCAAGTAGAAGAGGTCCTATGGCTGGACGAAAGTAAGCAAAGGCGGGTAATTCTTAATCCTGGTTTTCAACAGGAGTTTTTTAGTAAAACTTACCCAACCCAAGGACACTTGAGGCTCACACAGACTAAGTATTCAGAAGATAAGACCTTACCACAAGAATGTGTGGGCAAGATTATAGCTGTTACTGCTATTCAGCCCAAGGACCGAGAAGGCAATCCCAAGGGTCCTCTGAAAGCAAAACCAATCACCAAGTACTGGGAATTGTTCGAGAGTACTAATGGTTGGAGAACATGGGTGAATCCAAATGAGTACAAAAATCTCGATTCAAGAAAAAATAGAAGAAAAAATCGAAGAGTACAAAAAGATTTTAGATACACTCCGAATAGACTTGGAGATGATGAAGCTAACAAGCAAATCCTCACCGGATTTAAAGGTAGAGCTTCTTCAAAAAATGACCAAGTTTCCGGAAATAAAGGCAAAAACCGAAGCCTATCGAAAAATGCTAACTGATTTAGAGTCGTTGTTGAAATGAGTGATAGAAAAAAACTACCCTTGATGTCCTTTTCAGCAGCCTCCACTTGGAAGGATTGCGGCGAGCGTCACTACCAGCAGTATATTGCCAGAGTGAAGCCTAAAGAGGTTGGCGCTTCCCTAGCCTTTGGAATCGCTATGGATGTTGCGGCAGGTTATTTGCTCGAAAGAAAACAAGAGGGAAAAGAACAGGAAGGTATAAGAGATTGTAAAGATGTCTTTTTATCAGATAAGGACTCGGGATGGGAAAACTATTTTGATGACCTATCTCAGAAATACTCCAAGGCTGACTACGACCTCGATGTTCTTGAACCAGCCGACAAAACGTTGGTAAAACAGTGGGAAAAAGAACTCAAATCAAAGGTAACTTATGTTACCAAAGACGAGAAGGTTAGAAAGAAGCCACTAACCGTTGATGAGACAAAACTGTTCAACAGAGTTTCGTGGTTGTCGTTAAAACGAAAAGGCCTAATGATGTTGGATGCTTTTATCTTGGAGGTGTTACCAAAAATCAAGAAGGTCATAGCAATACAACATAAGATTAAAGGCAAGGTAGGAAATATAGCAAGAATCGGAGGCTATATAGACCTGATATGCGAGTTTGAGGGGTATGATCGACCAGTTGTTTTTGATATGAAAACCTCAGCTTCTTATTATGACAAAGACAAGACCATGTTTTCTGAACAACTTTTGCTCTATTTGAACGCGGTCGGTAAAGATTTAGACACGAAGTTGGTGGGATTTATAGTTCTCCTCAAGTTTATGAAGAAGGATTCTAAATGCTCTGTGTGTGGAAAGAAAAAGAAAAAGGGTTCACGGTATCGTACTTGCCCAGTGGAAAAGAAAGGTCAACGGTGCGGGGGAGAGTGGACCGTAGATTGTAAAGGACACACCCAGGTAATGGTAGATGAAATAAGTAAGGAGAAACAAGAACAGGGAATTAAAAGTTTTGCTAGCACGGCAAGGTTGGCCACTCAAGGCGTAAGGTATATGGATCTACGCAGATGTTTTGATTATGGCCTCTGCCCATATTTTCATTTATGTCACTATAATGACAGAGATAAATACATTTTTCCTAAGACGAGGGAGGAAAAAACACATGACGTTCAATTTGACGGAGAAAGCCCAAAAAGCTAATGAGATTCTGAAAGGCTTTGGAAAAGAAGCTGTTCAGATCAAGAAAATGGGCAACGATACGGGGAAGCAACGCTTTACACCCGTAGGCTATAAGTCCCAGTACCTCATTGATGCGATGAATGGAGCCTTTGGTACAGGTAAGTGGAAACACGTTCTCCATGACTACAAGATTGATGCTTTAGAGTATGAGGTTTCTGGATCAAACAAAACCCGTACTGCTGTTACTGCATTAGTCAGTCTACAATTCATGGATGATAATGGTAATGTGGCCTACGAAACGGGAACCCACGCTGGAGGTTCTTTTGTTGTCCACGGAGCTATGGCTGATGCTATCAAAGGAGCTATCACCGATGCTATAGGCAAGTCACTATCTCTTCTTTCTATTGGTAATGAGGCTTACAGGGGAACTTTAGATTCCACAGGGGCAGACGTAACTGTAGAACCTGTTTCCAACTCTAGATTCAAAGCCAATAAGCCTAAGAGCACTAACAGTGGAGGTTTTAAGAAACCTAGTAATAGTGGCGGCGGATTTAAAACGAAGACCGAAGCCCCCAAAAATGAGGCCAAGACTGAGGCGAAGACTGCTAAGGAGCCCCCCAAGGGAGGGAATGGTTCTGATAGGTTTAGTAGTTTCTCAGAAACAGAGGATTCTACAGCTTCATTCGCAGAGAGCGGGTTAAGTGAAAATTTCGATGGAGTGTCGTTTAATGACCAAGGATAAAAAAGAAGAGAAAGTCAAAAACCAGGAAAAGGTAACAGATGTTACTTCTCTAGCAGAGGAAAAGGAAAAAGGGTCAGAGGTTCCTGCGATCTCCAAAGATGAGATGAAGCAAATCTCTCTTAGGGATTACCATGGAGGAATGATAACTCTTGAAAGAGACCTAAAGACTGCTATTAAGAGTAGTGGTAGCAATAAGATAAGTGCCAGAGGTCTACTAAGAGTTCTCATAGCCACTCTTCAATTTCCTGAGCCTGATCTCAAAGTTGATGTCCAACCAGGAGTGGAAACTCACGCATTTGCAATTGCTCAGAGAGTTCAGATGGCTCGTTTCTTTCTAATGTTAGACGCGGTTCACGAAAAGAACAAGAAGGATAAAGAAGAAAAACCAAAAAAAGCAAAGAAAAAGACAAAGAAAAACCCCAAGGAGGAAAAGAAAAATGGCTGATAAGAGCATCGTCCTAGCAGCAGGATGGGAAAAAGTGAACGACAACGGATTCTCCTATACCTCATGTAGGTTCACGGGAAACCGCGAGGATGATAAGTATGAGGTCGTTCTTAGACGTAAAGAGGACCAAGCAGAGCTTCTATTAAGTGACAACAACTGTATTCTTATTGAGAACTCCTTTAAGACCGATTCTGAGGAAGATAGTAAGAAGCCCGATGTGTTGCTCAAAGTTTTTATGCCAGAGGAATAAATGACCCGTTTTATTGAGTTTAGAAAAGGACTGTCACAGAAAGCCGAGAAGAGAAATACCGTTATTCCTCTCACGGACCTACCGAAACACCTTGATCCCCAAGAGGATTGTTATAGAAGCTTGTTCTTTTATGACCAGAGTTTCTTGGACCACGTAAAGGAGAAAGGGACCGTTTCGGGGTACCGTGGAAAGGCTGGTATTGATCGGTTGGTTTTTGATTTTGATAACAACGACCTGGAGATAGCCAGACAGGACTCTTTGAAACTCATAGAAAGGCTGAAAACTGAGTACAACATTAAAGACTCTGAAGTAGGAATATTTTTCAGTGGACGTAAGGGGTTTGCCCTAGAGCTAAAGACAGAGGGTATCTCGGGAATTGACAATGAGTTTAACGAGAATATTCCCTACGTAATTAAGCGGTTCTGTCTTAGTCTGGCGCAGGAGCTAGAAAGCTTTGACAGGGTTATATATAACCACAATAGGTTGTACCGCATTGTGGGGTCTATACACCAGAAAGCCTCCACAATTGACAACCATGAAGTTCACTTATTCAAAACTAGCCTCCCCATCAAGATGCTTAGGGATTCATCTATTAAGGAAATCCAAAAGTATTGCATCCAGATGAGAGTGCCGGTAGAGTTTGATTCTATTTCAGATACCACTAAGTTATCCGAATTGGCCAAGAAAGTCATTAAGGATATACAAAACGCAGTTCGTCAATCGGCGTCCACGGGAATTACCATGAACTCGGAAGGGCTGCCTGATTCAGGCCGATGTCCTAGAGGACAGAAGGTTTGTGTCTGGAGGCTCTGCCAAGGCACTGTGACGCAGTACAGAGACAGCTCACTACTCAGAATAGCCGTCCATGAGAAGAAACAAGGCATGCCCTTGGAAGTTATCGTTGGTAAGCTCAGAGGCGTTCTCGATAAGATGGATGCTGCTGATCCTGAGAAAGCCAAGCTGGACCCTATGAGCGAGTATGACCTGGAGAGGATAGCTAAACAGGCCCTCAGTAATGACTACGATTTTGGATGTAACGATTCTATTCTATCTGAGGTATGTGATAATAGTTGTTATTTATCTAGAAGCAAGAGTCGTACTAAGAGGGTTGTTTCTGTAGCCGATTCTTATAGACGTTCTAAACCGTTTTTCAGGGAGTATTTCAGTAACATCGTTCCAACTGGTTTAAAAGGTTTGGACGGTGAAATGCCTCTATTTAAAGGCACCTTCAACCTCATTGTAGGGAAGCCCGGTACAGGCAAAACTAGTTTGATGCTTAACATTTTAGATAATGCTAGCAGAGCCGGTATCAAGGCCCTATTCTTTAGCATGGACATGGCCGAAGAGATGTTAGTCCAAAGATTTGCACCTATATTATTAAGAGATGAACACGGCAGGCCAAAATGGAGCGGTAAAGATTTTATGATCGCCCATGCTAGAAAGAATGAGGCGTTGGTGGAAGAGGCGGAAGCGGTATTTGATTCTCTATCCGACAATGTGTTGATAGATTACAATACCCAAATCTCTGTGGAGAACATTAGGGATGAGATCAAGGCTCAAGAAGCTCTGGAGGGAACTAAGCCTCACTTAGTCATTGTAGACTATGTGCAGTTGCTCCACTCAGAGAAAGAGGGATACGCAAGGCATACTGAAAATGCTATTGCGATAACCAATTTAGCTAAAGAGACAGGCGTTTGTATTCTGGGTCTGTCCCAGACTCCTAGAGGGGGAAAAGACGCCGAGGTACTAGCTAAAGGTTCTGGGGCCTGGGAAGAGAAGGCTTCCACACAGATTAATTGTTGGAGGCCTTTTGGACTCACTCATCCCGACCATGATTTCACCATGTCTATTAAGATGGTAAAAAACAGGTTAGGTCCAAGTAAGAGAGTGGATGTATTTTGGCATGGTCCCTCTGGTATTATCAGGGACTTAGTAGAAGAAGAAGAAATGGCCTTAGAAGCATTGAGACATCACTTAGAACATGATTAATTCACAATATTATATAGCAGATACCCAAGATAAGCGCAGAAAAGTCTTTGACTATCTTACCCCAATTAGAGGTATAATAGCGGTAGATACTGAGACTACCGGCTTAGATAGCTTCACCTGCGAACTCCTGGGTATTTCTCTCTGTGTGAGGGCGGGCGAAGCGTTCTATATAACAACCCAGGGCTTGAACGATGAGGAGTTGTTCGAGGTCCGGGCTAAGTTAATAGGCTTACTAGAAAGTCCTGAGAAAAAAATTGTCATGCACAATAGTGTATTTGACATTTCGGTTCTTAGGAATACAATGGGAGTAGACTGTCTTCCTCGCCTTCATGCAGATACCATCTTGATGAAGCACACATTAGATGAGAAGAAGCCCCACAAGCTGAAATCTTGTGCAGTCAAGTATTTAGGGGAAGGGTGGGATACCCCTCAGAATGACCTTAAAGAGTCGGTGAAAAAGAATGGTGGTAAATGGAATAAGGACGAGAAAGACTTTGGCAAAGCCGATCCCATCATTCTAGGTAAGTATGCTGCTTCAGATGCAGATATGACCCTTCAGTTGTTTTATAAATTTGAGGACTTACTTAACCAAGAGGGGTTATACAAGTTCTTTTATGATGAAGAAGTCATGCCCCTGGTGGAAATTGTACTTACCATGCACTCTAGAGGCATGCAAGTAGATTTAGAGTACTACCAACAATTACATGATGAGTTGAAACAAGAAGCCCAGTCTATTGAAGATGAGATTCACGCCGACCTCAAGAAAGATTACTCTAAGATGTATCACGGTATGGAAGAGGCCATACTCAATGATAAAGCACCCATGAAGAGTGGAGGAAATCTCTTCAAACAGATGTTTGTGGATGAGGGATTTCCTATTATTTACAACAAGAAAGGGTCTCCTACTTTTGCTAAGAAGGTCATAGAACAGACTCTCGAAGATCATCCAGAGAGTAATCTATTGAAATGGAAGCTTGGACAGCTCACAGACGAGGAATTTATAGCTCTGGAAGGCAATAAAATTCATGCTGCCAGGATACAGATGGCTAAAAAAGCGGATCAGAGATACCTGATTAATTTAGATAGTAACCCACAGTTGGGGGAGATTTTGTTTACCCACCTCAAAGAGAAGCCTATCAAGGTAACTGAGGCTGGTAATTATCAGGTAGATGAAGATGTGTTGGCGATATTTGAAAGCAAATATGCTTTTGTGGGTAAGATTGTACAGATGCGTAAGGCCAATAAGTTGTTGAACACTTACGTAAAAGCAGCTTTGGAATTGAATGTAGATGGGGTCATACATCCGGATTGGATGCAGTTTGGTACAGAGTCGGGACGATTTGCTTGCAAGAATCCCAACTACCAAAACTTGCCCAGGGAAGACACAAGAATAAAAAGGGGTATAATCGCCAGAAAAAACATGGCTTTGGTGGGAGCTGACTATTCACAACTGGAGCCCAGATGTTTTGCCCATATGAGCAGAGAGAAGCGTCTTATTGAGGCTTTTGTTAAGGGATTAGATTTCTATGGAACTGTAGCCATAGACTTTTTTGAACTGAGATGTGATGCAAATGAGGCCAAGAAGAAGCATCCCCAAAAGAGACAAGACGCTAAAGAGATTGGTTTGGGGATTGCGTATGGTATGAAGCAGTGGAAACTAGCCAAGATTTTAGACTGTGATGTAAAAGAAGCTCAAAAGAAATTGCAGCATTACTGGAATAAATACCCTAATCTAAAAGAGTATGTTCTTAGATGTCATGGATGTATCCTGAAAAAGGGAGAAATTGCTAACGAGACAGGACGAAAGAGAAGAATGGATGGTGTTGACCGTTTAAAGACTTCTCGCGCCAGAGCAGACAAGAGAATTTTAAACAAGTTGCTAAATCTCGGAGTAAATTTTCCTATTCAGTCTTTGGCAGCCTCTATAACTAACCGGGCGATGATAGCCATTAACAAGGAGTTCAAAAAAAGAGGTCTGAAAGCCTACATCCTGGGGCAAATACATGATGAGATAATAAGTGAGTGTATGGAGGAAGATACGCAGGAAGTGGCTCAAATAATGAAAGACAAGATGGAAAACACTTATAAGCTAAGTGTTCCCTTGGTGGCTGAACCTAAGATTGCCAAGGCTTTGTCAGAAACTAAGTAAAGGAAAGATAAATGTCCAGAAAAAAAGATAAGAAAGCATTAATTATCCCAGATGTGCATGTGCCCTACCACGACCAAAAGGCTTTGGAACTTGTGTTCAAGGCTGGACGGGCGTTCAAGCCAGATATCATAATCATCTTGGGGGATTTTATTGATAACTACTCTATCAGTAGGTACGATAAGGACCCTAAGAGAGATAGATTTCTGAAGCAGGAAGTAGAAGAGGCTAATCGGGTGCTGGACAGAATAGATAAGCTGTTTCCCAAAGCCGAGAAGGTGTTCATGGAAGGCAACCATGAGGAACGACTGAACAGTTTTATCAAGAACAAAGCTCCTGAATTGTTTGGTCTAGTGGATACCCAGACCCTACTAGGACTCAAAGAGCGTGGTTATAAATACTATCCATATGGTAAACATCATCGCTTGGGTAAGCTGGTAGTGGTACATGGGACCATAGCTCGTAAAAACGTATCTAGAGCAATGTTAGATAAGTATGAGCACTCCGTATGTTTTGGCCACGTACACACCATTGAGGAAGCCTTGAAAGTGAATGAAATGGGTGAGGCTCACGTAGCTTTCACCCCCGGCTGGTTAGGTGATAAAAACAAAGCCGATTATATCAAGGACTTTTCTAACTGGTCTTTGGGATTCGCTACGGCTGTAGTGAAGCCTAATGGTTTATTTTTCCACAATATTCATAGGATAGTAAACTATAAGTGTCGATTAAATGACAAAATTATCAGTGGGTAACATATGAGGAAAGTTATAGCTATTGCAGGAGAAAAAGAAGCGGGTAAGGATGCGTTTGCCAATTCCTTGACCAAACGGGGATTTCAACAAGGTTCTTTTGCCCACAATCTCAAGGAGATGTGTAAAAGTATCTTTAATCTCACTGAACATATGATTAACACTCCCGAAGGTAAGAAGATGAGGCTTTCAGTACCTCGTAGGTTCACCAGCAAGCATTTTTTACTGATCCGGAGATGGATGGGACGCACCCACGACCTGACGGGTCTTGCTGAGGAGTGTCGGCGGATAGAAGAGGAATATATTCATAGACCTATTAAGCAGACAGGAAAGCCCACCGAGCTCTTTACAGCAAGAGAAATATTACAGTTTGTGGGCACTGACATCTGCCGGCGTCTGATAGACACCTACCACGTAGATGTATTATTCCAACGTATTACCAACTCTCCAGAGAATTGGGTGATTACAGATGCTAGGTTTGAGAATGAGCGCCGCAGATTGAAGGAAGAGTTTGAGGCCATTCTAGTAAGAATTGTTAGACCGGGTAAGGAATCGCTAGACGCTCACCCCTCTGAAAACTCTCTCGGAGAAGAATCAGAGTATGATTACGTAGTGGAAAATAATGGCACCTTAGAAGAATTAAACGATAAGGCAAGGATGTTCTATGAAGAAAGTGTCAAAAAAGTCCCAGAAGCCCAAAGGATTATACACGGGAGTGAAAGTAATCAATGATTTCCAACACGTAGGAGACTTATATAAAAATAAAAAATTGCCCTTATCTAAAGTTACCGAAACCACCTTCCCAAATATGGGACTGGTTCTTAAAGATGGACAACAGAGTGCTTTAGCAGTAGTCAAAGAAAAAGACATCCGCCTAATTCCTCAAGATATCCAAATGTCAGGTATTAAGGCGAGAAACAAAGAGCAGTATATGGCTATGAGCCTTTTGTTGGACCCTGAAATTGATTTGATTACCATTACGGGTAGGGCGGGTAGTGGTAAAACTCTGCTAGCCATGGCCTTTGCTATGGAGCAGTTAAAGCAGGGTAAGATTAATAAAGTAGTTTTGTGTAAAAACTTTGTACCCGTTGGTCGGGATATCGGCTTTTTGCCGGGAGATATGTATAGTAAGGTACGGCCCTGGTTAGGTTCTTTCTACGACAACTTTGAGGTCTTGGGAGTTCCTGAGTATGAGTTGGATAAAATGACTATCAATTACGAGGATATGAATTTTACCAAGTACAACAATGGGCGGATAGAGCTTAGTCCTATAACTTTTATTCAAGGCCGTAGTATTTCTAACGCGGTGATTATAGTAGACGAAGCTCAAAACCTAGATAGGGAGATTGTTAAGCAGGTGCTTTCTAGGCCCGCAGAGAACTCTAAGATAATCATGGTAGGTGACCCTGATCAAATCTTTGAAAAAGGGCTGGATAGCACTAATAATGGCTTGGTTACAGCCGTTGAAGCTGGTAAAAATGCTGATTTTATTGGACATATCCATTTACTTAAATCAGAGAGGTCCAGATTAGCGGTATGGGCTAGTGAGGAATTATGAACAGAGGCGACAAGGCAAAAATCAAAAAGGAAAACGACGCATTAGAGAATTACCTACGGTACGGGGTAGACCTCTACAAGCGGCGTATTTACTTTGGAGATGTGGCTTTCCCAGACGGGGACGAAGTTGATTTTAGCACAATATCCTATGCGGTTAGAGCTATAGACAAGATGTTGGATATAAACGAGACTGAGCCCATCGAGTTGGTATTCTCTTCATACGGAGGGGATGCTTACCCCATGCTCACCCTAGTTGATAAAATCCAACAGTCTTCTTGTAAGTTCATTTTCAGGGGCTACGGCTTTATTATGAGTGCTGGTACCTGGATCATGGCTGTCTGCGATGAAAGGTATCTATCTGAAAACACCACTGTTATGGTACACGGCGGTTCTTGGGAAGGGGAAGGCACTGGAGTAGACATGGCCATCAACAGTGAAGAAGAGAGAAGGTTGGATGATAGGCTGTTTAAAATGTATGCCGACAATTCCTTTATGTCTGCTGCCTTTTGGAAGACCATTTGTAGCAGGGATGTGTTTCTATCAGCCGAAGAAACTATAGCTTTAGGTCTAGCTGACCAAGTTATGCCCGCCCGCAAGCGGGGTAATTTGAGGAGAGGGGTACGCAGAAAGACTTTTGGCAAGCCTCCATCAGAGACAAAAATGAAGTCATTGGTGAAATCTTTATATAAACGTATTCACTTAGAGATGCCTGAAGAACTGGTGATTAGCGTCAAAAAGGAAGAGTTTGAACCAGAGCTTCCACCAAAAACAGACAACGTAGAGCAGTTAGAGATGTTGGGACAGGTAGATGAAAAAACAGACACCGAAAAGTAACTGGAAGGGTGATTGGAAAAGCCAAGATTTACTGGAGCTTGCTAGGTCCTACCCTTCCGGGGCTTGTGATAACATATTTGCTGAAATTCTACAGACTTTGATGGATAAGGCTGGTCTAGAACTACAGACACGGACGGAAGAGGTTTTGTATTCACATGGACGTACCTCAGAAATTAATCGCTTTAGGGTCAGGCACACCACCATTGGGTATATGAAAAACAAAAAGGAATCTGATGAGTAATATTAAAAATTATGGGGACAACAAGTTGCTATTTCTTGATCTGTCCACCAATTGCTGTGGCTGGACGGTAGCTAGCCAGCACATCGGCAAAAAGGAAATGACCATCCACAAGACGGGGGTTCTCTGGTTCAATCCTAAATGGGACCATGGAGAGAAATATAACTATGTGGATAAGTTTATTGCCAACATTGCCTATGTGTGTTATGGCATAGAAGGTATAGTGGCAGAAGGTTATATGGTCAACAGGAAGAGAATGTGTGGGGTACTGGTGATTCCAGAGATGACTGGCTCTGTGAAATCTATTTGCCACGAACTGGAACCGCCCCTAACCTTTGATTCCCTGCTCCCCCAAAGCTGGCGGTCTATCCTGGGTATCAAAAAGGATAGAACCAAGGCTGGTAGTGCCGCGTGGAAAGCTCCGGCAAAGAAGCATGTAGACAAGTTGTTCCCCAAACGGATACCAGACAAACTGGTTTCCAATATTACTCAAAAGGAACGTGCTACTCCTACTGATTTGTACGACAGCTTGTGTTTAGCCCTTGCGTGGTTTACCGCAGACCCAAATAATTGTAAATCATTCAAGATGGATAAGGATGCCTTGAAGTAATGGGTTGGAAAAAGGAACTACACGGCTGGATGCCTCAATTCTACATTAAGGAAGGGGAGTATCCGAATTTCTTAACTGGAGAAGAGATCCATCTTCACAGTGGTATGATATTCGGGATATATGCCACAAAAGAACAGGCAAAGGCTGTATGTAATCCTAAGAGAATTAGAATAGTAAAAGTGACCGTAACTATGGAGGAAGAGGAGCCCATCAGTTACATGAAAAAACTAAGGAGGAAATTACGTAATGTGGTTAAAGCATCCAAGAACTGAAAAACCTGACACCATGCTTAGTTTAGCCGTAGCTGGCTTTATTTTGGCAGGTATTTTGACTGTGGCTGGCTTCGTGGCTGCCTGGTTAACCGGAAATTCTACTTTTGTTCAACATCTAGCTGCCATTGACGCTGCGATTCTTACTCCGACCGTGGCTGCCTACACAGCGCGTAAATATAGTGATATGAAACTCAATGGCAAGGAGAAGAAGTAATGCTAAAGAAATTATTGGGAACTCTGTCTGCGGTTCTTCTTCTGGGAGCCACCAACGTACAGGCCTCGGATATGACTAAGGTTACTCTAGACAAGCCGGGGAAAGTAATTAATTATAATCTCAAAATCAATAATGAGAGGACGGTGGTACTGAAAGGTCCCATAACTGCGGCCAGTGTTGCACCAATTATTTCAGCTATTAAAGGAATGAACGAGTTGACTCACCAGGACATATTCATTATCATCAACAGTCCGGGTGGCTCTGTGGTAGATGGACTGGAGCTGATAGACACTATACAGGCCTTGGACGCTAGAGTTTATTGTGCTATTGAGAGTGAGGCGTATTCTATGGCGGCGATCCTCTCTCAGTTCTGCTATCGTACCTTTATCCACAAACATGCGGCTGTAATGTTCCATGAGGCCTCATATAGTATTCCATATGATTCAGCAGCACGCATCTACCAAGTAGTTCAGTTTATTACCAAATACTTAGATAATGTGGATGCAGACGTGGCTCACCAAATGGGTATTTCCACTCACAGTTACCAATATATGGCTAAAAAGAATTGGTGGCTTACGGCTGAAGAAGCAGCTAAATATGGAGTCGTAGACGGTGTGCTCAACGAACTCTATTACACCGCCGAACCTTTTCCGTCCATGCGTAGAGGCATTTTCTTCTTTAATCCGGAAGAGCAAGGCGGCAATGTAGTCACTAACCCATTGAGGAAATACAATGTCCAAAATTAAAGAGTATTTTTGGATTGGGGTGATTGGTTTGGCTATTATCTTTGTAGCCATGGTTCTTCGGGACCAGAATACCATAGCAAACCTCAAATCTCTTCTCAGGAAGAAGAAAGTTCAGGATGATGTAAAGGAGATCAAGGACAAATTACATCTAACGGAAGAAGAAGCCGCAGCAGAAGAAGATAAGTTAGTTGAGTTAGCGGAAAAAATGAGAGAAGAAAAGAAGAAAGCGAAGGAAGCTACAGAGGAAGAAATTAAAGACTTTTGGGATGGATATTTCAGTGGGTAAGTTTAATGTCAGAAACTGGTTTTCTATTGGAGGCTCTAGTGGTACTTCTGCCCCCAAAAGTAGCGGAAGCACGGCGGGTAATACGGGAGTAACCAACAACCACACCCACACAATTCCCAATAACCAGACATACAGTTCTCCCGGCAACTATGGAGCATTGAACCCCGTGCATACTAACATAACCACAAATATCACAAATACTTGGAGCCTTAGTCCCAGGTTTGAGTTGTATATTATGGCCGATGATTTTCCTACTGTACATCCCAGTGGTATGCTTATTACCGAAACTGCCCAGGAAAAAACTGTAAGATTCAACGTGGATAACATAGACTTCGATAACCTAACCATAGGCCAAAAGGTAGGCTCAATCCATGTAGTAGAAAATAAGGATACTAAACAGTATTTATACACTCTGGAAGATTGTGTAATTAGTGAGTTATCCTTTGCCCCCAGAGACAATGGAATATATACCATAGACCTGGGTCAGTCTAACGCTGAACTAACCATGACTTTAACTTACAAGAACAGAACAAAAGTAGAAAAGGCGGATAAAATGTTAGGGATTCTACTAAAAGGTAAATAATATGAAGAAGTTAATTGCTACAATTGCGTTGTTCTTCATGGTCAGTACCTCCGCGTTTGCGGGAGGACCTGTCAAGCTCAAAAAAGGAGAACCCGCTCCTTATGATGGCTACCTGTTCACGATAGACCAGGAGCAGAAGCTCAGGACAGACTTAATTGAGTTAAAATATTTGAAACAGCAGATACAACTCAAGGACAATCTGATTTTGAACTACCAGGACCAGATAAAGTTTCATATAGAAATTGAAGAACGCTACAAGACAGCTTGGGAAGAAACCGAGAATAGCTTACTTAAAACCACTAAGGCCTTAAATAGAAATAGATTTTTCTATCTACTGTTGGGTATTGGCCTTACGGTGGGGGCCGGATTTGCGTTAGGAGCAGCAAATTAAGGAGAGAAGATGTTACTAGAAACTGTAGGAGTTTTGGCGGTAGGTTTTCTTTTAGGCCTAATCGCATCTCTGATACTAAGGCGATCTTCTCCATCTCATTTAGAAAATGAAAATAACCAACTAAGGTATGAAGTCGGCACATTACGGGAAACCGTTGGAGGCTTGCAGACACTCCTTGGTGGAAAAGAAAAAGAGCTAGATAATAACAGTAGACAGCTAAAAGAAAAACAGGCTCTATTAGAACAAGAGGTGGAGAACAATCGAAAAATACTGAGCATGAAGAAAAGCTCAGAGATTCGCACGGGGCACGTAGTAGAACATTTAGCCCCACTAATGATGGATAAGTACAACCCAAGAAACATGAAATGGTTGGGACAACCTATTGATTATATTGCCTTTGAGGACGAAGGCATCTACTTCATAGAGGTAAAAAGTGGTAAAAGCCATCTATCATACAATCAAAAAAAGATTAAAAAATTGGTACAAGAGGGTAAGGTCTTTTGGTCGGAGTTTAGAATCAAAGGTAAAAGCGCAAAACGAAAAAGAAGCAAGAAATAGACGGATTTGGGTTTTCGGATTCAACTACTTTAATGTTGCTGATGCATTACTAACTTTAATGGCCACCATGCATTTAGGGGCTATAGAGGTAAACCCTCTTATGAAAGCTCTACTGGAGGCCGGACCTATCTGGTTCATAGTAGTTAAACTATTAATAGGAATTTTAGTAACCCTTTATTTTATAAGGAAAAAACGATACCTTGTGTTAAGATACGCCACCTACCTACTATCTATAGTGGTGTTGTGGAATATCTTAAATATTTTCGTAGGAGTAATGACCAATGGCGGATAAAGTTCTAAGCATAGAAGAAATTGTAGACAAGCTCTTCAAGGCTGGGGAGAAGTGGGTAGCTGCTAAGACTCTTCACCACCGGTTTCAGGTGGGAGAGAAACATAAATTGGCTACGATTAAGCAGACTATCCGACAAACTACTCCTCCCAGTGGTAAGAAAACCTGGACAAGAGATGATTTAGAAGAAGCAGCTTATGCTAGTAAAGACTGGAAACAGTTTATAGACGACTACAATGACGCTACTTCAAAGATGTTAGAAGCCAAGAACAACATGGATGCTTGGTCAAACGCATTTGAGGCACGTAGAAGTATTATGGCAACTGAACGTACAGTTTCAAAGGGATCATAATGAGCAAGGACTTAAAAGACCTACAGAAAGCTGCCAATAAGCATTTTGGTGAAGGCTCTGTTCTATTATATGGGGAAGATACCCGTACCGACGTAGATGTTATCCCCACTGGTATTATGTCTTTAGATAAAGCTCTGGGTATTGGTGGTATCCCCCGAGGGCGTATGATTGAGATTTTCGGGCCTGAGTCTACGGGTAAAACCACCCTAGCTCTTTATGTGGCAGCCCAGGCTCAAGAACAGGGAGGCGTGGTAGCCTACGTGGACACAGAGCACTCTTTAGACCTAAGTTTGGCAGAAATCCTCGGTGTTAATGTAGAAGAGTTACTTATCTCTCAACCAGACACGGCAGAAAAGGCTCTGGGTATTATTGAGTATTTGGCTAAAAGTGGAAAAGTCAGTGTAATCGTTTTGGATTCCATTGCTGCTTTAACCCCCCAGGCAGAGATAGAAGGTGATATGGGCCAATCTCATATAGGTTTGACTGCACGGTTAATGTCCCAAGCCTGTAGGAAGCTCACTTCTATCCTAAGTGAGACCAACACTTCTCTTATCTGGATTAACCAACTACGTATGAAAATAGGAGTTATGTTTGGTAACCCAGAAACTACTACTGGTGGTAATGCATTGAAATATTATGCCACTATGCGGTTGGATGTCCGCCGAGTACAGCAGCTAAAGAATAGTGATAGTGTTATAGGCCACGAAATGAAGGTAGTTGTTAAGAAGAACAAATTGTCAGCTCCTGGCACTTTAGCCAAGTTTAATTTACTCTATGGCAAAGGTGTTGATATTATTGGTGATTTGTTTGACTTGGCCGTAAGCAACAAGATTGTAGACAAGGCAGGAGCTTGGTATTCCTATAAAGGGGAGAAGTTGGGTCAAGGTAGAAACAATGCTTGTGAGACTCTAGCCAACAACGAAGAGTGGTTAACTCAAGTGATGGAGGAGCTTAATGGCTCTGAAAACAAGGTGTAAATACTGCGGACAAGTAGTAGCGGCCCACAAAACCTTTAGGCATGGGTTGCACTACTTTTGTGGTCAAACGTGCTATCTTTTGTATAAGAACGAGACTGTTGAAATGCCTGAGCCAGAGGAACAGGAGTTTGATTATAAACGTTTCCTTCCCAAAAAGGTAGAGGTAGACATAGGGGAGTCCAGGGTCTACAAGAAGAAAAAGACCAGAGAGAAGGACGACCATTATCTTGAGTTCATCCGTTCACAGCCCTGTTGCGTGTGTGGCATAGAAGGTTCTCATCCCCACCACACGGACGTGGGCGGAATGGGCACTAAGGGCTCAGATTACTCTTGTATTCCTCTTTGTGCTGACCATCATACCTTGGGTAGTAACGCTATACACCGGATAGGGGAGTTCAATTTTGAACTGCATTTTGAGATAAACCTAGATGAGATAAAAATCAAGTACTTAACTAAGTATATCAGGTTATTGAAATGCGGTACAAAGTAGGAGACTGTTTCATAGCCAAAGAAAAACGTTGGGACAATGACATACAGCACGTAAGAATCTACGAAGTTATGCCTCACAGAGGTATTTATAAGTGTAAGTGCCGGACTTTTTGGGGAGAGGCAGTAAGACGGGGCTGGAACGAAGAAACTTTGGAAGAGATTTTCAAGCCCAACATAATAAGAACCATGAAAAACAGGAAAACATGAAAGAGCCCAAATACTTACCGGGACAAGTGCTCAAAATGCCTTTGGAAAATCTAGTAACTAGGCAGAGATACAAGCCCACCCTGATTGACTTTTGTATTCTTATAGAAATTGTGGCGTTCGACGAAGCTGGAGAGAACTACATAGTTAACATACTGAAAACACTTAATGGTCAGGTAAAGGAAAAGAAAAAGGTTGAGGAAGTTCCTAGAGAGTTTCTAGAAGAACGATGTTCGGTAGACGTAATAAAAACTATGAAGAATATTAAAGATGAAAACGTGTTTTAAGTTAAAATATCCTAAAGGTACTGTTTTGGAGTTTAAGCACGCCCTTGATGGGTCTCCTTGTAAGTACTTTCATATACTTGAGTGTCTAGAGGATGAGTACGTCTATAAGGTAGAAATGATGGGAGAGAGGGGAGACTATAGCGGAGTTGAGAAGTTTGCGGCTGGTTATATAGAAAGTACTATCTTTTCAGTGTGTACCATAAAAACTATGAGATCTAGGAAAAGTGGAAAAGCCTAAATATACAAAAGGAACAGTTCTGAATATGTTAGGAACTGGTCCAGATAGGTGGGCTAGATTTACTGTTCTTGGATTCAAATATGAATCACAAGCGTATTTAGTAACAGTACAGTTTGATGGAGAAAATGAGGTAGCCACAAGACTATGGAGTAAAGAGGCTTTAGAAGATGAAGATTACTTTAAAGTTCAGGTTTTAGAAACCATGAAGTCTGTAAAGAGGTTTACATAATGACCCTTACGTTTTATGATGCTTTTGCTGGCATCGGAGGATTCAGGCTAGGCCTAGAGAGCGTGGGGTTTGAGTGCGTTGGGGGCTGTGAGATTGACGGGTACGCCCGCCAGGTTTATAAGAAGAGATTTGGAGAGAACTTAGATGGCGACATTAAAGAGGTCAAAGATATCAAAGGAGCAGACATCCTCTGTGGTGGATTCCCCTGCCAAGACATCTCCTGTGCAGGAAAGGGAGGAGGACTCGGAGGAGATCGGTCTGGTCTTTGGTGGGAACTCGCAAGACTCATTGAAGATTGCAAGCCTAAGTGGGTCCTCTTGGAAAATGTGCCCACACTTAAAAAAAGGGGACTTAAAGAAATACTCAAGTTCTTTGCCGAGAGCGGGTATACTGTTGAATGGCAATGTTTACCAGCTTCCGCCTTTGGTGCGCCTCACCAGAGGGACCGCATCTGGATTGTTGCCTACTCCCACGGCGAGGAGTTACGGCTCAAATCAGGGAGGGGGAGCAGGAAGAACGGGCAAAGTCAGACACAGCCTACAGACAATGGCGAAGAAGAACTTATGGCCTACTCCTCATGCCAATTGCCATACAGGGCCGGGAAGAAGTGGCAGAGAGGGAGGACCAAATCTACAGACAGCAGTAAAAGAATCCAATCCATCGGCTGGTGGAAGTCTGAGCCCAACGTGGGTCGAGTGGCTTCAGGGGTATCCTCTAGGGTGGACCGACTTAAATGCCTCGGTAACTCAGTTGTCCCTCAAGTCGTGGGTTGGATCGGAGAAAGAATTAAAAGAGCAGAAGAAGGAAAATAACAATGGCTAGACGTAGAAAAGACGAATTAGAGCTGGTCCATGAGACCGATAACTATTTACACTACTCCTTCCCAGGAATCAAATCAGACGATTTTAAACCCGATGATTTCCAGACGGTTAACGTAGCGGGAGGACACAAGATTATAGTCGGAAGAACTAAGAAAAACAATGAGTTAACTGCTTGTCGGATGCTCATTAAGAAAAAGTAGGTATACCTGGGGGTGGGTTGACCTGTTTTAGCTCAAAATAGCCCCCAAATATTGCGTTTACCTGTTCTGAGAGGACTATTTTTAAGAGGTTAGGAATGGCAATTCTATGCTTTAAAAAGTTGGACCCAGAAGCCAAGATTCCGGAGTATAAATCTATGGGAGCTTCGGGAATGGATATTTGTAATCTAAAACACACCATGGTTGGTCATGGGAGGGTAACAGAAGTTTCCACTGGTTTAGCAGTTGAAATACCACAGGGGTATGAACTCCAGGTGAGAGCTAGGTCAGGACTGGCTAGAGACCGTGGCGTTATGGTAGTTAACTCTCCGGGCACCATTGATTCTGATTATAGAGGAGAGATTAAAGTACTCCTAACTACTGCATGTCATAATGAAGTTCCCTTAGAACCAGGTACTAGAATTGCTCAATTGATATTGGCTAAGGTTTCTAGGCCGTTAGCTATTAAAGAGGTTGAAAATCTTAATCCTACTCGAAGAGGTTCGGGAGGGTTTGGGAGCACTGGTCAATGAGAGAAATAGTAATTTACACTCCTAATTATATGGTTAAGCCTTATGAGCTGGTCTGGGACTCTGACAATCCTTCGGTAGGACTTCCGGGGGTCGATTTCGCCCACTTCGGGGAGGTGGTTAGTTATTATAAGGCTCTGAGAGCTGAAGATGCTAGTTGTCTGGCCTTTCATATAGGTCCTAACCTAGACCCACAGAAGTTTTTAGACGTATATAACCAGTGTTATGAAGTGGCTACCGGAAGTGATATGTGGTGGCAGGATATAGGGATTGTAGCTCGAAAAGTAGTAGAGCACTGTCCTGATTGTGAAGATAAGTACCAAGAAAAATTAGACGAATTAGAAGAGTTCTATAAGTCTGAGGATAGGTATTTTGAGATTAAGGAGTGGAGGGCTAGAGATAAGAAAAGGAGAGGGAAGTGAGAGTCCTGTTGGTAGATGCGGATTCAACTATTCCGAACCTGGCTCTGATGAAGCTTTCTACCTATCACAAAGCCCTGGGGGACGAAGTTCGTCTACGTCAGCTCCATATCCCCTACTATCCCTCAAGAAAGAAGAAGACAAGAAGGATACCCAATACCCACGACAAAGTGTACTGTAGTGTAATCTTCGAGGGAACTAAGGATTGGATTACTGGTAAAAATATTATTTTTGGAGGTACTGGACACTCTCTTTCGGTGGAGTTACCCCCAGAAGTAGAAGCCTTAGACCCAGACTATAGTCTATATCCAGAGAATGATACCTCTTATGGGTTTATATCAAGAGGTTGTATTAGGAAGTGTAAGTTTTGTAAGGTCCCTAAGAAAGAGGGAGGCATTAGGCACGTCAATAACGTAGACCGTATCGTTAAGCATAAGAAGGTAAAGTTCTTAGATAACAATATCTTAGCTCTACCTAACCATAAGGTCATCTTGAAAGAGTTAGTAGATAAGAAGATACGGTGTCAGTTTAATCAGGGATTAGACATAAGGTTGTTAGATAAGGAGAACTCTGATTTACTGTCTCAGATGAACTATCTGGGAGAGTACATTTTTGCTTTTGACGATTGGCGGTACCTAACCCAAATAGAACAAAAGCTACCTCTCCTTTCCTGGCGAAAGCCCTGGAGACTCAAGTTCTTCGTTTACTGTCATCCAGATATGCCCCTAGATAATGTGGTCAAAAGAGTAGAGTATTTGAGAAGTAAACAGTGTCTTCCGTACTTAATGCGGGACATCAAGTGTTGGGAATCAGAACACAACCCCTTCTACGTGGACCTGGCTAGCTGGTGCAATCAGCCCAACCTGATTAAGAAAATGGAATTTTCAGAGTTCTTGGACAAGAGACACCTAGCTAAGAACTCAGATAAAAGAATAGAAACCAATAAGAGTTTATATTACACTAATACGTGAGGTGGTAGGTGAAAAAGCAATTTACGTTCTTTAGCCGTTTCTTTCTGGTTATGGCTATTATGTTTGGCGGCCTAGCAATAGGAATGGCCAGCAAAGGATTCTGGCACTGGGCTATTCTAGACGCTCTACTAGTTCCTTTGTATGTATTTCTATATAAGATGAATAAGAAAGAGGCTGAGAGGTTAGGAGAATGAAAAGGCTACTGGTTTTAGGGCTGCTAGCTATCTCTGTAGGATTTGCTGGATGTTATGAAACTAAGGTTAATCTGACAGGCCCAGAAAAAGCAAGGCTAAACATGGCCCTTAAAGAGATGGACTCTTTTACTATTGTTAAATCGGCTACTATAGCCTGTAGACAAAATGGGTATGTGTCCCCTAAGAAGATATCTGTGGATATTACGCCCATAGAGGTAGGCAGAATTTATATGCAAGTGTCGGTGGTGTGTAAATGAACAAGAAACTCACAGCTCGGGAATTAATAAACCTTCTACATAACTCAGAAATAGAAGTTGATCCGAATGCCCCAGAAGAGGAAGATCGGTGGTGCTCTCTATTTGTATGGTTGAAATGTAAGAGGAATTATTATTTCTCAGATGAGGATTATGCCTTGGTTCAATCAGCTTTGGACGAATACTATGATGAAGATTGGGTAAAAAAGGAGAACGAAATGAAAGAATCTAAATTGAAATATAAAGGGTCAATTGGCTGGCTCATCTTTTGGGCTTTGTTTTTACCGCCCGTAGCCCTAATTTTGGTTCTGTTTAAAACTCGGTTCGTATCTAAGGAGGATTAATGAAAAAGACTATTAAATCATTGGCAGGTTTAGCGGTTACCGCTTTTGTGTGTGGAGTGTTCGGTGGGTTGGGATTCTTAGTCGCTAAACTAATGGGTATGTTATCCCAGATGGGCTTAATGTATCTTTATTTCACCTTTTAGACGGGGTTAGATACACGTAATGAAAACTAAAGTTTACTTAGCAGGCCGTATGGGTAAGAATCCTCACGATGCTCAGTGGAGGGAAGACATTACTCCCTTTCTGGAAGAACTAGGATTCACGGTTTTAAATCCTTATAAATTAGAGCCGTTACAACTTAAAGGCTTGCGGCCAGGAAGACTTCCCGAGGGAATGACTCACTGGTATGACCTACTCGACTCAGAAGACCCTCTGCACGTAGAACGGGGCGTCAGGTATATGAGAAAAGTCATAGACTTCGATTGCGACCTAGTGCAAAATAAGACGGATGCAGTTATCGTTTTATGGGATAAGGGATGTAAGAGTGGGGCAGGTACCCATAGCGAAATGACTATCGCTTATAGGGCAGGTAAACCTGTTTATTGCGTTCAGTCAGCTCCTTTGCCTGCTTGGGCTAGGGGGTGCTGTGACGAGGTATTTAAGTCTTTCGAGGATTTAAGAGATTTCTTGAAAGAGGAGTTCGGAGGATAGTGCGGAGAATAAATCTAACAATCTCCGCAACACTTAGGGGGCTAGGGTTAATCTCTAGCTCCCTTTTTTATTCTATGGCCCCAATATCTTTATAGAACTGAGTCCAGTCAAAGTTAGTAGGGTCTAAGTCTACCTTGCGTCCAGGGGACACCTTTCGGTGGTCTACTACTCGGTGGGCTGGAATATCATATTCAGCCATCAACTTCTTTACTAACCACACCATAGCCTTCCACTGTTCTTCTGTCAGAGGTTTCTCACACGTATTTCCCATTAGTTCGATACCAATAGAGAAGTTATTTACGTGCTTGCGTCCGTCAAGTTCTGAGACACCAGCATGCCATGCTCTGTGCTTATCCAGTACCATTTGGACTATCTCACCCTTTCGGCTAATCACGTAATGAGCAGAGGCTTTAGCAGCAGGGTCAGCTAACCAGGTTACAGTGTTCTCAAAGTTCCAACTGGCTGTGTGATGTAAGATTATGGCAGAGATTTCTCTGTCTGCCTTCACGCTATAGTTTGGGCTTTTTACCCACTTCACTTCTCTCTCCTCGTTGGTATAACCAAGTTCTATGATTTCTGGCTCTTTAGGTTCGGGAATATCTTTTTTGAAAAAACTGGTTATAATTTTTATAATGATTTTGAGAAGGTCCATAATTCCTCCCTAAAACTAAAAAGAGGCCTCGTCGTAGGAAAATTTAATCTCTCTGGTCTGTAAGTATCTTAATTAATAGGTCATTTACTTTTTCTAGATGTTCTCCAAATTCTTCTCTATCTCGCCGGCACTCTTCCATATGTGCCTGTAGAACAGCTAGCTTTTTCTCAACTTCTGCAAGCCTATCCTGCAATTTTTCACACTTAGTTACAGGAGATTCCTCCACAGTTGGCTTTCTCATTTGAATAATTTTTAAAATTGTCAAGCAGATGGTGCCCACAGAGCACACTACTCCTACGGCTACCGGCCAAGTCACAATCATAGGATTAGCTCTCTTTCTTAAGGTCTTTTAATTCTTCCACTATAGTTAGAGGACACTTACCTTTTTTAGTGATTTTCTCTCTAAGTCGTTTTTGAACTGCACGGCCATTAGAAAGATCTTCTTCAACTAAATTTTCTAGTATTTTTAATTGTTCTTCTACTTTTGCTTTATTCATTGTCTTACGCTAATAGATAAAGATTATACCTCAATTTACCACCATTCTGAGAACCACCAAGACTAAATACAATCTTATGTTGTCCCGGAGTGGAAATAAATGAACCTAGTTGTAACTCGATACCTGTGGTCACTATAGAATGTCCAGCCGTACCGTCACCAAATTTAGCTACGCCTGCTTGAGTTTTAAGAGTAGCTGTACGGTCTACACCATCCACCTCAATCTGCAAATCATCAAAATAGTCTTTGACGGCTACTGTGTTTAAGGCTGCTGGTCCAACCAAACCAGTGTTGGAAGAACTACCACTACTTACAGCATGTTGGTGACTATTAATACTATTGTTGGTTATCCCACCGCTAATACCATGACTATGGTTCCCTAAGTTATTGTAAATAGTCAAACTATGAGAGTGACTATCATTTTCTAACAACTGATGACCATTACCAGGAGCAGCATCATACCATCCCTGACTACCACTACTTAAAAGAACACCTAAAGCAGTGGGGGTGTTGGGAATAGACCAAACTCTATGTCTGTGACTGTCTGATCCCATAGAGTAACTATGACCATGAGACAGGTTAGTGTTATTAATGGAAAAAGTATTTCCATGAGCATGCGTGGTTGACCCCGAGTTTACGTTACTTGATTGGTAACTTCCCGGCCCATGATTATGCTGAGGTAACTCGGAATAGTGGAAAGGACTAAATTCTTCCCCATAGATATATAGACGTATGTCTCCAGGCACTCCTCCAAATACGTGAAAGTATAGAGTTTCTGGAGTATTTTCGTCCATATCTCCGTTGCCGGTTAATGCCAAAGCAGTAATCAATTCCTTGGGCTGAGTGACAACCGGAATGCCAATATTAGTGGGCTTTTTACTGAAATTTTGCCCCGAACCTTTAACAATTGCCATATTAAGCCCTCTTAATTATTAGATCTATGAAGTTCAACCCAGTAGGTTCCATTCCAAATAAACCCAATGGAATCATATTCATTTAAAGTAACATCAGACGGCATTTGAACATTAGTTCCTGCTGCCTGGATAGTGATAGCAGTACCACCTCCAGTTTCTCCCGTAAGGATTAGCATTTGTCCAGCAGTAGCGCCATCATCTAAAGCTCTGGTACCTGAACCAGAAACTTCAATATATGTGGCTCCAGTTGGAATGGGGCTAGAATTACTAACTACTTTTCGATAGATAATCTGCCCAACATCTAGAGCTTCTACCTGAGCTAAGTCGGTTCTATTATAGTAGACACCAAAATCTGTCAGGGTAGAACTAATGGTTGAGAGAGCTATTCTAGCTATAAGACTTGCGCCCGATTTAGTCTTATCCGCAATTTCTATGAACTCTCGTTCGGGAGCCTCAAACCAGGTTGTACCTCCATCAGTACTTAGAAACACTGAGTAGGCAGGGTCATCTCCACTGATAGAAGCCAGCAACTCAATCACTGGGGTTTTGGCTAGACTACCATCTCCAGGAAGAGCATATTGAACCCAATCAATATTAGCCACATACTGGGAAGCAACAGTGAATCCACCAAAATAAATCTTCTTATCTGTGGTTATGTCCTTGAAGGAATCATAGGAAGCCTGGTCTCGGAGAACTCCGTCCACATATAAAGCGCATTCTTCATCTCTAGTCTTAACGATCTTAATAACATACTCTTCGTCATTATTAAGGTCGATTTCAGAGCTTCTCAGGACTACGCTAGAACCATCATAGAGACCCACCTTTAACTGTCCAGCAACATCTCTAATGTAGGCTGCGATGTCTTTAGCTCCATCCGCAAAACGCAGGCCAAAGGTATCAAAACTAGATAATCCGCCGGTCTCAATCTCTACTCTCATTTCAACTTCAAGATTACCATGACGGGCTAATTTAGCCTCTGACCGCTCGTAAGCGATTCGGTTCGTTCCTATATTATCGGTAATAGTTAGTCTACCACCCGATGTCGCTTCGGAGATGCCTCCTCCACCATCTTGTACTGTCCAGGGATTGTCTGGATCAGAAGCTGGAACGGTATCGCCAGGATAGAACACGCTTACGGTTTTAAAGATATCTACAGTCTGAAGAATGGACTGATAGATATTGAAAATTACCCAATCTAACTCAACTGTAGCCGTAGCTGTAACTGTAGTTCCCCAAGCAATATCACTACTTCCACCAGAACCTGTGGAAATACTTGAATAATCTTGAGTTGCTACGAGCTCACCATCGACCCATAACTGAACTGCTAACTGACCTATTTTTTGAAGTTCATAGGTATGGAATAGAGTACCGTCCAAAGCGTAAGTAGCCAAGGAAGCTCCAGAGCCATCAATTAGGTCAACTGCGGTAGTACTTAGGGCAAATCCAAAATGTTTTCCACTAGTTCCATCTCTCACCTCATAGGTAAATGGGTTACCAGTACCACCTTCAGCGGTAATCCTGGCTCTCATTTTGCCCACATTTTGAGAATCTGGTACTAGGTTTGACTCAGTGCGAGTATAAGCGATTTGGTCGCCTATGGAGCTATCTGTAAGTGTTAGGATGCCTGCTGCAACAGCTTCTACCTGAGCCCCCACCTTGGTCCATGGGTCTTGCGGGTCGGCTGCTGGAAGCACGTCAGCATCATAATCTACAAATCTAGCAGAGGTCGTAGACACGTACCTCTTGAGAAACGGCTCAAAATTCATACCGATAGTAGCCCCAGAATCTACGTAGTTCTGAGTATCAAAGGTCTCTGCGAAGACCTCGTCTACCTGGTTTTCCGTAATGGCGTCAGTTAATAGGTCCAGAGACAAGTCTTTATTAAAGGCTGCTCCGAACGCTCCCAAAATACCCGTTTCTCCATCTCCAATAGAACCATTGTGAGGGAAGTATACTCGACTTCCTCTACGCTCAGCCACAACGTAGACATCTACGCTACTAGGTACATCTGCTTTAGGAACCACTGTAGCTGTAGCACTGTAATCGGCAGTGGCTTCCCTATCCAGTAGAATATAAGCCACATCTCCATCACTGGCTAGAGTAATACTTCCTGGAGGAGTTGGAACGCTGCCCAAATAGGCTAATCCAGGCAGACTTATGTCAAAATCCTGACTATGAGTCAAGGCGTTAGTAACCAGGCTCCAAGAAATCTCTCCACCACCGGAGAGTCTAGCATTAGGGTCAGTCCCAAAACTGTTAATTTCAGTTACGGTTCTAAGGTCTGTGAGGCCTGTAAGAGCCCCAGTAGCAAAGGTAAAGTCTGCCACTCTAAAGAATCGTTTGCCTTCCGGAACTCCAGTTGCGTCTGTTACAAAGAAGTCTCTCTTCTTAATCTTATAATCAACGCCATTGGTTATTACTGGGAGGCCAGCTTTAGGTACGTTGGTGTTGATGTCCACCTCGCGGTCCAACAACATAGTGACCGTCGCACCACCATCACTCGTGGAAATACTTGTAATTGTAAAGAGATTTCCATCAGAGTCTTCTAACGTACCGAAGATGAAATCCTCGGCATCTACTGAGAATGGGATATTGCTTGCGGAGTTATTAAGAACAATCCGCCTATCAGCTCCATTAACGTCTGGTGTAATATCGATGGATGAAACCAGGTAATTTTCAGAAGCCGAAGGAGTAAGATTAATTTCATTTACGTAATGATAATCAATACCTGCTCCAGATAGAGGGTAGGTAGGAGTTTGAGTTAAGTCCGAGGTTTCGACCACATTAACCTTATAGACTAACCTAAACTTATGTTGAGTACCTTCCCCAACGTTTACGCCTTCCAGAAAGCCGTCTACTGCTCCAGCACCAGCTTCTTTAACAATCTCTTCATAAGCTTCCATAACAACGGAATAAGAACCGTCTGTGAGCCCTCCGGACAGGTCTAGACTTTTACCTCCAGTGTCCAAAGCTCCAGCCGAAGTGTCAACTAAAGTTACCCCAGTGGGTAAAACTCCAGCTACAACTCTAGCGTCGGTACCTGATTTAAGCTGAAACGGAACTCCTCCGTCCCACGCTTCACCGGGGCGAAGTCGAATTTCAGTCGTAGATATCTGGTCGGGTCTAAAGGCGGGACCAACAGCAACATCGCCGTAGGTATTTAGAATAAACCGCCTAAGATCCTCAAAAGTCTCTAATTGTATATCGGTAGCTTCAGCAGCGAGTAAGTATTTACCTTCCCGAAATTTGCTCCGAAAATACCTCAGTGGTCTAAATGTATTGGTAGGCAGAGCCATCGATTAATCTCCTACTTACGTAAATTGTATTCCCATTCTTGAATTGGATGGTGCGAATGAACGCATCAAAGATAAAATAACCCTAAATCGTGCTGTATTCAGGGGTGAAAGAACTACATAGTCTCCTACGGGTTCTGGGTCTCTAGCTACCCCTGATACTGTAATCGTAGTTGCGGTGTTAGAAATAATCTCAAAGATATCATTAACTTGACCCTGTTTAGGAATCAAGAAGTTACCTACGAGATTATTAATACCGCCGAAGTTAGCCGTAGAATCTGTCAACCGGCTAATATCTTCAAAAAGCTCTATATTTGTGCTCTCACCAACAAATAAGGCTATGTCCTCAACTTCTACCACAAATTCCCTAAAGGTAAAGAACCCAGGAATAATGATGCCGGGTAAAGTATCGAAGAATGTGCCCACATCTGTGAGAGGCGTCTTCTTATATATATCCCCACCTGAAGACGTATCTACTGTTTGGCCTACGTCGATAGTTATATTATTTGAACTATTGTCTACTCCTAGAATATCGAAAAACGACCCTGCTCCGTCAATGAAAAAGTCTCCCACAACTACGTTGGATAAATCCACTGTAGCAGACCATTGAATTACACCTGTTCCTGAAGTATAGGTGTAGGAAACAAAAGGGTCATTTAAAAAAGCCTGTTGAAAACCAAATAACCGCGTATTATCAGACCCCAAAGTGTCACTATAGAATCTTAAAGAATTAAGGTTTGGGGCATCATCTACAATAGAGCTGGCATCCTTAGTACCATTAGTGCAATCCCAAGTAGTTATAATTCTTATAAAATCTACAATACCTTCTTTAGAGCCCTTCTGTTTAAGTGTAGGAAGAAGGTCTGAAATAATACGTCGATTAGTATCTATCCCCACCTGCCTTACTGATATACCTAATTGTTCTGTAAAACTTGGTAGAATCGTATGGTACATCCGGTCAGGATTTGTCAAATTAAATGTATGAACAAAACCATATATCTCGTTGAATCCGAAGCCGAATACTGCCATCAAGTCTTCGAAATCTCCAGTCTGGTCACCTAATTTAAACACATTAGGCCAATATCTTAGAAGAATCTCTTTGAACTCTCTATCAAATGTAGACAAAGCAGCACTTTGAGTAGCGTCTGCAGTGCCGAACGTAGAGAACACAGACTGAGCAACATTTTCACCAGTTTTATGAGTAAAAGCAGTATAATAATAGAATTGACTATCCTCTAGACCAGTTCCTGTACGAGCTGCTGCTTCTGTACTATTAACATAAATATCCACGTAACTGAACTGACCTTTAACTGTCTCCGAGGGACTAACAAAGTCGGCAAACTCTTGTAAAATGGTATAGTCCCCCGACGCGGGAGTTCCTGAAACAGAGATATAGTCTAAGGTATTATTAATAATAACAAATCTGTTACCTGCCTGATCAACCAGTATACGATCTCTGAGAGACTCTAACTCGAAACTTTGACTAGTATCTCTTAAAAATCCAGAGCCTACAGATGTGGAGGTGCCACTAATAGCAGCTTCATTGGAGTTTGGAAAATCAACCAAAACTACATATTGTCCGTCTGCTGGGATGTCATTCCCATCGATAAAAATCTCTGTGGCTGTATTACTGATTATTCGGTAGTTTTTACTATAAGAATCTCTTAATATCCGTCCTTTTAGGGAAGGGGAAGTAGGAAAAGACATCAGAGCATCCGTGAGCTTGCCTTCGGTACCCACTCCGTTACTACCTCGAATTAACGACCCCCGGAATATCTCCACCTGAACTACATCTGTGAAGCCAGAGACGTTTACCTTAGCAGAAAAGAGAGGGTCGTCGTTGTAAAGTTCCATAGGAAATGAATCTTTACGTCGAACAACTACTATCTCCTGATCGCTGGGAAAACCTAGAGGTTTTTTCCATGTCAAGGATATTTCATTTGGATTAGAATTTCGGGCAGTAAATTCTCTTACGAGACTGAGGTCAGAAACTCCTCCGCCCCAGGGTCCACCGCCCCATGGTCCTGTTCCCCAACCGGACATAAACTACTCCTTATTATTGTACGTCAATATGACCGTTTGTCTGTAACCAAGTCCAAATAGCTTCTGCTAAGGTCTCTCTTACGGCTGTGCCAGTAGCACCTTCAGTATCCATTACAGAATCATATTCGTCCTTTACAATAAATACAGGAATAATTTTAACAGTTTTGAAGATACTTTCATCTAGAAAACCTTTGTGAAGTTCCACTTTAAGGAGTTTCTTATCTGGATTAACTTCCTTAATATACATCCGAACCTTAGTCAGACTAGGTTGTGCCTCAGGAGTGGTTAAGGTTTTTTCTAAAGCCATCGTGTGTCTCCTTACACTATGTCTCTATAGGTTATATAAAATTTAATTGTACCACCAGTTGCTTGATCTAAATTATCTCCAACACTAGTGGCTTGTGCTCTAATACTCGTGGCCGCAGATGAGCTTTCAACATTAGAATTTCCAGTAGTTGTGAGAGCTGTACCTTTTTTAGTAGAATCTTCATGCATAGTCGTTGCAGTATAGCAATCATTTGCTAACATATACTTAGTCAATGACCCAGAAATTCCTACCGAAATAGTGTATGAAGATATGGAACCACCCAAGAATCTCTGTGTAACTTCTGCATAAATATCCACTAAACTTGCTTTAGCTGGAAGAGAGAATATTTCAATATCATTAGTTAGAGCAGCCGCTGCAAAATCTGTTTCATCGAATGCCTTAGTAACTCGTTTAGTGGTTACTTGAGCAACATCTACCTGGCCTTGATTTACAAAATTTCTAGTGGTACCAAATTGGTTAGGACCAATATAATGACCTACACCAGATACAACCGTAACATCTTGTGTATTTCCAATAAAGGTATTTCCCTGAACCATTGCATAATCGCCCAAAAGGCGAACACCTCTAAAACCACCTTGAATGGTATTTCCCTCGAAAATTAAATAATCGCAAGAGCCTTCATACGCATCGCCACCAAGATCAACATTATTTCCTTTGACTACAAAATAATTTGTGCCTCCAACAAAGGCAGATCCTGAAATCTCTTTTCCAGTATTCCCTACTGCAGTTATATATTCTGCGGTCTGACCACTCACCATGCTTGTACAGCGAAGGAACATATTACCGACAATATCGATATGCTTACCAGCACTACAAGATATATTAGTTCCATCTACAAAGTGACAGTCTGCAATAGTACATTCTAAATCGCCAGCTTCTATCAAAATCCCCGCAGGATTTACAATGCTGCAACCACGTATTTTAGAGCGACGATTAAGACCAGTAGCATCAATACCAGAACCTCTACTATCAATAATAAAGCACTTTTCAACATCAACATCGTGACTATTTTCGAGGTTTAAAGCAGCACAATCTCTAATCCAACACTTTTCAATAATAACCTGAAATTGACTAACTAATTGAATAGGGTTTTTGTCAACATCATTCATTAGACAGCGAGAAATAACATTACTAAAACCAGGACTTACCAAGCGAAGACCGTGTTCAAAATTTCCAACAAAGTTTATGTTTTCATAACGGTGTCTAATAGGGTTTACGTTGGTAATAGCAGATGGATATGTAGCAGTATCCGCTAAAATTTTCATATTACTAAATGAGTTATTTATATTCCCAGTCCCACTATACAAAGTAACAGAAGTCATGGTCGTAACAACTGGATTCACTAATTGAATCTCACCTGTGGCGGGATTACCATCGGCTGCTGCAAAGTTCCATTCACGAACTGGATTTCCACTTGAATCAGTGCCGAATAAAATAACCCACTCTCCCTCTAAAGTAGACCCTGCATGAGAAGCGGTAGTAGTATATATGCTAGTATCTGCAGCGGTTGGGTTATTTAATGGCCAGTTTCCACCATTTAGGGGTTGAAAATTAAAACAACTAACGCTAGCCCCGAATACTTTAAGAACGGTAGAATCACCCATCCCACGTATATCAATATTGCTTGCCCCTAAAGTAGGAATAATATTGGAAGTAACGTTATAGGTTCCCTCTAATAACTGTACAATTCCACCCCCTGTAGCATGTACGGTATTGATGGCTGCCTGAATACCTGCTCCGCCCTCTCCGGGAAGGACAGTCACCACGGCAGCATTTGAAAGGGAACCATCTTTCTTAAAATGGGCTACTTCGCTCCCATTATTTTTAATTACTAATATTTTTGAGTCATCATCCGAATAGGTAGTGTTGGTATCCACCGATACAGCTTCGGCCAACGCCCCATCCGGGAATCCCCCTTTAATTTCTACTGGTTTATTAGCCATTATACAAAGTTCCCTATTTGTTGATTGTTAGTTCCGGCGTCAACAATACCTTCTTCCCCACCTTGGTTACCTATCATTATATTATCATAGGTTGTTGCGGCCAAATTAATTGCATTGTTGCAACCCATCAGAACATTTCCTATAAAAACGTTATTATGTGCTGTCGTATTAACTCGGATTGCATGAGTACTCCCTACATCTACTACTGTATTACTAGAAATGACATTGCGTTGAGCGTCACTTCCTACAGTAATTCCATAACCCACATTAGTAATAACGTTATTTGAAATGTTATTTCCATTTCCACCACAGGAGATACCGTCTCCATAATATCTACCATATATAGTATTGTGGTTTATGGTACATTTGGAGGCCGTAGACACTCCGATACCGAACGCACATCCTACAAAAGTATTATTAGTGATGCGACATCTTTCTGCTCCGGCCATGGAGACGCCTACCCCGCTGCCAGATTTTTGAAAGCCTCCCCAATCTCCTTTATTTCCCTCGATTATAGTATCTTTGGTAGCTCCTATGTTTATAGCTGTGTTTTCGATACCTAAAAATTCATTATCTTTGATAGTCATGAAGTAAGGAGAGTATCCTGAAGTAGCATCAAAACGTACCCCATACTGTTTGGAATATACAAATTGATTATTTTTTACAAGAGTATGTCGAACTCTGCCCGAAATCCATATACAAGAACTGTCGGAAAAATCTGATTGACAGGAATTCATAAAATAATTGTTAGTAAACTCTGAATAGGAGGTACCTGTTATGTGCATTCCCATTCGAGTGGTATTAACAATTCTATTTCTATGCACATGCCAAAATCCGCTGTAACCCGTAGACCTAAAAGCATGATCACTCGCTCCAGTAGCATCGTCTGTCTCAAAGGATACACTATCTAGAGTAAAATTGAATAGATATTGAAGATCCATAAATCTTTCAGTACCGCCAGGAGCATTCTCTCTAATGAATCTTAGATTACTAATCTTAATATTTTCTGCAGGTTTGCAGCCCCACGCAGTAACACTGGTTCCGTCTCTACCCACTGGCCACTCTAAGTCAACTACCCCTGTGCCGGGGTTTCCATCAGCCGCTACCTTAACTAACTCACACTGACTATCCCCAGTCTCATCATCTGTTAGAGCGAGACTAATCCAGTATCCTTTTAAGTAAGTTCCTGCGTTAGCCGGGGTAGTGAAGGTAATGCTGGTATCTCCTGCGGTCGTATCATTGACTGGTACACTGGTAGTTCCCTTGACTGTTCCAGTAATGAACAAAGGAACTCCTGGGGAGGTATCCAGCATTATTTTTGTAGCGTCACCCTTTCCTACTATTTCAATATTCTCTATTTCTGTCCAGGTATATAGAGAAGATCCCATACTATATTCCCCATCCAGAAGAACAATCTTACCTCCACCTGAAGCGTTTAGGGATGTTACGGCGGAATCGATGCCTGCAAATCCCTCGTCAGGAGAAACCAAGACTTCATTTGCAGAACTAATAGTTCCATCTCTAGCGATAGACGCGACCGTGTTGCCCCCGGTTTTAAATACTGCAACTTTAGCACCTGGAGTAGTATAGGTCTCTTCGGTATCGAAAACGTGACCTTCTGTACTAGCCCCGTCTACTTCTCCGCTAATATTTTTAATAGGTTGATCTGCCATATTTACTCCATATTATTAGCTAAGTTGTTGCCTGTACCGTTGTTAGTAATACCATCTCCGTTGCAGTTATTGCCTGAAACGATACAATCAACCGATGACGCTTGTAATTCAATACCATTATCACCGTTGCTTTGACAAACGTTATTTGAAATAACACAAGTATCTGCTGTTCCGGAAACTAAAATACCATCTAAGCCACTACTTCTACAGATATTACCAGAGACAACATTTCCTACTCTGGCCACCAACATTCCGAAGTAAGCCCCCTGAACAGTATTTCCAGTCACAGTACAGAAAGTACCATCACAGGAAATTCCGGTGTCGGTACCGGTACGTAAGACATTTCCATCTACAACTATACTAGAGGCTAAAGCTCCAACCAGAATTCCTAGATTAAAATCCTTAATATGGTTGCCTTGAATGACTACATCATTTCCGTTGCCGTTAACTGTTATGGCTCCCTGGGTTCCAGAAGCGGCCCCAAGACTCTCCATATAGTTATTAGCAATCACAGCTTCTTTCTCTGCATAAATACCGGTTTCCCAGATATCATAGAACTGATTAGCTGAGATAGCTGTCCTTCTTTGATTGGCTGCGAAGATTTTCACCCCAATTCCACCAACGGTTTTGAATTCATTTCTAATAATCTCAGTATCCACACAGATTCCGCTTAGATTCAGGGCCGCGATGCCGATAGATTTAGATTGGGCTACGTCCTGAAACAGACAATCTTTGACTTTCATATCAATCTGATCAGACGTTAAAATACAATCATCATTACATCCAATAAATTTACATCCCTGCAAGGAATTGTTGATGCCGTGACTACCCATAGTAATCATATCACTGGTTTGTGCTAGCATCCAATCCTGAATGGTTATATTCTCAATAACAGCATCTTTGGTTTGGTCTAGTTCAATAGCTGCCGTGCCTGCAACTGCTCCAGAGGTCGTAAATTTGAGATCTCGAATCTTTATACCCTCACCGCCTCTATAAATCTGAGTAGTTACTGAGGTCATGGTTCTTTGTACATTCCGTTTTAATTGAATCTCGCCCGTAGTACCATTACCATTAGCTGCTGCTTCATGTGCTTCTGCGTCTATCTCTGTGCCAGAATCCGTACCCTTCAAGAAAATGATATCTCCTGTTTGAACTGATCCTGCTTGGGCTGGTGTGGTAGCGTAAATAGAAGTGTCACCTTTGGTGACGTTGTTAATACTAATATTGTTAGCTATTGTCAAACTTGTGAACTGCAATAGGTTGCCCGTAATTACTCCATCGTGTTCCAGTACTGTGGCATCTCCCACACCTTGTAGAGTAACGTTGCTAGTTCCTACTGCCACATTCATGACACTATCAATTTCGTAAGTACCAGCGAGGAGTTGTACGATACCTCCGCCAGCCGTTCCTGCAGCGTTTATGGCTGCTAGTATTTCAGAACTGGCTGAAGAACCAGGCTGAACGATGGTTACAAAGCTGCCAGCCATGATATCTCCGTCAGTAATTTGGACGGTATTATCATTAGGCCCGTGATAGTAAAGGTCTCCAGAAGAATCAGAGTATATACCCTCCCCTTCTGCAGCGCCAATAGGATCACTAGATTGTCTGTCTAAAACAACTGCTGGCACCCAGGCTTTCCCATCTTCTCCGAAATATGCTTTCTCCGAAGAGTTATTCTGGAGGCTAAGAATCTTTGCGGCAGCATTTGCTAAGTTATTCTGAGTATTTAGTGTAAATCCAACCGCTGAGGCTCCATCTGCTTCTTTCGACCGTAGTTCAAAAGTAGACGAACCACCAATCAGAGGACCTCCATATATTTCAACTTCACCATTCTCTCTAACCTGGAGCAATTCGTCACCAGGATTGGGAGTCAAAGTATTATGATAAATAGTAAAAGTTTCTGTAGTCGAGTCGTCATCTCTGTCGATAAAAGCCGAAAGAGAGGTATCCGAGGTTAGGCTACTAACTAGGTCATCCCCATCCGTTATCTGTACCAGATTATCATTTGGTCCATGATACTGAAGATCACCGTTGTTATCTACATAAAGTCCCTCACCTTCGGTATTGCTTATAGGATCTCCTGTCTGACGTCCCAAGACAATTCCGGGAAGCCATGCTTTACCATCCTCACCTATATATGCTTTCTCAACGCTATTTGTCTGTAAACTCAACAATTTAGCGTCGTCATTGGCTATAGCGTTTTGAGTATCTAGGGTGAATGCAATAGCCGAAGCTCCGTCTGTTTCCTTAGACTCGATTAAGAATGGGGAAGAGCCACCAATTAAGGTACCAAAAACCTCTACTTCTCCAGCTCTAATCTGTAGTTCAGAATTAGAATCTACTTGAAAATCAAATTCAGCGTTCTTTATCAGAAGCTTATCTGTACCGGCAGTGGCTGCGACTTCTAACTCCACAAAAGGGACCGTCGAGCCATCAAAACTAGCTTCTGTTTTAGCAGTTTCTGATCCAGAAGTACTTTTTACCCAAGCCTCTGGATTAATTCCATCGAGCTGAGATACATGGTCAGCATAAGCAGTTACCGCACCATTTGTAGCTCTAACCCTTCCGAGAGGGTCAACGCCAGCAGCTAAACTAGCTGTAAACTCAGCTTTTTCTCCACCACCAATAGTATCTTCTGCCGATACCTCAGCTTTGGGAGAACCGGAACCATCTAAATCTTGAGCCAAAAGAGCAGCGTGGGTGGGACCATCACCATCCAACTGAACTGCGCCCAGATAATCACCAGAAGCATCTACTGAGATAGCATTGACAGCAACCCCATCCACACCTAGTAGAACCAGTGCTGGGTCGGTAGTCATTGCTAAATAACCTACATCAGAACCTGTCTTTTCAGTAAGTTTAATTACATGCTCATCAGAGAAGGTCCCCAGGGGGCTCGGGTCAGAATCTCTAAGTATAGCAAAAAATTCATTTCCTGCATTTCTAACTGCCAGTACCTGCGATCCAGCCGTATCCATGAGGTTAGCTGTATCCATAAGAAATGCTAGAGCAGAACCTCCATCATCTTCTTGTGAATAGGCTTCCCAGGTCTCTGTGGCGGGAGCTTGGTATTGGCCAGTAACTATAATGTCTTGTAAATAGGTCTGGTCTCCAGTAATATCTCTGGTACCGTCTGTTCTTGCGTACTGGGTGTGGTCGTCTGCACCTAATCCAGTCAAGTCAGCATGGACCGTAACACCAGAATCAATGAAAGCAGACCCATCGTCTATCATTAATCTACCAGTCGTTTGGTTAAATATTAAACGTCCCTGGTTACCTGCTGCGGGAGGAACTGCAAATCCTTCAACTCTAAAGTTTAGAGCCTGGGTTAAACCATGACTCATATTTCCAGTAAGAGATCTCGTACCATCTGCAAGCAGATAGATGGTATGGTCATCATCTAAAAGAGTAGCAGGAGTCAGATTTCCGTGGTCTAAAGTACCTCCACCGATGGTAATAGTATTGCCCACCTGTGTGAGAGTAATATCATCTCCCTTATCTAGAACAACAGGACCTGTAAGAGCAGGTTCCCCTTGAGCAGACAGAGAGGTGACCACATCTGAGACTATAGCTATCTCTAGATTCCCAATCCTCGTCTCTTGGTCGTTAGTAGCCGCTTCAAGTTCGTCCCATACTTGCTCAATTTCTGCAAACCAGGGATCTAAAAATTGTGGCGGTCTAGTGATGGTCAAAGTAGACATTAGGCTACGCCCCCTCTAAGGTCTAATTCTAAATTATCTTCTGAAAATTCAGGAATTTCGCTTTTTCTCAGATTTATAATATCGTCAACATATCCGGACACTCTAAAGACGAAAATATCAATAACATTGCCGTCTGTGTCCAGACCTAAGTCTGTAGAAGTTTTCCCAGAAGCTGGAATTACCGGAGTAGGCAAACTACCCGAATCCAAACCTCCAGTCATGCCCGTAGTAATAAACCCTGCATCGGCAACACCGTTAATTATGGTCTGATTGCCTTGGCTTCCTACAGCATCATTTTGTAAAATCACCATATTAGTGGCTGTACCAGGAGTAGCAGTAATAGCTAATAGAGGTGCTCCATTAACGGCAGAAACTATAATATCTCTTACATCCTCTGCATCCGTAGCCGAAGATATGTCTACCGCTACGTTGCCTCCACCGACTCCACCGGTCTTTTCGAACTCAAAGGTAACCGCAGGGTTAGAGCCGTCGTTCAATACAAATGTTTCAGCGTCACTAATATTAGCCGGGTCAACTGTCTGAATATTGCCCCGTGCCTGAAAACCTATACCAGTCTCTCTATTTCCCTGTCCTATGACAAAGGTCACTTCGGAATCATCACTATAATACCTGGGAGCCAAAGAAGCAGGCTTTCCTCCAGACACTGTAGGAGCCGTAGTAACCCCAGCCTGATGAATAATATCAACAGTTTTATTGATATCATCGACTGCAATTACTTCAAATACATTGGAATTACTATCAATTAATAGATAGTTGCTAGAGGGTCCAACAGTTACAGATGACAAGTCCGGGTTACCCGCTAAGGTCACTCTTCCTGTCCCCGCTGTGGGAGTACTTGACGTGAAAGCAGTAATTGTTACAGGAGCCCCAAAGTTTCCAATATTTGTTTGGGGAATAGAGATTTTGAACTCATCTCCGATGGTTCCCACAAGGTCAAAACTGGAGCCTATTCGATATAGGGTATTGTGTGTATTAAAATCTATATTAGAAAACACTAAGTTACGAAAGATTAGGTTCTGGCCTATCATGCTTCGAACGATTTTGTAACTGCCTGAAGATACGTCCGAAACCACAGTATTGTTAATAGCGTTCGCTCCCAATATGATAGAATGAGCATCATTATCAGTGATATTCCAAATATTGTTGGAAGAGTCTACTAGGAGAAAACCTCCTCCAACAAACTCATCTACTACGAAGGTGCGACTGTTATCAAAAACTACGTTGTTAGAACCTTCTGTATTTACTGCAGAAGTTGTACTTTCTACCACGGCCAAATTCAAATCATCATCAGCCAAACTGTCCGCACTCAGGTTAGAAACAGTTCCGGTAAGTCTCTTATATACGGTAAAGGGGTTGTAGTCCGGGGAAGCAGCATTGTATTCAGAGGCCACCAACCATTCAGACGGTTCAGAGGGAGTCAGAACCTCAACCTCACTTTGCAAATAATTAGTACCAGACGCTGTAGTGGGTTCTATTCTTGGGATATAGTTAAACTTAGTGATTTCAAACCGCTCAATGCCCTCAATATCATCCAGTAGAGCGTAGAGGTCATTAAGCAGTACTCGTTGACCAAACTTCGTACCTGCTCCGTCAGTATCTCCTTCAGAGAGGTCAAAGAAGGTCGTAAACGCGGTGGTGATATCCTGAGCTACCTCAGTCCGTGAAGCTCCCTCTAGGAGAAAGGCCGTTAACTTAAGGTCAACGTCCACACCATTCGCATCCAACAGTCTAAAGGTGGTTGTGACTGTCTTCCGTTTATCTATGTAATCAGTTATACTGTTAAAAAGAGATAAATTCGTGGTAATCGGAGTGATAGTCGTTCCAGACGGTACCACATAGATATCCACGTCTACTCCGCTGTCCGTTATATTCTCTTCTGCAGCAGCCTTTAGAACGTTACTAAAATTGGCAACAATGATGTCACCATAATCGTCTACGGCCACAGCTCTCTCTAAAGTTTGAAGAGAAGCCGGAATCAGTTCTCTTAACCTATCAATAGTTGGGTCATCCGCTCCACCACTGAAAGACTCTGTATTTATAACAGAATCAATAAAGGTGGCTTCGTCTACTAATGTATTAAGAGTACTTGCTGGAATATTTCCTACCGTGCCCCCACCTGTGCGGTAGCTCACTACGATAGTATCGTTGGGAGCCAAAGCCTCTCCAAAAATACCATCTCCAAAACGAATTACTGTTTGTCCGTCCTCATTAGTAACAACTCTATAATGCCTATCTGTGGGTAAACTGTCAATAAAGGTATTTACTAGATCATAGGAGTTGCCATTAACAGTGATCCTTGGAGACCTGAGAGTGGATACCGAGTTAGTGGTATCAATAACGAGAGGAGTGAAACCAAGCACTACTTCCTCATTTTGAACACCCTTAGCTGTAAAGGTCTCAGACCTCTGCTCACCTTGGATAACGGGGAGAATCACACTTAACGTAGTAGACCCAGCCTGCGGAGAGCTACTAGTAGTGAAAAACTCTGCCCCATTGTCTGCAGAAACTCTAAATCCCACGGGAATGGTATCGCTAGTATTCAAAGTAAAAGTAGCTAAACCAGAAGCCGAAGAAGCTGTGGGAACAATATATCCGAATTGTTTAGCTATATCTAGAACTGCCGAACGAATGGTGGCCGTTTCTAGGTTACTTTGAGTAGCTTGAACATCTAGATAATAGAAAATTAGGTCTCCGACGTAGGCCACTATTTCCAACCAGGTACGACTAAAATCGTCCTCATTGAAGTTGGTCCACTGTCGGTTTCCTGCCGAGTCCTCTCCAAAGTTGACTGTAGCAAAAGTGATCAGAGCGTCAACAATGGAATCAAAGTCCTTGGCAATATAATCTATTGAAGAATTAGCCATGTCTTATTCCTTATCTGTTACTTAGTTCAGATGCAGGCTTAAAAGGAAAGACTAGGTTCGTCTCTACATTTGCGTCTCTAATAAGCATTCTGACTCTAAACAAGACAATACCTTGTGATCTATTTATAACTGGAACCACCTCTAGGAGATTAACTCTAGGTTCGAACTCCCGTATGGCTTCTGCTATATCTACCGCACCTACGCTAGCTACTGTATCTAAATTATCGAAAAGACGGGTATTTATACCGCATCCAAAAGTCGGTCTCATTACCCTCTCTCCGGGACGAGTTAGCAACAAAAGTTGTACATCCTGTAAAACTAGGTCTACTCCGTCCTCAGGTACGAATTTCGTATCTATGGGAAATTTTAAAGCTTTTCCTAAATACTTTTTAGTAGCCATTATCCTGTCACATTCCCGGTGTGCTCACTATCGGGAGCACCAGAAGTGGTTGTAATTTCAGCCTTATTTACTATTCCATCAATAAGTCCTTGACAGAAAGCCTCCAACACTTCTCTCATACTCTTACCACTTTCCGTAGTGGCACTCATATTAAAAGGTATACCCGCTGCTGTCAAAGCATCTTCAATGGAATCTGCCATATCACTCTTGGTCATAGCCATAATTATTCTACCTTGTGTTTAGAGCTTAAATGAGTATTAGAACTGGATGGGTCCATCTGTTGAGTAGGAACGTCTGTAGGAACTCCGGGAGCACCCGATATATGTCGGTGACTATTAAAGAGAGTTCTAAAAGTGTCTCCTCTTACAATAGCCTCCGCAGCATTGGTACCTATTTTCACATTATTGGCGTCTATCTCTATGATATCATTCTCCATATCAATATCGATAAAGATGGTGCCAGCACTATTTTTAATACGTATTCTATTGGGATCAGAGCCATCTGTGTCGTCAATGAGTTCTATAGTCAATCCCTTGGAGGTCTTAATATCTACGCGATTTTCTTGACTTCCATCTGAGGCCTCTTCCATCATACGGAGAGCATGACCTCCAGAAGTGGTCATACGAACCCCTCTAGATTCCGCACTGTGAGTGACACTTCCATCGTCCAGTACGGCTAAACCATCATCAAACTGCAGAGAATGGCCACTATTCAAACTAGTGGGTTTACCAGTACTACCCAATTCTCCCGGAGAGAACCAACCTCTGTTAGTAGGTATATCTCTCTGAAAGTCAGGAGGAATATCTCTACTGCCTTTTTCTCCACCATGAATTAGAGCAGTTGCTATAGGAAATCTAAGGTCTCCGCCAGCCGGCTCCAAATATACCACGTTACCTATGTCTGGAACTGAGTAAAACCCATCGTCCGGAGAAAGATAAGGAATCCAACCAGTTATACCAAAAACTGGACTCTGAACCCTAATCCTACCTTTGTGGTCTGGGTCTCTATTATCTACTACTAGGCCTTTGGATTTGCCCAGATAAGTAGTTTCTCCTGTCCAATCAAATAACTTTATGGCCATTACTTTTTAGTGGCTTTCTTGAATAATGGTTGCAGACCTTTACGCACTTCACCAGGGTCAGATCTAAGCTGAAGCTTAACATTACCCGCTAAATCTGTTCTTACCGGAGGACCCTCAACAGAAGTGCCGCCGGTGGTGACTGAGTTAGATTCACCCACGCAGTTACAGATATATCCTTCTTGGGGAGTGATTTTGTGGTGTACAGAGAGCATATAATAGATTCCAGAATACCTGAGACCTATATTGGACATTTTAATTGTTCCTGGAGTCAGAAGTGGTATTCCAATGGTCTGAAACGACAGTTTGAGGCTTCTCTCCATTCTACCAGCTAGTCTGTCCACAGAGGCTTCGTGGTCGTTAGACCCGCAGTTTTCTTTATAAGTAGATAGCCCTGTAGAATTATTGACTTCTGCATTCTTTGGGTCAGAAGCCTGCATTTGCTGGGCTTTTATCTTCTTGTTCTCTCTTTTTAACTGCTCTCTAAGTTCCTTTAATTCACCGTGCCTGGGCGAGAAAATCACTGAAGCTCCAGCAATGTGACCTGTAGGCTTCTTAGTTATTCCACAAATACCGGAAGAACTAGCTCCAGAACCTCCCTTGGGATAAAGAGCCAAATCGACACTTTTGACAGTATTATAAACAGTCTGTTTATCTTTGGTCTCAATACCTCGGTCACTTTGCCCCACCTTCCACATAAAGTGGAAAGCTGCCTCTGATTCAAATTTACGTCTAGAAACAAAGTTTATGACGGTAGTGTTATTTTTGCCCTCAGTTGTAATGTAATAGTGGGCAAATAACTTTTCAGCAAGTTCACTAATAAATCCGTGTAGGTTAGTACCTAGTCCCCAAACTCTGCCACTCCGCTCATCTTGGATGTCCAGATTCAATTCCTCGGGAGTCAAATATAAACGTAGGTCTATATTTTTTAAGAATCCACCATAGGTGATAGCTTGTAAAAGGTGGTCTACTCGTGCTGGAGCGGTGTCTTTTCTTTTGTCCTCATCTATACTAGACCCCGGTTGAGCACTATTAGGAATGACCTTATCCTTTAAGAGCTGTCTAACCTTACCTACAGTAAAATTTACAGCTTCCTGGGGATAAATCTTTGACATTTCTCCTAAGCCCTGGTCTACAGCCAGTACCTCAGTAACGGGGATATCAGCATTAGAGAATCTTTGCCTAATCTGAAGTATTTCACCTCTAGCAGTTCTGGGGCTAAGGTCAACGTGCTTACCGGTATTTCTGTAACCCCAGGTAACTTCTATAGTATTTCTCTCTTGGAAAACAAATCTGGCTTGGGAAGCTAGTTCTGCCTGCTCTTTACGAAGCTCTACCACTCTCTTAGCCTGAGCCTCTTTCTTTTTTTGGTCAGCAAGAGAGATATTTGCAAGAATTTCTTCTTCTTCTCTAATTTTGTCTGCTAGTACCCTACCCTGTCTAACCTCTTCTTTGGTCAGGGATTTAACACCAGCTTGATTATCAAAGGTCAAATCTAAGACTGAACCAGATTGATTTTTATCTTCATATACCAAAATACGGACTTGGCTAGCAGATTCCTTGCCTCCGTCTACTACTTCCCTATACTCAAAAACATGAATGAGCTTGTGAAGATAAGGAGGGAGTAACACTAATTGGTCGCTAGTGGCGTAGGGGGGACCTACTCTAACCTCAAAATAAGGGGCTGTCATTTCATTTAAATCAGCTAGCATAATCCTTACTTATTGATAATATCTAAGGCTTCTAATACAACGGCCAAAGGAGGAATTCTAAGTTCCTGTCCTACCTCTAGGTCAAATAAAGGCTCTCTAATATTATTGATGTCTGCAATTACCCACCACAGTTCAGGACGGTCATAGACCTCAACCGCTATGGTTTCAGGACGGTAAATGTGCTCGCCTTCTACGACAAAGAATATGTCTTCGCTAGATTCCGGGATTTCTAGGTTTTCTCTAAGTATTAAGAATTCTTCATCTTCTGGATTCAGAGTGAAGGTTCCATTGGTATATCTAGAGCCAGGTCTAAAATTTGCCATTATACGTCCGTAAGAATATCATTTTTAGAAGATAAAGGTCTATCAACAAACTCGGTGAGAGTAAACACAACCACAGCTTCCATGGGTCTAAGGTCCGGAAACTGTTTGGTTACTCTAATTTCTATTTTGTCTACTACAAATCGGGCTGTTTGGGTTCTCTGTCCCAAAGTACTTCCCACTATAAGTCTTACCAGATTGGGTGGACTAGAAACTCTATTCGCAGAAGAAACCACATTAGGATAAAGTAAACTACGATAATAATTAAGTTTTTCAGTAATATCGAGGTTCAAAAAGGAACCTTCTCGCTCGCCCTGCTGTAAGATAGCCTCTGAGGATGTAAGTCCTTCTATCTGCTGTACTGCTGAAGCAATACCCGCAACTACTGAGTTTTTTCTACTGGTATTAATTACTGAAGTTTTATCTTTTTTGTTCTTGGATTCACTAGATGATACATCCCGAGTCACTAGAGCCTCAAACGTAATAGTTCTGGGACCACCAGCAACCCACTGTTGATGAGGGTCACTCATACCTGGAACCATATGTTTTACCCACTTGGTTTCTTTACTGTCATTCCAAGTAGTTGGATTAAGATAAAACTGTCCCAATTCGAGGATATTTTGGTCCTGACGATTGACAGGAATCCTATTATTCTTAGCCTCTACTGGAACTAGGAAGGCTTTTAGAAGGGAAGGCTTAGAAGTGTATGAGGTAAATTTTCGCATAATTAAGTCTTAGGCCCCATAAAATTAGACCACTGATTGGGTTTGTCATTAACAGACTGAAAAGGTTCTTTACTCAAGTCCCTCTCCATCATCTTATTGACTTCTAGTAATTCCTCGTTTGTCAGCTTCATATCTGACAATATCCGCTCCAACTGAGCTGTAGAAACCATACCTCCCTGAGAAACTAGATTTCTAAATCTTTCCTTGGTTTGTTCAGTAAGTTCAGAGGTGTCTACCTTTCGACCAGCAATACTTACCTCTCCCTGGCCTATACCAGCATGCATTCTTTTTCTTTGCTCAGGAGTCATTCCCTCCAAAGAGACTCTACTGCCAGTAGGACCGACATCTCCTGTCATCCAGTAGGACTTTTCTCCAGTGATTTTGGACATTACGTGATCTATCAGAATTCCAATTATTCCACCAGCCAAAAGACCCGCAATAACCACTCCAGCAATAGCTGTCCAAGAAGCAGCTCCCACACTAGTCATCATGAAGGCAGCCATTTTGCCCATTATTCCGCCAGCCGCTGCTCCTCCGAATAAACTCATCTGACTCCCGGCTCCACCTGCGGCTGCCGCACCTTTTCCAAAAAACTTACCTAATACGCCCTTCGGAGCTGCGGAAACATCAAATACATATAGAGGCTTGGTAGCACTTGTTCCACGCTTTCCAAAGATTCGGTCAAAGAACTTTCCTCCTTTTATTCCAAATCCTTCTCTGCCAAACAATCTAGCGACTTTGTTTACTCCGCCTAAAGCCATACCTCCCAAAATACCTGCAGCCGCTCCGACCCCTAGAAGCTTACCACCTGTCTTTACTACTGCCCCAGTTTCTATGGAAAACTGCTTATGCATGCCAAAGACTTTACCGATACCTGTTATAACGCTTCCAACCTTGGCCGCAATTGCCCCGACAAGGCCAAAGACCGCTTTTACCCCATCAAAAAATCCCATTAGAGCTTGTTTGACGTGTACTAAGGCTCTAGCAATCATTAAAATTCTTTCCTGGGTCTTATCACTCATTCCACCAATTCTCATGGCTACGTCTCTGGAGAAGGTAGAAATTCCGTCTTTATAGCTGGCAAAGGCTTGGAAATAAAACTTCATTTCAGCCCCAATATCTGCCAGGGTTTCCATCCAACCTTTAGATTTATCTTTGGCAGCCCAAAAAGCTCCACCTAGAACGCCCATAATTCCGATTAATGGGGCTAAGTTAAATCCCAAGGTAGCAGACAGTAGACGTAAAAGAGACCAACCACCTACTAAACCTCCAACCATTGTTAACAACCCGCCGATAGACTGTGCGAGAGCAACAACTCCTGTTCGCAAACTCTTCATGTGGTCGGTTGCACCATCTAAAATAGGTAGTAATTTGGCAAAGATACCAAAGTTCAACATGGCTACTTGTTTGGCCAGGGGAGCCATAGCTCTTCCTAGGAATGATCCTATGACCTGACGCAAATCTTGAAAACTAGATTTGGCAGCCATAAATACTTGGAGAGCGTTATCCCCTGTATCCACAAACTGCATTAGAGCCTTAGATAGCTCGGCTAGAGCTACCCTACGAAAGTTTTCGGTCATCCGACCTGCAGCGTTAAGTCCTTTAGTCAGCTTCTGGATAAGGACGTTCATGTTGGAGAATTGGTTGTTGGTGTTTAAGGCAACTAGAAATGTTTGAAGTCCTTTTACACTCAAGTTGGTAAAGGCAGAAGACATTTGTTTTGCAGCATTGGCAGTACTGGTGCCCAAAATCTTTGCAGCTCCCACGGACAAAGTAAATATCTTTTCTGTTTCATACTTACTTAGCCCACGAGCATAGTTTTTAACAGCCAATTGCATCATGGTTAGAGAATCCATGGTGCCTCTTGCGGCCTTCTTTAGAGTAGGGAGATAGTCCTGAGGCCCAAAAGTCTTTAAGAATTGCTGCCGAACAAACTCAAACTGGGCTCCCACCCCCGCTAGGTTAAAAGCCCTTCTGAATCCAGCGGCAAAAGTGGCTATGATTGCACTGGCCGTAAACAGATTTCGGTTGAAGCGTACAACCTCAGTTCTGAACCTACTCAAGTCCTTTCGAACCTGTTTTATAGGTTTAGAAGCTCTGTTGTGAGCACTAATGACTATATTTACACTATGAGCGCCTGCCATCCTTTGCTATTTCCTGTCTTGCTGTCTTATCAATTTCTATTAATTCCTTCCGAAAACTCCACGGAAGGCCATCAACCTGGTCCGGACCCCATTTGTAGGCTTCGCCTAAATACCCGTAATCCATTAACAGATCAGATCGATGATCTATGTAATCTGTAGGTATTATATTGAAAGGGTCTGCGATGGGGCGAAAAAAGCTGGCTCGACTACGGGCAGCGGAGTCTCAAACTCAAACTTACACGCCTCGCAGTCATGCTGAACTTTATTATCTATAGAACCCCGAATCTTATCAAAGGCTTTATCCACTTGTTGTAGATCAGTCAGGGGGATTTCCTCAATATCTTCTGCCACGACATCCACTTTTCCATCAATTTCTTGAATAGACAAGGCTACGGTAGTGGTGTAGAATTCTTTATTGGATTCCCTAATAGCTTTGTTAAGGTCAAAAAGTTGCTGTAATCCCAACATTCTGACTACTACTTGTTTCTTAGATTTTTTTAGCGTAATTTTAGCAGTACGTTTTTTCTTGTTTTTTAGCTTCTTGATTTTAAGCTTAGACAAGTCCAAACTGACTGTCTGCTGTTTACCACACATAGGACAAGTGACCTGCATGGCCAACATCTTACCAAAAGTTGCCTCTCGAATTTTTACCAGAATAACTTCAATATCATCTGTAGTCAGAAGGTCAAGGGCCTCTTCAGGCTTTATTTCTGCCATCTGACCATCCTTGGTCTGGTATTCTACGGCGAGATCCTTTACCATTTTCGGGATGTGTCCGAGAGTGTCTCCTGCCAAATCAAAGTCCATTAAGTAGTTTTGTTGCTTTCCTGTAAGCTCTTTGATTCGTACGTGATCGTACACTACGTCATCTTTTACGATGCCGCAAGGTAGTTCAATAAGCATAATTCCTCCTTATTAGAACAAGCCTCTTAGGTTATCTAAAACTGAAGTTAAGTCTCCTTCGGTATGCTCCTCAAACCCCTCATAGCTGAATGATAGGGTTTCTATACTGAGGGCTGTCTCATCCATAGAACTAAAATCGGACGCAGGCTCGTAGGCGGTAGGCACACAATTTCTCATAGTATACCTTTTCACTACATCTCCATCCCTGTCTAAATGCTCAATCACTATATCTCTACGATAGTTTTTAACAGGGGCGGAGCCTGGTTCAGGATTTAAGGCCTTAAATACATCTTCCATCCATTTAGAGAAATCATCTACCCCTTTTTGAGAAATGACTCCTCTAGTAAGGGTAATAGGTTTAAAAGTGGCTCCATTATGGATCAATCTAGGAACCATATGACTTCCACCTTCGGGATAAGCATTATAATCTATAGTAATTCCAGGGGATGAACAGGTAGTAAAACCAGCTCTAGAAAACTGTGTTCCCGCAGGAGCTACAATATATACTTTCCATCTAAATCTATCTAAAGGATCTGCATTATTACTTCTAGCCATTAAAGAATACCTGTACCAAGAGATAGGGCCTGACTTGTAAGTGCCTCAAGTGAGATTTCCTCGAAAGACTCGTAACGAAGCTCTATTTCCTCTACCAGCTTCGTTGTATCTTCGGTTGCAGATAAGTCGTCCCCAGGTTTATATGAAGATACCCAGGCGTTCCTGAGAAGCCACGCTTTCTTTACATCCCCTAGAGCCGATAGTCCAGAAGCCGCTCCAGCAGCTCCCACGACTCTTTGACTGATGCCTGTGGGGTCTTCCGTTTGTGTTCCACCACCTCGCCCATACACGACAACCAACACGTCTCTACGAAAATCGGCAGTTTGTGCGGGAGGGGCAGCAGAAGCATCACCGCTGAGCCTCTGAATACCTGTGGAAACGATTTCGGAAGGATTGTGGGTATCTTTTGCCCATCTAAAAAAGTCTGAGCTAGAGGTAACTCCTCTCCTCAATACGATTGGCTCGTATCTAGTTAAGCCGGGTATAAGTTGCGGATGAGCCTGATCTACATTTTCTCTGTACTCTATAGCCTGAGTATTCTGTCGAGGCAAAGTAACTTCAGAGAAACCAGCTCTTAAAAACCCAGTAAAATTCTTAGCAACATTAGAGAGGTCAAATCCTACGTTAAAGACGTATACATTGAATCTGAATCTCTCTACGGCGTCTACACTAGATGACCGAGCCATTTACATTCTACTCCTCTTTTTCCTCTACTTTTTCTTTCTTCTCTTTCTTTTTTTTCTTTTCTTTTTTCTTCTTTTTAGGAGACATCTCCTTATGGAGTTTTTCCATTTCTTCAGGAGTCCTACGAATGAAAGCCATTACTTCTTTCTCCTTGGTTTTTTCTTTTCAATCTTTTTCAATTTGGTATAATATTTAGGGTCTTCCTTCAGGTGATCCATAGCAATTTCTCTAGCAATCTTCTTATTGCTGGTATGTTCCCTCTCTACTTTAATACCCATTTCCAACTGTTTTTTAGAAAAATCTGATGGTTTACTTTTATCTGCTAAACCACCCTTAAGACGATCCTTATGAGCTTTCTTGGTTTTTGCACCCATTTTTTTAACTAGTTTACTAAAACCAACATATTTGCTCTTTTTCTTCGCTGCCATTACTTTTTCCTCTTCTTGGACAATCCAGCCTCGGACATAGCAATAGCAACTGCTTGTTTACGACTTTTAACTTTAGGTCCTTTTTTGGAACCAGAACGAAGCTTTCCGCTCTTATATTCCTTCATGACCTTACGGACTTTTTTCTGTCCCTTCATACATTTCTTAGCCATACCACTCTCCTAGAGAGGAGGACAGCGATGGGATGAAACCACTACTAACTAACCTGAGTTAGCTAGGCCATCTACTCTACTGCCCTCCCCTATTCTAGAAAATATTACGTAACTGGCGTATCCTGATCTTCACCAGCCTCGGGAGCAGTAATCTCCGAGCCACTGAGTTCCACGAAGGACTCGTAACCCACAGTCAATTGCTCCATGGACTTCTCACCGTCCTCAGAAGCGTTCATATCCGAACCCGGTTGAAACGCTACTGGAAACGCATTATAGAGAACCCATTGCTTGGCGGGAACACCCTTACGCTGCCAAAGAGTGATAGTAATGTCTTTGCGATAAAGTTCTTCATTACCCAGAGGAACAATGTCCGGTCCCTGCACGTTGGGTTGACCTTCAGGAACTTTTTCAGGATCGAAGACCAGTTTGACCCAGTCGTAAAAATCCTTATTAGTCGTGACGCCACGCGACATCACAACATCTTCCATCCGATGCAAGCCAGCAAACAATTGCATGTTTTCCGGAGCATTACCTTCTCTGTACTCACCTTTGGTAGTGGTCTGCTTAGGAACAGAGACTTCATGAAATCCCGCTCTGGAGAGCCCATCAAAGGACACCGTAAAGCGAAATTTTTCAATTGCGTCTACTTTGCAACTTCTAGCCATAGTCTTCTATCTCCTTATGCAGCCTCTGGAATCGGGAATTCCAGGTCAATGTCAATGAACCTTACAGGAGTGTTGAAGTTCACTTGAATGCGAAACTTCATCAACCCAACAGCTTCTTGAGCAGCGGTAGGCTCAACGCTAACCACTTTAAATTGCTCACTCTCAGGTAAACCTGCAGGGAACAGATACGAATTATTCCTCAAGAACGATAAGATAGCATTCTCTACCTGAACACGAGTCAGAGGAGAATAGTTCTCAAAGATAAACGATCTGAGACCAGGCTCAAGAGACTTTTTGATAAACAGGATAGATCTTTGTACTTGGATGAGCTGCTCTTCCGCCGTAAAAGCTGGGGAAGTGCCACTATCCGCAGTATAAGGACCAAAGATTACCCTACCAGCGCCAGGAAACTCAGTAATCCGGTTAATGAAGCTGAGTCGCAACGGACCTGCCTCAGTACGCTCAGAAATACTAAGATCCAAGCCAACCGTATCTGCCAATCCAGCCGGACCGATGCCCGCAGGAGCACGACTCACGCCACCCAGAGAAATCTGACCGTCGATACGAGCCATAACACCAGCCACATGGCCGATAGGATCAACAGTCAAGATGGCGCTATCAGATGAACGCAACACCTTGACATAGTTGAAGTACCAAGCCGCTCTCTTACTAGGATTATTAATAATAGTCTCTTTGTAAGAAATCGCACTAGGAGCCACTATAGTAGCTGCCCCAGAACCTGAAATTGAAGTAGATTCCACAGTCAATTTCTTGTCAGTATCGTCTACGTCAACAATCAAGTACTTAGTACTGTTAAAACTTAATAGATCGCCTTCAGAGACTCCAGCAAGACTGGGACTACCAGACAGAGTGACTGTACTATAAATAGCACCATTCACAATAGAACTGATAACCACGTTGACCAAAGTTCTATCTACTGCCGCATAGCGAACAGCTTGAGGAACAGTCAACAGGGCGAAACAGTCGTCCCTAAAAGTCTCACAGTAATCTACTAGACCATTCTGTACCACCCGAGAGGTAACTCCAGGAACGGTAACGAGATTGACATCGTCAACATCATCAAGAGCATGTAGCCCCTTACCATCCGCAGCGTCGCCTAGATAGTCAGAATCCTGAGCCACAGCGTCAGCGACAAAATAATCATCAGCTAACCCAGTAGCATCAGTAGGAATCTCCAGCTTACTCGCTGGCTCAAAGAAGGTAGGAACATCAGCAGTACCCGGATCAAAGGCTGTGTCAACAAAATTGACCCTTACCTGACCGTCTCTGATAGTCGAACCAACCGCTGTATTAACTGTCTGATTGAGAGCAATAGTAATCTGGTCAGTACCATCATCAACTGCATTGATAATGAAATCCGTACCACCAGCATCACGCCACACGTCACCAGGATTAGTTGTGGAAAGGTCCTCAGCACCACCAAACTGAATCACACCCGTTGCCGCAGTGTAAACCAGAGTATTTGCTGAAGTACCGAATTGAGCATTAAGAGTACCGCTAGCAACCACAGTAGAGGTTAGGATCTGCTTCTCTTCGCTTCCGATAAGGGCAAAATGCCCGTCGAGAGCGTCTGCAGGCCATGGACCCGCACTCGTCGGCAGAATACCAAAACCAGCTCCTGAACTCTCAAAAGCAACACTGTTTTGAGGAGCCACAGAAGCATTACTACCAGCCGCTCTGAGGGTATCTTGAATAATCTCTACCACGCCCGTATACACGGTAGCTGCGCCAACAGCACAACCAGCTCTGTCAACAGTGACTTGGTCATCATCAACAACAGCCGTGATATAAAACACTGCACTGGCTGAATCCACAAGGATATCACCCACTTTAGTGCCGATATTCAGAAATCCACCAGCAGATGCTCCAACCGTAGTTGAAACAGAGCTGTCAACCGTAACTGCACCTTTGGAAGTACCTTCCTGAATCAGTGCTTTGCCATTATGCTCATCCACTTCAAACAACCGCAAAATCTTACCTGCGGTAGAACCAACCTTTAATCCGCCTGAAGAGAAAACTTTTTCGCCAGTAACGGTAAAAAGACCAGTAGTGATAGTGACCGTATCAGCAGTATCGTCCACAGCGGTAATTTGGAACAAACGTCCATCATCGTCTTTAAAGTAGTCTCCAACCTTCACTTCTGAGAGGTCAGGAGAGCCACTGAACGCCAACACGCCAGTAGTGTCTGTGTAGCCAGAAACTGCCAAACTTGTGACAATTTCTCCCTCATCTTCGACAAAACCAGCGCCAGCCGCTTCTGCAACACCGCGATCATCCACGGTAGACCCAGAAGCAGTCGGAGCAACGTTCACGATAATGACCTTGTTGCCAGTACCAGCATTAGCGAAGAAGCCTCGAATAGCATAAAAGGCGTCGCCCAATTCCACATCACCAAACTGCTCCACAACCTCTTCAAGGCTCAAAGCCTCAACGGGGGTGTCAGCCGGAGCACCTGCCAACGTAGAACGCACAACAAAAGCCGTGATAGCAGTAGGTGCCCCAGGGACCTGAATACTACCAGTAGCTACCGGAGTGACTTCTACTCTCTCTGGACCAGTATTTGTATTAATGGCCATTATTTATTCTCCGTCTTTTCTGATTGTTTTTCTTTTTTGGGTTTAGTCTTCTTTTCCAGAACCTTGGTTTTTTTCTTCCGAGGTCTGTACTTTTTCTTCTTTTTCCTGGGTTTAGACTCCACCATGCCTCTGACAAGTACCAATTTTCCTTGTCTGGCGTTGTGTCTTACGTCCCGTGAATCGGGAAGAGCTGCTATCTCACCAGGCATCAGATATTTAGTATAGGTGAGGCAGTCTAGCGGAAGCATACTCCCAGAAATATTTCTATAAAATCTCATGATTCCTCCATGTTATGGAATGAGGGGGTCACTTCTTTCAGTACCCTCCATATCTTCCATTACATACTCCACGAAATTAACATCCCCTACGTCTTCAAAAGTCTGTTCAGTTGAGTAGTCAGGAATCCTAGAATCAATCCACCCCTCGATTCTATAGGTAAAACGATGAATCCAAAATTGCTCATCCTGTCTGTTTTCCGTTACATGGTTCCTGAAATCTCTCTGAAAATATAAATACCGGTAGTTACTTACTAATATAGGACAATTGTCATAAGCATAAGTCTTCGTAACCGGTGAAGTAAAGGTAACAGTCTTACTAGCTACATTAACGCTCTGAATTGTAAGCTCCTCTCCTATGTCTAAGTTATCTAAAAGACGTACTTTTTCATTAACATAGAAGTGAGTAGCATCTTCCACAAACATAGTGGTATCTCCAGCCGTTACTCCCTTAATAGCCTCTGACTCAAATGACTCGTCTGACCTAACAATCATAGGTAGTGTTCCTCTAGCAGGATTAAAGACTTGCATCATCCTGTCAGCTATGGCTATGTGGTCGTCTCTCTCACGACTGGTAATTTTTATAAAGTAAATGAAAGTATAAGGTATAGGAAAGCTTCTTTTTCTATAACTGGTTCCTTTTCCTTCGATAGGTTGAGAGGGGTCAAGTACCAGATAATATTGAGCATCTCCCGCATCATCACCTTGTAAAACATCTCCCACACGAGCTATTTTAGCTCCTTGGCCAGAAACAACAACACTTCCTGGAGCCACAGCTAAGGTGGAATCACCCACATTGACGGCAGTAATTGTTATGGTATTTGCAGCGATATCTTCAATTTCATCACCAGCTTTGACTGCGGTGAGGTCTACGAAACTATCAAAAGCTATAATACCTGCGGCTGGATTATATTTAAAAGTGGGTAGGTCTATCACTAAATCATTACTAAGGGTTAGGGTATGGGGTCCGTTGCCGACTAGGGATATAGATTCGATTCTGTAAGTCCCTTGATTTTCCCCACTTTGAATTCTTAGCACATGGGAGGTTGTAAGTGACCTAATTTTACGGTTATTGAGGGTTACAGTACTTGAGGTACCGCCGTTGGTTGTCAACAGGTCAGCCCCTCCAAAAAGAGCTTCATACGCTCCAGGACCAGGCAGAACCTCTACGCACTCATTACCAATGGCGGGAAGAACCCTACTGGTCTCTAAATCCTCATATAATTTCAATAGTTCTAAAGTAAATCGAGGACTTGTAGATACAAGACTATCCGCAGTATCATCAAAGAATCTGGGCTCTATGGGCTTACGAACAAACTCCCCGGTAAAGGGGTCGAACATTTCCCTAAAAGTGACTCCGGGGTTACCTCTCTGTCTCCTTTCGAAAAACACCATACGGCGTATCTCTCTGGAAAGAGCCTCTTCTATGTCCTCAATAACACGAATAAAATCTATTGCCATTATTTCTTCATCCTAGAGAAGGCTTTGACTAGACTTCTGATAGTTTGAACAATAATTCTAGTGAGTACTGGATGAATATCCCTAACTACGTCCTCATACTCTGTTGCCCAGAATTTATAATCTGAATCCTCTAACCACTCTGCAAGTTCCGTATTTTCAACTACTTTACTAATATTAGCCCCACCTGTTCCATCATCAGAAAATGCTTTAGCTGATGGTCTGGGACCTGGAGTAGGTCCAACTTCAAAGGTAATTCTATCTAGTACCTTATCTACCTTAGTTAGAGCAATGGACTCTACAAAGTGTCCTGTAGCTACAAACTCTCTAGTAGACAGCCCCCCAACTTGGGGTAAATTGACTCTAGTATCTTTCCACTCTTTATATCCCGGAGCATTCTTGGGAGTTCCATAACCCCCGGAAGCTGCTCCAGCCCCACTAGGATTGGGGGTATAGTTTTTAGATTGAGTGGCCTGAGACAAACGTTTCTTTATACGAGGTACTAGATTTCGTTTGATATACGTACGTAATCCTCTTGGGATTCTGGTCCTCAAAGCAGGTTCTAAGGCGTCGAAAAAGGCTTCGGTACTTTCTAGCCCTTCTACCGTTATTTTGAGATTGTCTTTTGCCATTAACCTCTACCCAGAGGAAATCCTTGGGCAATCCCCTCGCGTTTGAGTTGTGCTAGGACGTACTCAGCTCTATCCCTCCAGAACTCCAGCATTTTGTCCGAAATGGCCGAAGAATTCTGGCCCCTGGCAGCCATGAGGATAGTATATACAGCCCTAGAGGTCACATACTCCCTGCGGTCTTGGGAATTGCCTCTAATTTGATGCATATTAAGCTCTTCATTAAGCTTATCTGAAGCTCTCTCAAGATGATATTGAAGAACTTTATTTCTTGCTTCTACGTCAGTCTTTTCTGACAATGCCTCTGGAAGATAGGCGTCTATTTCAAAGAAAGTTTGCCTTAAATCTTCAAGAGTTGCGTTTGCTGGAAATCTGCCGTGAATAGGTCCGTCCAGGAATCTCAGAGAGAATAACTCACTGTCAAACTCTCTGAAGTTATCTGGAGCACCTCCTATAAGACCTGTGAAGTTACCCTTGTACGCTACAATGTACTGATCATCAGGATATAAGGTGAACCCTCCAACTGCCTGTGGAGCTTCCGTAGGAATCGTCCAGGTGGTTCTGTACTGACCTAGACCCACCCGAGTCATCTCTAACTCAGCAATCGCTGTCATACGTCCATTTGGAGATATGTGAGGAGGAGTAAAGACGTCAGCCACGACCCGGTTATCTTTTGGGTCTTGCCGGCGTCCTCCAATTATCACTGTAACCTCAAAAGACAGACTTCCTCCTATGATTCCAGCAAGTTGGTCTTTAGGAGTGAGTCTTTTTTCATCAACAGCAAGATTGACTACCTGGCCAGGTCTGAAGGGGTCTGTGAGAGGGTCGGCACTAACCGTTCCACCAGAATCTACTGTTTTTATTTGATAAAAATCATAAATAGTACCTGTAGAGTCGGTATATTGGTGGACAACGTTATCTGTGAAAGGAACGTCTGGAGTTACAGTGCCAACAGTCTCAAAAGTACTGAACTCTGCGAGATCATTGAGCACGACAAACGTTGTCGGAAACGTAGTGATGGTGGATAGGTCGGTAGTAGGAGAAAAAGTGATAGTTGTGGAAGTATTGGCTATAATGTTGTATAGTAATCCGCCAATCTCCATCTGGTCTCCCAACAGGGCGTTATCGGCTGGAGGAGTACCATCAAAAGTAACTGTGACAACTTTAGTTACGTTATTTACGTCTCCAGCGGCGGCTATAGTGCCGCTAGCAGCCCTAACACTTCTCTCTATTTGAAAACTGGTAATATTATTGGGAGGATTACCAGGAGATGTAAAATCTATAACGACTGACATTACTTAAACAACCTTTCAAAAACTTTAGGTTTTTGTTCCTTAGCTTTTTCAATAGTCTCTAAAAGAGTATCTAATCTCTCTTTATATTTAGCATTTTCTGCCATCAAAGTACTGTAGCTAGATTTTAGAGACCTGATCTCATTTTTTAATGCTTTAAATTCTCCCTCAAAGTACTCTGCGTCGGCTACTTCTTTCTGAACCAACATTTCTTCTACTTCTGCCATCACTTCTTCTTTTACTTTAGAAGAATCAGCCTGTGTTTGTATAGTACCCTGGGGGGTGTTACCCAACTGTTTGGGTTGTACATCTCTGGAGCTTTTCATCTTTTTTATCAATTTCTCAGTCTTCATAAGGCACCTAAAAACTAAAATAGCCAAAAAGTTTTCCAGCTATTGCTATGAGTAAAGCAACCTGTATTAGTTGTAGAAAGACTGAAAATTTAATCCATGTGTGATGAGTGTTTTTAAGAATACGGATTCTCCCCTTAGCTTCCAGAGACTTAGGTTTCTTTCTAGTCTCTATCCTCCTCATGTCTTTCTCCCTAAGTTATTTATGCCATTTCCACACTTCGTATTGGCCTTCTTCGTACTCGTCCTCTTCAATTGCGTTTATACAGTGGTTGGGGCCATCTCCAAAGAACTGAGCAGCCTTATCCACAAAAGGATGTAACAGGTATTTGATATACCACTTAGGCCTACCTGACCTGATTGCTCTCCCTGTCCTAGAACTAATAGTTTCGTCAGGGTTGCCTAACCACACTACATTCATAAACTGGTCTACCGCTATGGCTAAATCCTTACCGTGAGTCTCTAACTTTTTACTGCGAAATAATTTGCCAGCTACGTAAATTAATGCTCCTAGAATCAATTGAGCAACCATCATAGGAAGCATAATGGGTGTATTAATAAGTGCCCAAAGTTGTAACATTATACAGATTCTCCTGGTAGTAGATGAGTACGATTTCTATAGAGTTCTAATTCCCCACATCCTACACAGTCTGTATTATTTGAATCTACCGTTATTTCCACCCACAACTCATAGCTTGGGGGGATGGGATTCTCGTTCGCAGCCTCCGTATTCATTTCATCGCCCATGGGACAATCACCCATAATCATGTGATGATTTACATAATGAACAAGAGGAGTATCAGCCGTTGCCTGGGTGTACATATCAGTTCCGTCTAACCCAAGCATAGAAGCTGGAATTGTACCGTTAGGGTCTTTATAATATCCATTGGTTGGACATATAACCCAAAAATCAACAAAGGTACCGAAGGGCGCATTAAGCCAGTATAAACAACCCTCTTTTACTCGCACATCATCTACGAAACTTAACTTAAGCCTCTTTCTCTTAAACCCACTAGGAATCGAGGTCGTTATAGAATCGGTAACTACGTCATCGGAAGTGGAAAAATCCCACTGAATAATGGTCCCGTCCCCTATAGCTGTAGAACTATCCCCCCGCGTGGTAAAATAAGTCGTAGAGTCAATAGGACGGCTATCTGAACGTACAAGCTGACGTCCATCGGCTGCTCTGTCATTCTTTCTAGGTCTAGCTTTAGTTGGCATGATTATAGTACCTTATAATCAAATTCTGCCCCTAAACGTTCTGCGTTTGGGGAATCATTAACCAAAACAATGGCCATTTTTTTCGTACCATCACCGGTAAATGTTCTCAATATATCTCGTTTTTCTGAATTATAGGTAATGGCTATGAGTTCCTGTGTTCCATCATAGTCCCATATAACACAAACGTGCGTTTCTCGATAAGCGTTAGCAGAACCATTCCACCGAGTAATTTCCCACGTTTCTCCGTCTGGAATCACAAACTCTTGAGAGTCTTCAGTATTAGAGGATACTTCCTTGTAGTAGTACTTGTGTAAAACTTCCATTAATAGTATCCCTCCCAGCGACCAAAGATTTCTGCGGAACCACCTCCCAATCGCCTCCGTCTCAAAGCAATTCTCCTGGTCCCATTTCCTTCAACGGTAAAACTCAAATCATGTTGATCACTAGAAGCATTAACATGTATAACATCTATAATGGTCATACCATTCCCGTTACCGTTGGAATCATACCACAATTCAATGGCGCAACCACCGTTGGCTTCCTCTGAACTTCCAGATAAGCGTTGGATAACTACAGTTTCCCCATTAGGTATGGTATAGTAATCTGTATCTGTGCCAGACATATTATTATATTCTGTCACACTTATTTCTGTAGTTCCAGGAGGAGCTTCCGGAGGTTCCTGAGATACTAACAATCTACCAGCGGCGCTCACAGAAGCCTTATAGTTAGAATTATCCTTATCCCGAATAACTATTTCTGTATGAGACCCACTAGCCTGTTCCGTAATTACTTTAAGAGTTATTTTGCCATTAGCCGAGGCTTTATAATTATTTTCAAAATCTGTTCTGTCGGCAGTATTTTGTGAAATATTGATGCCTGCGGGCTCGTACCCGGCTTTATGTATATCTACAAAATATACTAGAGAATTTTCAAAGGCAAATATAAAATACTTCTCAGTAGTTTCGTGGTATTGGAATTCAATCTCTTTAGCGGAAACTAAAGCCTTTAGGTCTGCCCATGATTTTTCTAGTTTACCTAAGAATGACATTAGTAGTATCCTCTCACTACAGCATCGAGTTCTCTAGTACCACCACCGAAGTGCTCACGATAAATCCTAATTAATGTGGTTGTACCATTCCCTGTCATCACTGTTCCATCTCTTGCTTGGGATGTATTTGGATAAATTTCTGTAGTAAAACCAGTTAAATAGACTCGACTAATTAGATGCTCTACAGAGGCTGCGTCTACATATAGTACCTCGACTTTAGAACCCTTCTCCGTTGGATCTCCTTCTGAGCCCGCTGTCAATTGTGACATGGTAAAAGTTTCTCCATTGGGGATAATCCAATCTTCCGTATCTGTACCAGATAAAGATAGAGGACTACTTCCATCTATTGTTACTGGTGTAGTTGCAGCGGGTGCTTCTGGGGGACTAGTAGATACTTTGCCAACAATTTCTACACGGTGTTTGCCGTCTTCTGCATCAACCGTAATACTGGGAACCCTGACAATATCTGATTCGTCTAAACCAGAAAATATAAATGCTCTAGTATTAGCCGGTCTTGCAGTATCTAGTGCTACATCTAAGTCAACTCCATTTGTATCTATTGGATGTACATCTTGAGAAGCCCCACCAGCTTCTATTTTAGCTGCTACTTGAAGTCTGTATGTTCCAGCATCATTCAGTACGTCTACCAGATTGGTCCCATCTCCAATTCTGATACTATCTTGGGTATGGCTCAGATCTCTTATGTCTAGATCTGTAGCAGAAACTGTCCAAGGAGGAGTACCCTGCTGAACCGTCCATGTACCACTCTGCACAGCAGCTACTGAATCTTGGGCGGAATCTAAATCCCTAATATCCACGTCTGCGGGTAAGGTAAGCACGTCAATTTGTAACTGTCCTGAACTGTCTACCGACACATGTCTATAATTAGATCCGTCTGAGCCAGCAAAAATACGACCTACATCTCCTGGGGCAACAGCTTGGGCGTCAGTAACTAGCTGTCCCGAAGTTCCACCGCCCCCAATTACGTCTACCTGAAGCCTACCAAGATTATTAGTCAAGAGGTAATAAAAGTTACTTCCATCACTACCTAAAGCTATATTACCCTTTTCGGCTCCAGTATCAGCCGTGCCATCGACATACTGCTCTCCCCCACCAGCGCCAAACACTTTCAACGCCCCGGTGGAATCTACTACAGCCTTATAGGTAGGAGTCGTTCCGTCAATAATGACTGAATAATTCTCTTCAGAATTAATTACATTTTTTACTTCTTGTTCAGTAGGACCGAAATCTGCCATAAATTACACTATATTAAGTAGTAAATCCATTGATAGCTGCATGTGCGAGACCTGAAGCGTCCCCACCTGCATTTCTTACTCTAACCTCTAAGGTTCGGTTAGCAGCTCCAGCTACTTCTATTTCTGTGGGGAAAGTATATTCTCCACTAGGAGTAGCACCAGAGTTTAAACTCCTTCTAATAGTCTCTGTTAGAGCCCCACTATCTCTGACCTCTAATCTAAAGTCAGCTTGTTCACTAGCTGCCCACTGAAAAGCAGAGATGTGGTAGGTAGTACCAGCTCCGACAGCAAGGCTAATCAGAGTATCTACGCCTCCCGTCATAGCTATGAGACCATCATCTCCTCCATCAGAAACTGTATCTGTCTCTGTGCCAGAGGTTCCATCAACTGTGGAGACAACGTTAACATCTAGTGCTTGGTCAGCACCAACTAAGGTACTAGTTAAGCCAGTACCACCACTGTCATACAAGCGAACTAGAATTGACCCATCAGCTTCGATGCCTAGAGTATCTGTACCATCTCCAATAGACACACTATCGGAAGCGTCAGTTAAGCTCCTAATATCTAAGTCTGTGGCGGTAACATTAACGTCGCCGTCTGGAACTATCCACAAAGCACCACGGTCGTTAGTACGAAGACGGGTATAGTCTCCATCAACTTCTGTCAGGGTACCTAGAGCATCATCTCTAACGGCTAAAGCCTGTATACCCGCATCCGTGGCACCAGCCACGTCACTAACAGAAAATACAGCATCATCTAAGAGCTGTAAAGAGGTTAAAATATCAGCACTATTGGTTTCCACGACTTGGAGGTTACCAGAACCGTCCACCACCGCCGTATTAGTACCGTCGCTAAGACGAACTGTTATAGAACCATCAGCAAAGATGGCAAGTACATCTGTACCGTCACCTACCTGAACGGAGTCCCCAGCCGTATGGTCTAGATTAACATCAAAATTACCAGCTACAATTAGCCGGCCAGATGAGTCTAGTTGTACAGACCGTTTTTCTCCGTTAGATAGGGTTGGCAAGGAGGTGAGATGTTCACCTACTAGATTTCCAAATTGATTGAAATCAGCCATTTATTTCTCCTGAATCAGTATGAATAGTCATTGAGCTTGATTCCAATCCTCCCAGATGCCTAATCCCTAAACCCCTGAATAGATGCAAAAAATTCCACTCCAGACAGAAATGCCGGAGGAGTCTTATCAGGTTTTACGTCTATGGTTAAGGTTTGCCCAGAAGCTAACCGTCTAGGCTCCAAGAAAGGAAATTCCACATTTGGAGACCCAGCCGTAAGATGCTTCTTTCTAATAGTTACTCCATTTAGTCTCATACGAACCACAGAGTCTACTGGACCAGTAATCTCTGCAAAGGCTATGTATGTATCATTAAATGGAACTACATACGTTAGAACGTTGGTATAACTCCCTCCTGCATTGATAGTTACTTCGTTCTCAGCGTATATTTGTGTTTGGTGACCTGAAACAGCTACAGTATCTCCACTAGAGGCTTCTAATTTTACCTCTAAGCCCCCAGCGGGGATAACTATTTCAGTATGAAGGGGGTTGAGAGCAGAAAAAGCAGCACCAGCTTCATCTAGTAAACGAATGCTGACAGTGCCATCAGAATGCACAAAAAGTTTATCGGAATTAGATAGATTGCCTATAGCGACGTTATCGCCGTCTTCAGAGTCTAAATCTACATTTATTGTAGCATTCTCAACAGTTACATTAGCATCAACCAGGAGACGTACTTTACCATCTCCGTCTATAAGCACATCTACGGGTCGCCCATTAGGTCCAACTATAGAGACACCTTGGGTAGGTCCTTTAGACGTGTGTTGAATTCCTGCTCCTGTACTGCCTTTAGCGCCCATGGAGTCCCTTATTTCTTAGCTTTTTTGGTAGCTTTCTTTTTGGATTTAGGCTTATCTTTTTTGATTTTAAGGGGTTCTACAACATCACCTTGTTGTAATTGAGCTAATTCCGGATAAGCTGTATTATTAATTTCGTTAACTTCTTCTTCAATAGAGTTCAGCTCTGGAGATATTTCGTCTTGAGTTACCTTACGGAAAACTTCCATAGCATCTGAATACTTCTTACGAAGACCTTCTAAACGTTTTTGGAGACGTTTCACCTGAGCTGTGGGTTTATACTCTTCTAGTACACCCAAAATCATATTAATTTCTAGACGTTGTCTGTCTAATCTTAAAAGACCCATAATTCCTCCCTATTTCTTCCTCTTTTCAGGATCAAACCTAACATGGGCGAAACAGTAACCTGCTGGGCTACTTTTTAACGCCTTGTTGTCACACACTTTTCCGTCTTTTTTACGGATATATGAACAAAGCCCCAGAGTTTTATGAGCTTCAGCTCTTTGTTCTGGTGTAAGTTCTTCTAGATTAAGAGGTTCCTCTTCCTCTTCTTTTTCCTCAAGTATATATTGAGGAGCGTCGTCATCACCCAAACCTGACAGTTCAGATACAGGTTCCTCTACGAGAGCCTCTGTAACTGGCTGTTCTTCTTGTGTAATTACTTCGTCTTGTGGTGTGACCTCCGTTTTCTCAGTGGGTAATTCGTTTGCATGGAGACCTATGGCTTTTAAATAATGCCAGTAAACATCCTTACCATAGATCATCTCGATTTCTTTAAGTCTGAAGATGTTTTTTAGGTAGGTTAAATCGAATACTTTATGATTTCTTAGAAACGGAGCAGTTTTGATAAACTGATGACTTTTGGAATTTTTTACTATGACCGCAAAGCCTCTAGTAAATTTGATTCCATGATAATAGGTATTTGAAGAATCCCGCAAAGGATGCTTCACGACAATATATTCATTGTCTGTAACCTTGCGATTCCAGTACATTTTCCCTCCTCAAGGAAAAGTAGGGACGGGGCTTAATGCCCCGCCCGTACTATAATTTCTACGCTAGATTAAGCACCCAGCGGCAGAACGTCTTTAGCCCTAGCAAGAGCGAGACGGTTGTAAAGGTCGAAACCACAGTACCATTTAAGGCGATACTGATAGGCGTTCTCATCTTCACGAGGACCGACATACTCAAGCTTAAGACCAGCGTTTTGAGCGGATGTAAAGCCCACGACGCCTTCGTACTCACCCCATTTACCAGCGTAAACGGTAGAGCCGTCAGCTCTCTCAAAAATCTCATAGGTTTCAGCCACGAGACTCAAGGCTGCGTCGTCAGGAGCCAACACGCTTTCCACGCGGTTGTTCTCGACATCTAGGAACTGCCCAGTCGCCGTCACGGTTAGCACTGAAGGGTTAGCTCCAGTGGCATTCGTAACTTTCCAGCGACGAAGGATAGCGTCGTCGTCACGAACACGGACTTCAGCCGTACCAGCAGCGATACCATCCAGGAGAGCCTGGGGAACGGCAACACTGTAGTCTTCAGCCGTAGTAATGCTCGTAGCACCAACTGCCGCAACAGCACCAGTATCAACCAGGTTGACACCGTCTTCTTTCGAAATGAAGTCATTCCGGAAAATAGGAATATCTTGATAATAAAGCATAGGCTTCATGTTACCAAGACCCTGCTGTTGGATTTGATACGCATCCGTACCACCACCGGTGTTCCTTAAGAGGACACGCAGCGTCCGAATCTCACGAGCGTTCATCATCAAGAAGTCAGGACGACCAACCGTAACACGGTCAATCAGATTGTCCAAATCTTCAAGTGAGAACACACGACCTGGACGACCAACACGCGAAGACGAAGCATCATCTTCAACGAGAGCCAAGGTCTGAGTAGACGCACCGGCGTTATAGAAAGGATGGTTGACGTCATCGACGTTGCCAGCTTCGGCTTCAAGAATTCTCTTCATGCCGTCGAATTTGGCTTCGATGCCGATAGGACCACTATTGGCCTGAGTCAGAGCGCCACCAGGAATTCTACGACCGTTGATGATCGCGTTCATATAGATACGTGCAATCTGCTTCGCTTTGGAAGAAATTTGCACCTGAAGCTGATCATTATGGTCGCTGAGTTGATCCTCGATTTGACCATCGAGAATGATGTCGCCAATGATGGCCGCTAGGTTCACGTTCACATTTTGGAACGTTGCACCACCTTGAAACTTAGTAGCAGCAAGGGAAGTGCCAGGAGCCGCAAAATCGGCTTTAGCGAGGGTCGCTTCACGGGTGAAAGTGTAGGCTAAGCCTTCAAACACCACGAACGGAAGGTACTGATACCAGTCATCAACCGTTACGATATCCTCGATAATGCCCTCGACCAGAAGGTTGTTCGAAAGTTTTGCAGCTTCGGAAAGAGTAACAACTTGTGCCATTGATTAATTACCTCTGTCTAGGTTAGATACCGAACTTACCTCTTGTTGTCTTTACTTCGGAAACTAGACCTTTCAGACCGGCTTTAATCTTATCTTTGGACTTCATGTCTTTCTTCTGGTCTTCAGATGGAGTGGAACTCATTCTAGCGCCTTCGCTAGCTTTTTTAGGAGCCCCGTGGTAGACATCTACCTTTTTATCTCCGAAGAAATTCTTATTTTTAGCATCACGAATCAGAGCTAGAGCTTCTCTTGTATCACTTGTGCCTTTCACCATAGCGTCTGCAACTTCTTTCCACTGAGCTGGAATTGCGTCCAACTCCTTGTCAAGCTGCTCTCTGTAGTAGGCCAAATGACCTTCCAGATCGCCCTTGGTCTTTGTAAGCTCTTCTTGTAATGCTACCTTCTCCTTGTGAGAAAGGTTTTTGGCTTCTTCCAGTTTTTCTTCTAATTCACGAATTAAAGATTCCCTGTGAGCCAGCTTTTGTGACATGTCCCTCTTTTTATCTTCTTGCTCAGCCTTAAGTTTATCCAACTCATCGGCTTTCTTTTTGAGAGGAGCATATTTATCATCGATTTCTCTAAGCTTGGATTCTAATTTGGAATCCATTTGATCCTCAAGGTCTTTAGCCTTGGTGCGGTACTTTCCCGCATCCTTACGAGCATCTTTAAGAGCTTTTTCAAAATCTTTTGGGGTCCAATCCTTATAGGGATCGTCCTCTGCTGGTTCATCGGTTTTCTTTGTGCTTTTACCCTCGTCTGTGGGCGGAGTAGGATCAACCGTAGTTGTATCGACCTTTTTAGGGTCTCCGTCCAACATATCATTATCAGCCTTTGCTGCAGCAGCATCATCAGATGCTTGAGCCTTAGCTTCAGCGTCTTTTCCGAGAGTGTCAAGAAGATCTGGCATATCGCCTCCTTTGGGGTCTACCCTGGTTAAAATTAACCCTTACCGAGGTCTACTCGGGTTTATTTTCTACCCTGATCCAGTAAGTCAATGCCCTCCTCAAACTCATTAGTTTTGTCTAAGAACATTCTGGATCTAGGGTCTTGCATTGCCCGTCGTCTTAATTGTTCATCCTCCGGAATTCTGACCACCCTAATACCAATAATGGATTCAGGACGGACATCAACAGGCAAATCTTCCGGATTAGGGATACTTATGGTCTTGCTCTTACCATAGAAGACTTTCTGTTTCCACTTTTTGTGGAGCTTGATCATCTGATCTTCAGTGCCTTCGTCTACGGCAAAAGTAGCCGGTAAGGTATCCAATACTAGCTGGTGTGTAACAGCCATGTGATCCTCCCTTAGCGATTACTTCTTTTTCGCTCTCTCCTCTTTCTTCTGTTTACGAGTATCCATATTCTTACCTTTCTGCTTAGAACTATCTACAGCATGTTTGGTTCGATTATCTTGACTCGATACAGAAGGATCTGCTCCTTTAGCTTTAACGGAAGCATTATATTGAGTAGCAGTCTCTGAAGCGTTATATTGTAAGCCCATAGCTTCCATAGCCGAGGCTTGTTTTTTCATTAACTGCATCTCTCTATCCATCTGTTCCATTCTATCCTTATGATAGTCATTAATCATTTGAGTAATTTCATCTTCAGATAGGTGTTTGAACAGGGTATGAATAGCTCTACGGTCTCCCGACTCAATGATCTTTCTCTCCCCCTCAAGGAGATTTATCTTGGTCAGAGGATCGGTAGGAAAGTGTGGTTCTACATAATTGATTTCTAAGTAGGCGTCTTCTGCAAATCTGTTCTTACCAGAAGAATAGTGAGTATTCCACAACTTCTTGATAGTGTCAAAAAGCTGTTGTTCTCTCTCCATAAAAAGCTTCTGGCGACGAACATTCTCTTCTATAACGCCAATCTTCTCCAACATCTTACTAAAACCAGATTCTTTTTGGGGTTGGTCAAAAGACCCACCTTTGGGATTTAGTCCATGACTAACCCTTACCCAGTCTTGTAATTGTTGAATAGTTTTAGCGAGCCCCGTAATATCTGCATCGGGGTTAGCGAACTTGAAGTCACCCTTCTCACCAACCGCTATTGCAGTATCAGGACCTATACTAGCTCCTACAGCGTTAGCGTCAGCATTACCATCAGCGAAGAATCCGAAGCTGTTATCAAAAGTCCGAAATTGAGCCCCTTGGCCAAAACGGGCGACAGCTCCAACGTGGCTACGAGTGGCAGAACCTGCCCTAAAAAAGTTGAAATCATCGACAGGTCTTCCTCTACGTATAGAAGTTCCTCTTTCTACACCCGACAGAACCGGTACACCAAAAGATTGAAACTTCGCTATGTGGTTAAGGTCTGTTATACGCATATTAATGGCGTGATTAGCATAAACCAGAGGCTCATTAATAGGTAAGAAATAGTAGTGAGCTGGGTCAGCATTAAAGAAAGGAACTGCGGGAATACATCCATACGGGTTTTGCCCATCATGCATATCTTCACCATCTTCTCCAGTGACTTTATGAGAAGTGGGTGACCAGTAAATAGTACTAATCTGCCCATGTTGGGAGTTCCCCATCTTACCTACTGCACCGGCTCCAATTCCGGTCAACTGCCCCAAAGGTCCTCTACGAGTTTGTCCCATACCACCAGCACCACGATTAAATCCCAAGAATCCTTGACCAAAGCCAATAAGAAGCTCAGAAATATAATAAGGGCTGTCTATGTACTTAACATCGTAAACTCCACCATGGAGTACGTCGAGTTGAACTTTTCCTCCCTCGTTCTTCTCGACCACTTTCCCTGTGGATTCATCAATGAATGAAACCTTCAGGAGAACTGTGCCCAGTAGCCTGCACCATCTGTCCACTCTATCCATGGTTTGAAGATACCGGCAATCCTGCATAATTTGTTCCCAGAGTCTCTGGTCATTCTTTAGAGGTTTACCAGTTTTTCTACTCTTGACCACGTAAATAGGTGGCTCTCGGTACAAAATGGCAGTTTCATCAATAATCTCTTTAGTGAGATTTAAAGGTAGGATTTGTTGCTTTTCAGGATTCCTAAACTGCTTTAGTAAATCAAGCCAAACAAACTCGTCTTGTCGGCCTTCATAAAAAGCTAAAGCAATTTCGGTGATCCATTGGCGATAGTAAATATCCTCATATAGATAGATACCTACTGTACCAAATCCAAACCCTCCTAGATAACCACCAGGATAGTTTTGAACACCGAGATTAAAGGACATACTTCCTCTCTCCTAAATTAAAGGAAGGGGAGCTGCATTACTCTGTTCTACCCGGTACCAGGACACTCGAACTGTAATCTTGCTCCCCATTTCCAAATGTTACTTTTTTTTCTTTTTTAGGCTTTTAGCAACTTCTTCTTTTGCCAAAGGTTTAGGCATGCCAACCTGGTCACCCTGGTTGAGCTTTTTGCCACGATGCTTTAACGCAAAAGCCTTATCCGAAACTTTACGTTTCTCTTTAGCCATTATACAATCTCCTTTTGAAAATGATCATTTTACAGGCGGGCACCAGCAGCTAGTTTTGCTCGCACTCTTACGCCTAATTCATCCGCCCAACTAAGAGAGGCATCTGCACCTCCCGACATTCCTGCTACCGTTAATCCAGTATCAGCAACTGTCTCCGTTATAGCAACGTTACCAGCGACTCCGGGGGTATCATTTACCAATGCAACACTAGGATTTGATCCAGGTCCAGGCGAGGCTGTAATTGCTAATCCCGCCCCTACGCCATTGATAGCTGTAACGAGTGCATCTCTGATGTCTGAGGCAGTATCTCCTGGCACGAATCCAACGGCTACGTTTCCAGGGGTCACACCACCACCAAGACCATCATCAAACTCAAAAGTTACTGCAGGGTTGGTTCCATCGTCTAGAACGATAGTTTCTCCATCAATTAAGTCTCCACCCGTAAACGCAGCATCTAAGGTTATGAAGCCCCATGCTGCAACGGCTGCAGTCGGGGAGGCATCTGGGAGTCGAAGAACTGTATCAGAAACAACACGGACCCGACCGGCTGCAACGTCACCACTATTCGCTTCTTCAATTCCCTCATACCTGTACGATTCAAGGGCAGAACCTTCTTCTATGATTTGGAGTTCATCCCCCTCAATAAAACCCCTGTCTAAACTTTGGATGGACTGTGCGAAGGTAACTCTGAGTCCGAAGTCTCCGCCACCGAAGTCAACTCTTTCGATGTCAGCATCAGACTCCCAGGCTTTCTCAATTTTGACCTCGAACACATCTTGACCAAAATCTTCTTCCTGTCTTCGACGCAGTCCTCTCATTGCTCCAAAAGCGCCGGGGGAGTCCTGCAGAACGTCATCTCGCTTATCCACCTTTTCACGCTTAGGAACGTCGTCTCTAACGTCGTCACGAAGTTTATGACGCCGTTGAATAAGTCTACGTCCAACACCCATTATTTTTTACTCCTTGATTTCTTTAAATTTTTGGAATTCTCAATAATATTATGCCCCTTTTTCTCAAACAGCTTCTGATACACTTCAACATCTTTATGAGCATCAACGTAGAGACTCCCTGATAGGTGGTCTTTTTTCTTTAGGGCCTCTATAATCCTCTTTTTGTTAGAGGTTCTGGTAGGCCTCACCACCGGAGTCTGCTGTACAGAATTATTTGGAGCTGTACCTTGAGGAGAATTCTTCTTATCTTCAGGCATTATTTCTTGCCTTTTTTAAGATGTTTAGTCAAAGATTTGTTCATTGCTTGAGGGCCAGCAGGAATAGTCTCTTTGTAGCCCAGATTTCCTGGCTTCTTTGACTCTTCTTTAAGACGAGCAGCTTCGCTCCTATAGAGAGCGTGTGCAAACGCCGAACCAGGTCCACGGTCCTTCATACGTTTAGGCTTGACTTTTTCAGTCTCGGCCTTGTACGCCTGAGTACCCGGTTTCCCTTGTTGTTTACGGCTATGCCCTCTATGTTTCAGCGTGCTCTTTCCTGTAGCTTTATCTGCGCGTTTGGGCATGGTTTATTCCTCGTATAAGTCTTTAACTAGATTGTACACATAAGTGTTGATTTCTTCAAACTTTTCTTCTGGAAGTTTATTTCCCCAGTCAAAAAAGCGATATTTGTGAGCCATAAGCAATAGCAACTTACGTTGCATTTCCGCATCGCCCTGCACTGAACTCGGCAGGTTAGGCTTAATCAGCCGAAACCTTCCGTTCACATATATCACTAGCTTGGGGATGGGATCTGGCATACTTAGGCTCCAACGATAACCACATTACCTGATCCAGCAGTACGAGTTACACGCACATGTTTAACCAGATAATCTCCCACAGTATCGCCATAACTTAACATCGCAGTTAACCCAGTAACGATCTGTGTCCATCTTACTCCGTCCAGAGAAACATCTACAGTTACCGTAACTCCAACGGCTGGTTGTATGGTAACTTTTTTTGCCACAATATCCAACTTAATCTTAGATACTGAGGTTGTAGCATCCAATACACCAGTCTGATGAAACGCGGTAGCATCAAATCTCTGACGAATTGTTTTCCTGTAAGTAATACTGTCTGACATATTAGTTCCTTTTACTTGGCTTAAATTACCGGAATGGCTCCAACATATCCTGAATCATGGAGCAAATACACCAATAAGTACCTGAGAGCGTCCAAAGGTCCGTCTGTCTTTCCGTCCTTTTTATACCCTTCCTTCAGAATTCCATTTTGTGTTTCTTGTGCTGTAGCAGTTTCTAAAGCGTAAATAAGGTTTTCACACCTACTATGTACAAATAATTTTGGATAAGTTACTGGAGTTATTCCGTCTTCTTCAAATAGTATCTTTCCATTATCATCTACAACAGGATATCTACACCAAAGACGGATTAAATCACATCCTGTTTCTATCCGCTGCTTTCTACCCGTAGGATGAATGCCCCAAGAAGCTAAATCATCCCAAGCACTTCTTCCAGCCAAGTCTTTTTGTTTCCCAGCGATATCAGCTACTACTGTGTGGATTACTCCGCCTAACTGTTTATCTATTTCCAGAAGCTGTTTAGCCTGGGCATGAACAGTAGTCTGTGCTTCTTTGGGCACAAACTCATCAAAGATAAAAACATTTAGGCTCCCATCCATCTGAGCATACAGAGTGGTACAGGGGGTAGAGTAGTTGAAATCCATACTGGCGAAGACTTCTGGATTATGCGGCTGAATAATATGCCCTCCAAAATCTTCATCGACAATTTGTACGTCAAAGTCGAATTCTGGAAAGGACCTATTTGAAACAGCCGTAAAATCTGCCAGATATTCCTGCTTAAATTTCAGCGGCGGTAGGGTCAGCCTAGCCGCATCAATCTCAGCTCTATCTAAATATCCTCCTTCTTCAATGGTATTGGCATAAGAGGTAAACTTATATGAAGACCAGTCTGACAAGGCCACTTCCTCTTCAGTAAGTTCCGTATCAGAGCCTTCCAGGGCTTTACGTAGTAATTCCCCTTTCTTACCTAATCTATACCATTCATAGAAGTGATTACGACCTCTGGGGGTAGAAATGAAGATAGCCGACCCTTTACGGTCAGTTAGACAGGGCCGAAGCTCCTGGTTCCATATATCTTCTGCTTGCTCTTCTAGAGCAGCCTCATCCCAAATTATAAGGTCTACGGCATCACCAACCAAGGAGGTTCTGTTGGTGCAAGATTTGCCTCTAAACTCACTTCCATTCTTCAAGGTTACGAAACGGTGATACATGGACTTACTCTTAGCGAGTTTTAGTTCATTAACCACCAAATGATAGAGTTCCTTGAACACCCTATCTGTGAGTCCATAGTCTTTAGCTACTACCCACACCTTTCGTCCCGGCTGTAACAACACAGCCAGAGCGATAAGTGTACACAGCATAGACTTGCCAAACCTACGTCCACAGGCCACTACCTTAAATCTTGCTTCGTCCTTACATATAAGAGATTGCTTAGGAGTTAGGGGTCCTATTTTAGAACTAACTAACTTAACACCCTTTTTTTCCAGTGTTTTTACAAGCTCTTCTATGTGAAGTTCGTGTAATTTTAAAGGTTCACCATACTCTACGTAGGCTTCCATTCCCTATCCTTACTTAGACTTCTTTTTCCCCAAGACCACATTAGTGAGCTCATCCTGCAAGCTCTCAGACCCCTTATCTTTATTTTTACCAAATACATCGGCCTCAATTTTGAAATAAAGCTCCGCAGCTTTCATATCCTGGCGTCCATCAGCCGTAGCTTTTCTATACACGCCGTCAATAACTTTAGCCTTATGGTAATTATCAAATAAATTGGCATACTTAATGCTACCATAGACAGCATCCTGCCAACCTTGAGCCTTGGTCCACCTACGAATAGTGTTATAGGTGGGGAAATTAGCCATAATTAACTTTTTAACCTCTTCGTCGTCTTCAAATTCGAACTGAATACGTTCCTTTAGAGCCTCAATTTGGTTAGTAAGAGTAACTTTAGTTCCACCTACTACCTCTGAAACTAGGTCATTCGCCTGAATTTCTTGTAAAAATAGCTGAATAACACTCCAACCGTCTTTCGAAAGCCCTTTTAAGCGTCTTTTTGCTGCCTCTTCCTTAGCATCAGCAATATTTTCAAGAACTTTTACACTTTTTTTCTTGTTTGACACTACTTTTTCTTCCGATATGGGTTAGATAGGGACGTATTCTTCATTGCTTCTACCATAGAGGGCTCTTTTCTTTCATCGGAGTCCTCTTTTTTCTTCGTAAAATCATTTTTGTGCTTAATATAACGCCCTTTTTCGTCGTACTTTCGCTTATTTGGCGCTATAGCCTCGGGTGGAAAGCGGGTCTCACCCTCTTCGATGCCTAATTTCACGCGATTAGGCTTCTGCCGTATAACATCTATCTTATCTGTATCAATAAGCTTCTTAGGCTTATCAATTCCAGTAGCTTCGGAGTATCTGATGGGTCCTCTGCGACGAATTTTAGGCATCTTTTGCTTTCCTCTTGCTCACTGGCCGTTTACTGAGCCAATATTTGGTTAACCAAGCTGTAAATACCGAGCGAGCTAGATCCCATAGAATCATAATGCCCAAAAATTCATACCATTCCACTAATTCACTTCCTCTGGGAGGGTCGGTTACGCCTTCTTCTATAATAGATAAACTAGCAGGGTCCATCTGGACTCTGTACCTCCTTACTTGATTTTAGTTTGCTTACCACCACCAACAATAGTACATCCATTTGGTACTTCAAGCTTGTTGTCAACAGTGTATGTGCCCGGTGCAAGCTCTAGAACTCCGCCTCCCAAGGCCTGTAATAGCTTGAGAGCCCCCCTTATTTCGCGTAAATCATCTTTCCTGGATGGTGTCAATGTAATTTTCATAATGATTTCCACAAATTGTCGGGGGAGGGACCAGATAAACCAGCCCCTCCGCCCAACAGACGAGGAGGAAGTTACTTAGGCTTACTAAGTAATGGGAGGAATCACATGAGAGTAACCAAAGTTACCCTCGTCTACCTCTCATACCCTGTATCAGAAAAAGCATCATAATCGGCTGGACATACAAATAACTTCTTATCATGAGTAAAAAATACTATGTAAGGTATCCAACCTTCTTGTGATACTCCGTGTGGGATAATTATGGCAGGAATAATCAATTCAGCGCCCACAGACTCTAATGCTATCTTTTCCTCTATTAAATCTTCAGGACCATAGACATCAGGACGTTTAAGTATACCAATCTTGCGATGAAGACCGCCTATACTAAGAATCATCCTGTCGTTGTATTCTTTCTCTGTCTTGCAAATAGGGGAAATTTCTAGCGATTTTACGTCTTTAATGGGAATTTTGACTTGATCTTCCGGATTAGGAAGGAGTTTCCGTAGGAATTTTCTGAAACCCATATCTGCCCATTATCCAAATAGCATTTTGCGGCTAAGACGGCGGAATTCTTCCATAAGTTCCGCTCTCATTTCCTTTATGAATCTATGCTCTTTAAGGGAAATTATTTTGGCCTGGGTGTGGCTAGCGAGTATTTCATCACAAAGTTCTATGGCCTCAGCTAATTGGTTTAGGCCTGGGCAGTCAACTATCGGCTTCATAATAATCCGTCTTCAGGTGGGGATAGATACGAATTTAATAAAGTGTTACCTGTAGGTAGCAGAAAGCTACCGGAAACAGGCTAGGAGGACAAGCTAACCACCCAGGCACATGTCCTTAAAAATGCCTCTATAATAAGGCTAATACTTATACATAGTTAAACAGAATGGTAACAATTGTTCCTGTAAAAAATGTTACCCCTTATTTTTCCCTTTAATTTCACGCATTTCCGAAGTCAAGGAATCGGACAGCATTTCGGTTAACCAGTCCCTAAGTTCCCGAATTTTATCAGTTCCGTAGACTATTGTCTTATCATCGATTCTTAGGTCCAAACGAAGAGACCCGTCCTTCCAATCTCTACCAGCGGCTAAATAGACATGAGGCTCATTCTTAGACTCACTTCCTGAAAACTGTAGAGTATCCTTCCATTGATACTTCCGATACTCGATTCGTCCCTGGATTCTTTCAGCCCTATCTTCAAACTTCTTCTTTTTCTTTAATAATCTCTCTGCCTTAGTCATCAATAGATTCCTCCAACGTCTTATTTATCTGGTCTTTCCACTCTTCAGGTAGGTCCCTAAAGGGTATCTTTCTGAATTTCTTACCGCAATCTCCACACCACAGGTCTACCATATGGTCTCTCAGGTCTACGCCCCACTCCAACTTATCGGGGTAATGGAGGCCATTCCGACTGCTAGGACACGGCTTTTTACCTTTATTTACAACCCTATAGAATCTAGGTTTCTTTAAATAGGGGTGTCTGGAGTCCTCACACACATCCTTGAGATCTTCTAAGATATCGTCTTTACTCATTTCTTATTCTTCCTCATATGCTCTATAACGTCTCTTTTTAAATTCTCTGGACCTACGTGTAGTATGGGAGCTGCCATATTCACCGGGAAGGGAAACTTATCCTCAGCCTTGGGTTTTACATATACGATGTAGGAATCATTGAATAAATCATTGTGTTCTACGGCCAGTACTTCCCCCGACACCCATCTTTCACCCCGAGCTACTCCTGGTTCTTTCTGGGGCATCAGCACCCTAACCTTGACCCTATCCTTCTTTTGATATTTATTCATAGCGGCAATATGGTCCTATAAGCTTCTTGAGACAGTGTTGACAGATTTCACACCTCACCTTAGTCTCGTCTCCAAACACAGAACCGTAGCCACCCGTGAAAACCACGAAATATATCTCTTGCCACTCCCAAATATCGTCCGGAGTAATCTTTTTCTGACACACGTCACAGGTAATACTAACTGTCCGAATTTCTTCGACTTCTGTGATTTTAGTGATTTTCTTAATCATTTGGGGTATCCTCCGGTATTACTCAGGTCTTTTTAAGCCAAAATAGGGTCGAAATATGGCTCTCTAGTGTTCTGAGCCGACTATTTTAATCAGTCTGAGATTTCTTAAGCCTTTTCATATAGGTCATCACATTCAAGGGCTGTATTTGTTCGGCGGTTAGGTATATCCTCTGGGTCCCTCTTTCGTCTGCCTTGAACTCTATTAGGTATAGATTATTCTTCTTGGTAGGCTCCTTGACCACCGTTCCAATATAAACCTGGGGGTTAAACTCGTACCCCGTAGACAGCTTAATCTTGTCTCCTACCTTATATTTCACTGTTTCTTCCTTTTCATATACTCTATAGTATCTGCCAGCATAAGGTCACTTTCTTTGCAGTAGCACATATTCATGCGGGGGCCATCCGAGAATTCTACCGTATACTCTTGAAATAAGGGGAATCCAGAATAAGGAGATTTAGTGGGCCTTATACCTATAATCTTCCCCGTTACCTTTCTACCTAGGTAACTAAAGTTTACCCTGTCTCCTAATTGAAATAGGTGTAACTTAGGTTTCCAGCCCATTCTTCTTCCTTACCATGTATCCAATTACGCTGTATTCCATTTCTTTCTCGTGTAAGTCTATCCGGAGGCCGCGACCACCCGCTCGGGGCGGGCCTTGAACCACATAACAATCTGGAGCAAATTGAGAAATAGCCACCACTACCCCTACTCCTTTAAGCCCCTGACTATTAAATCTAACCCTATCACCTAACTTATACTTATTATTGCTCACGAGATTCTTTTCTCCGTCTCATAGTGTTAACGACGTCCAATCTCAACTCTTGGACAGGAACCATATAAGCCTTTCCGTCTTTATTACAAACAAAGTAAAGGCCATCCCGATAATAGTTACTTAAGTGTGGATTCTCCCCCGTAGCTTCTTTAATAATCTCTACTCTATCCGCTACCCACTCACAATGTATCTCTAGTGTATCTGGCAAGTCTCCTCTCTGCCTGATGCTTAGGTACTCATGTATAGCTATATCGCCTGGCTCGAATTTACTCATCCTTCCCTCTTACGTCTCATATAAGTCACTGGGTTGGCGTGGGAGAACATGTAGCCTCTCATCTCTATACACCTGTCAAAACACCCATCTGTAAATAACACCCACCAGTAGTCTTCACCTATATACTTAGATAGGGTACCAACCATATGGCCTTTACCCCACTTGAATTTGATCTTATCCCCGACCTCGAATCTCATTTCTTATTCTTTCTCATATAGTCTAAAGTATCCAATGTGAGTACGTCCTCTCTTATCATCATAGTATTTCTAGGAGCCTCGTCCTTGTATATCTTATCCCAGGGGTTATCTAATTCTATTTCATAGACACCAGACCACAAATAATTTATCTCTACACGCCGCACTTTGCCCCTTACTATTCTAGCTCCAGCTTCATCTGATATTCTAAATTTAACCTTATCTCCCACGTTAAATCTATGACTATTTCTCAATATATGGTCAGCTTTATCTATTAAGTCTCTCATGTTCTTATTTTCCCCCTCTACTTATAGTAGCGTACTTATACATAGTTAAATAATAATTATACGAAAAGCACTCTAGTTTTAACCTAGTCTTGAAATCATTGGGTTTTTCTTCATGATTATTTTTACTGGGTTTGAATATTTGTTCCCCTCGGTTTTTGGTACTTCTCTCAATGACCCAAATAGATTCCTTAATTGGGTTATTTTATGACCCATATAGAGTATGAATATTTGTTCAGTTGGTTAAATTAGGTTTGTGTGTGATTTACCGGATGGAGCCATGGCACGGTCTTTGCATATAGCACCGTACCCCTTTACATTACCATACCCCTATATACATGTATATCCATATATGGTCATTTTAATTTATTGCAATATATGTACCATTCTATATAACTACATTGGTATATTAATTGCATTGGGTAACTATAGTTCTCTATCTAGGCCCGCGAGCTCTGGCACAAAGGTTGCATAGCCATTCAATATCTATGCCATTATGTTGGTATATATCTTGCTTACTCTATCGGTGGAGTACCAGCATTTAATCACATAATAATCAATAGTTATAAATACACTGATTTATTAATATATGGGTATATATTAGTAACTATAGTTACGTATATGGTGGTATAGGTCTTGCAGGGGCGGGCTAATAGCACTGATAGCCATATAGTGTCATATAGGGTAGTCAATATATACCTATATAGGGGTATATATAGGGTAAGGGGTATAATTATTCTGAGATATATAGAGAGTTGGCATGGGTCTTGCAACCCGTATTTCCACCCTACTACCCCAATAACTAACCACCTAACCTTATCTGTATGTAACCCAATAACTAACTAGGCCTGTATAGGGCTCTATATGTATACCTATAGGGCTCTTATTTGGCTTGTAAGGGGGGTTTGATCTACCTGCTAGGCCTTTGCTTGTCCCGCCTGGAATAAAGCCCCTTAATTGGCCGGCCGTTGCCGGCAAAAGTTAACGCATTTTATGCCATAGACGAGCTCTCGAAAGGGAAAACTAAATTTCCCTTTAATATTCACTAAGTAGGTAGATTACACGGGTATTTTGTATTGTAGGTATGTTGTGGATATTATTAGATTAATGGAAATAGGGCAAAATGTTCATTTGACTATTTTTTATCACGTAGGTATTTGACTTTCGATATGGATGGACCTATATGGTCTAACATCTCTCTATAACTAAATTTATCCCGCGCCTTAGTCATGTTACATAGACCACAACAGGGGGTTACGTTGTTTGTTTCATATATGCCTTTGCTATTTATTCGATCTAATTCCACTCCTTTACCTGCTAAGGGGTAACCGCAATAGGAACATAAAGCCTTTTCAACCAATTGATAATACTGTTTATCTGTTAAGGTCCATTTAATGCTTCTCTCCCTAGCTTGTTTTTTGGCATAGGTAAACCTAGCTTGAAAGGCCTTTCCAGTCCAAGGCTTTTGCGGCTTGCTGCTTTGTTTTTTCAGCCACTTATTGCGCTCTCTTTCTTCTCTTTTACATTCCCGCTTGAAATTGGCTAAGAAATTATCAAGAAATTTATGCAAGCCCACTGTGTTTTCAATATGTTGCCTGATTTTCTCTAGTTTATTTTCACTCATGTTTTTTACTCCCTATTATAGGTGGCTACTTATACATAGTTAAATAGTTTTTATTGACATTTTCCCTTTTTCTGGTATGATCGAAGTATACCGACAAACAAAGGGGTTAGACAATGAGCAAACAAGGCCTAATAATCATAACCAGCGACAAAGCGAAGGTTATCAGGAAACAAGACAAAGACAAGGCAAGCGATAACCAGTCAAACAAGCCTAGCAAGCGCCTTGATATCGTGACTATCAATGGCAAGCGTAGGGTTATCGTAAGGCAGGACTAGGGGGAAACCATGCAAAGGTTGATTGATAGGTTGAAACATTGGCTAGTGGTTATCAGGCTACGCCGCAACAATTTGACTAGGGCAAAGCGTATAGTCAAGGCTGGTTATTAGCCTTAGCCGCTTTGCTTTACACTAGGGGGTTAGGTGCAATGCTTAACCCCCTTTCCTTTGCCTTGCCGCTAGTCCTATGGCTCTCTATTTTGGCTTGTAAGCGATTTTTTCAAGGCCCCTGGTACCCTAGCATACCTAAGACCATTTAAGGCCCTTAGAAAGCAATCTGAGCAACATTTAAGTGGTTGAAATCATAAAGAAAGGCCCCTAGCCAAGCAATAACTAGGGGCCTTAGCTGCTAACTAGGCTAAAGGGGTAAAGGCCTAGCAGCAACACCAAAGGCGCTTTGCACCGCATATACCGCATTTTTGGAAGTGGAAAGGGTGGCAAGTAGGGCAAGCGTACCTAAACAGGCCCTTGACTACTTTACCGCCGCATTGACTACATGGCATAGGCGGTTTTTGCATAGGTGAAGCGGTAGGTTGGTTATCACTAGCCTTGCAACGGTTTTGCTCTCTATAGTTTTTATTCCATTGCGCGTCACGGTAGAAAGCTTGCCGCTCTGCTTTGTTGTCAATATATGGTCCGCGTTTTTTGTTTTTCATGGGGTTAACTCCTATTTGAAATATTGCCTTTGTTGGTCTGTTAGTTTTTTGGTGCCGTGGTACACTAGGCCTATACGCTTTACCCCCTGAATTGCTGGTAGATCATTTTCATTGCCATAGGTGAAACCAGCTTTTTCTAGGGCCTCCCTGCTTTCAAATATACGCGCTATAGGCTTTAGGGGGTTTAACAAGTGGTCATGTTTTCCCCCTTGGGATTGTACCAGTTTGAAGTTATCAGGCAAAGCATTGAAATCGACAAATATTAGGCTTTTGGTATAGGCATAGAACGTCTTTTGCGGCAAGGCCTTTGCAACCTTAACCCATTGCTGGAAGTAGCGGAGCGAATAAAAATCGCCGCTATCATGTATCCGGACAATAGGCCTTTTAACCTTTGTCAATGCCTTAGTCATATGAAAAGCAAAGTTATCAAGAAAAGTGCAAGCGGTATTCCAGGCCCTAGCCGCTTTAACTACATTCCACCTATAGGACCCTTGCAAGGCATAGCATACAGAGCCGCAAGCGCCCGCACTAGGGCAAGTTAGGCAATGGGTTTGATTGTCAATGGTCTTTTGCTTTGTCTCAAGGTGGACGTTTTCAAAGGCCCCTAGCTTTGCCTCGGTATCAATAGGCAAGCGGTTGATAAACATTTTCAGGATATCAAAGGGGATAGCAAAGGCCTGAATACCAAAACTAACCGCGTCTAACTTACTAACCTTTTTGTTATTGTGGCTTAGTTTAATCATTGTTACCCCCTCAATAGTTCAAAAGTATAATCAACCATGGCGCTATACTCGTTAACTATATCGTTTTCGGTTAGGCTATCCTCTATAGCGTCAATTTCCCATTGTTCAAGACAACGGTTTAGCTTTGCCTCTAAAGAGTTAACCCTTTCCATTAGTAGATTTTCCCTTGCCTCGATCCAGCTATCTTTATTCATTGCTAGGCCCTTTCTTATGTTTGGTGCCGTTGATAAGGTCAACCGCTTTTTGTGCCGCTTGTCCCGCATTGACTAGCAAGCGCCTATCATCTTTAAGAGCCCTTAACCAGTTTTGCACGTAAGCCGCTTGGTTTTGGTGTAGGTCCGCGCTATCAATTCCGCATTGCATACATAACAGAGCCGCGCCAATTTCTGCTATCAGCTCCTCTTTGCTATAGCTATCAGAGCCAAAACCATTAACCGCGTTTTGTTCAAACCTACCTAAGCGGTTAGGGTGGCCAGTGCTATGCGTCAATTCGTGAAACAAGGTGGAATAATACCCCTCAACCGATTTAAAGCGGTTAGGGTCCGGTAGGTTAATGAAATCTAGCGCGGGGGAATAACAGGCCATATTGCCGCTATGCCTGATTTCAGGCTTGCCTAACCATTCTGAAACAAGTTTTTCCGCCTGTTCAATCGGTTTGAAATCAAGGCCTTTGTCTTGTGGAATTTTGCTTTCTGGTATGTTTTCGCATTGATCCAGGTTAAAAGCGGTATAATATCGGACACAAGGAAAGGTTTTTTCCCTGCCTGTATCCTTATCAGTGCCGTTGATCCACTTCCAGAATACAATAGGAGTGCCCTTTTCGCCTTTCTTGACACTACCGCCTAACCGCTTGGCTTGTTTAAACGTCAACCAAAATGGTGAACTAAACCCCTCTTTAAAGGTAGTTAGAAAGCATACAAGGGCATTAATGCCCCTGTAAGGCTTGCCAGAAAGCAGGTTACACGGTGGGCGGGAATTTTTCCAAGGCTTGCGCCATGGTATAACCCCTTGTTCTAATTGGTCAATTATCCTATTGGTTACGATTTCAAAAACTTTCTGGCTCATAACTTACCCCTTTCATTAGTCTTTTGCTTGTGTCTTTTGATCATAACACTATTTATTGACAATTGCAAGGGGTAAAATTCCCCTATATAATTATTTATAGGGAGTGGCAAGGGTACGTGTTACCGTGTTAGGGTAGGGTTAGGCCTAGCGGTTTAGTGTTAGGCCATTAGGTTGACCTTGGCACGGACCTTGCAAGAGCTCTAGCTTTGGCACGCTTTATGCAAGCCGGCTTAGGTTGGCATGGCGCTTGCAGGTATAGTGTCATGTCATATATAGTGGCATACCTACCATATATGGTCACGTATGGTCATATATGGCCGGCGGAGAAAGCAATGAAAAACACAGGACTAAAAAGGGCCTAAATCGTGGAAAAAGGGTGGTACAAGATATGAAAGGCACAACTAACCATGACTAAATCTGAATATAAACAAGGGGATTTTGTGATAGTGAAGTACGGTGACACCTTCAGTGGCTATATTACTGGGGTAGAACACGGTGAGTACACAGTATTTTACAGGGTCAGTGTGTTTTTGCCAGAGAAGCAACATTGGACAAGCCCTATTAAAATGCTTCCGGGAGAAATAACAGGATTAGATATTATTACCACTCTGAAACATAAAAAGGATACAATTCGTGAAAAATAAGTATAAATTTAAAATAGGTGATAAGGTTATTGCCAAAGAGAAATATAAGGGCATAGTTGTACGTGGGGTTGTGTTAGAGAGATCATCCAAAAGAGTTGGAAAACCTTTTAATATGTATTACTTAGAGGACTGTTCACTATTTTTCCTTGAGGATGAATTACGTTTAGAAACAATAAGTTATATGAAGGGGAGGAAAAATGGTTAAGTTACTGTTAATTAGTTGGTTGTTGGTAGGTTTCGGGGCTTGGTTGGGGCTGTCCATTCCTAAGTGGAATAGGATGTTAGATTGGTATTATACTCGCCAAATAATTGCTGGATTTTTTATGACGTTGATTTTATTCCCTATCTCTCTATACAATAACAGAGATAAAACTTCTAGAAAAATTCCAAAAGGGTGGAGGAAAAACAATGGGAACTAGGAACATTACCGCTGTAGTTTGTGATGGTAAGATCAAAGTTGCTCAGTACGGGCAATGGGATGGATACCCTACTGGACAGGGCGCAACTATTTGTGATTTTATACAAAATGAAATGGATCTAGAGGATTTCCGGTGGTCAGTTAGGGAGTGCAGCTTTCTATCGGACGCGGATATACAGGCAATAGTTGACAAAGTAGGAGATGCTTGGCCCACCAAGTACCCAGAATTTAGCAGAGATACTGCTGCTGATATCCTATCAATGATAAGTCGTGGTAATGTTAGAGATTTATGTAACTCTATTGATTTTGTTGCTGATTCTCTATTCTGTGAATACGCTTACGTGATCGACCTAGATAAGGAAGTGTTAGAGGTCTACAAAGGGTTCAACACTAAAAAGCTCCCAAAGCGTGAGAGATTCGCCAATATGAAGGTTGGCAAGAAGTCTAGCAGTGGTGAGCAGTACCATCCAGTACGTTTGTGGGCTAAGTTTCCTTTTAAATACGCCACGGAAGAGAACATGGAGAAATTAGAAAAGAGTCTAGAAGATGAATAAACCTAACTATCAAGCGGGAGATTGGGTGTGGGTAAGGATACCTCCATACCTTACAGAGGTACGAACCAAAATAGAATCAGTCTATGAGCAAATAACGGGTTATGAACATTACTCTTATACGGGGTCAGTGCCCCTTTATTCCAGAAAATATAAAGTTATGGGGTGGGGTCAATACTTGACAGATAGACACATTCTTAGATATGATATAATAAACCAGATGAAAGTTAAAAGGAATAGAAATCGTGGGAAAAAAGAAGCGCAAGAAAAGACCAAAACCTAAATATAAATACAAATGTGGGGATAGGGTAGATATAGAATGGTATGATCAGAGATGGGAGGCCACTATCATAAAGCGTGGTATTGATCGAAGAGATTGGTCTCCAAAATACTGGATTACAGACTGGGCTGACGGAGAAATTGAAATGCACGAAAATGAAATCAGAGGATTTAATACCCTCTACTACATGAAAAACAAAAGATATGCCTAACAAGAAATACAAAAAGGGCGACAGAATCCTTGTCAGGCCGCACTCTCAGGTGGATTTTGGTACCTATTTCCATAATACTCACGGGACAGAGAAAGCAGAAATAGTTGATATAATAGAAGGTGTATCTCTTGAGGGTAATCTAATCTTTTCAATTATTTATGTGAGTTTTTTATGGAGTGATTTAACGGGTAGAATCAATGCTACGGATATTCAGGGATTAGACACAGTGACTATGATGAAAGAGGGAAAGAGTGGTAATTAATCTAAAAAACAAAATTGTTAGTTACCAGGGATGCCTTTTCTCTTTCGAAGGCTGCCGTATAGAATATAGATATGATATCAACTATGTGTTTAGTAGAGTATTGCTGAGAGATTTGTTTATCCCCGGAAGGGTCGTAGAAACCGATAACATCAGGGAATTACAAGTGGTTTCTCCTATAGAATATATGAAGAGAGGTAAGGCGTGAACATCTTTGTTACATATTTAGACGCTCACAAGTCAGCTAGAGTACTGGACAACAAGCGAGTGATCAAAATGTGTCTAGAATCTGCTCAGTTGCTCTCTACCGCTATGCACGTTATGGGGGCTACTAATGCTCCCTATCGCCCCACTCATGTCAACCATCCTTGTGCAATCTGGACAAGGACTAACGCAGCTAACTACCTGTGGTTATTAAACCATTTCAGAGCCTTGTGCGATGAGTATAACTTTCGTTACGGTAAAACACATAAGTGTAAGCAATATTTGGAGATTTTCTATGCCGGCTATGCGTTCATGCCAGAGTCTAATGAAATCACTATGTTTCCTAACTGTACTAAATTCAAAAAAGAGCTCAATATATTCAAGGCTTACAGATTATGTCTAAAAGACAAGTGGGAAAATGATAAGAGAAAGCCACAGTGGACTAATAGACAGAGACCGGGGTGGGCTAAGTGATTGTAAATGTTTACAGAATTTTGCCAGAGAAAAGATCGTGGGAAGTACGATTTCTCTACTCTCTACCCGAGACAGAAAAAGAAAATAAAATGTATGTATTGACAGTGGGGGATGATATAAGTGAGCATTTAGCCAGAGTTTTTCTGAACAATCCTCCTTTGTTATACCAAATAGAGGTTGAGTGCTTAACCGATTATCGACTAGATACGATCCGTACAATGCAGTTTAACCGTATGATAAATAAGGTAAAAAAAGAATTTGACAAGAGCGAATTAATTTGGTACGATCAATTAATAGGGAGGAAAAAACAATGACAGGAATAGAAGCATACTATCAGGCACTTACCTTTAAAAAGATGTGGATTAAGTTTCGTGACTATGGTATTCTCCATGATTGTGAGAAAGCCTTGCGCCATGCGAAGTTCTGTTACGAAATGTTTAAGAAATCCTACGAGTTGGCGGGTATTTAATGAGCAAAACCTGTCAAATCAAAAATTGTTCTAAACACGCCAACCGGATTATAAGAGTTGGAGATGATTTGGTTTATTTGTGCCATGAGCATTATGATTTTATGGAAAAAGGTATTCGGGAGATCAACGAAAGAGTCAAAAACATGACTACCGAAGAAATGGAAGCTAGATTAAAAGAACTGCAAGAGGAAGAGGATGAGCCAACCCATTGAACAGAAATACTTTCCAGGGGATGAGGTGATGGTGTGGTGTTGGTACTGCGAATCATTTCACATTCCCGCCACTGTAACCAAATTAGTTAGTCAGGGAAATTGGGAACAGGAAGGGAATGATAATGTGTATCGCATAAAATTTTTAGACAACCAGCAACTTCCTCCTAGTTGCAAACGCTATTTAGATATCAATGGGGCCACTACCGAGGAACTTCTTAGACCCTCTACTATACAGCATATGAAAAATACTAGGAAAAATAAATTTGACAAACCTGTTGACATTTGATAGAATGAAGTATGATCAAGAAATCAGACATAAGCGAAGTTAAAGAGATCATTAGGAAAGCAATGGATGATGTGTATGGTTTTCCTGGTAATACTTCGCCAAAGAAGAAAAGATTTTTGGAATTAGCAGCAGACAAGCTGTACGAAAGGTTTAAGAAAGGTGGAGACAAACAACAAACATAAATGGCTAACCCATAGAAAGTTAGCTGAAAGGTTCAAGGCGCAGGGCTCAATCCATGTGGCTCGATATCATTATCAACAGGCTATTCTATACTTCCACGCCATGAATCTTGAAGAGGAAAGGAAGCGAATCAATGAAAATTATTAATCGCTGCATGGGTTGTGGGTCTACTCACTTTACTGTTGACGGTTCGGGCAACCACCGCTGCCGCCACTGTGGTTATGTAATCATTGATAAAGAGCCCAAAACTTTCAAAAACAATTCTCAATGTCTGCTAGATATGATCAATGAAACTTTAGTAGATTTAGGGGAGACTGAGGACATAGACCATGAACCTCCTTTAATCATAGAAGAAAGTCCCTCCGTTCAGTCTCCCCCCTCCCCTTCCCCGGAGGAAGCACAGGCTATTGAAAGGAACTATATCACTGGTAAGCAAATGACTTTTCGGTGCGCTAGCAATGACTGCTCGCACCATTTGAGTTTTGATCCAGTCAAAGTAAGATTGAGGGATGTACCTAAAACCTGCCGTCAATGTGGTGCGGCCATGATTCTAGGGAGGTCAAGAGATGGCGACTAGAAAACATCAAACCAAAGTTAAACAGTTTGTTCATAACCAATGTGCTGAGTGTAATGCTGAGGCTGTGTCTACCTTAGTTGTGCCTCTCAAGGGAAAAAAGAAAATGATGTGGTGCTGCTCTAACGGTCACCAAAATAACCATAGACGTTACACTGTCTCGGAGAAAAAGAATTGATCAACCTCACCATAAGATCAGATAGTAAAGACCATTTCCACTTTGGTGGTATATGTCCCACTCAGTTATTCGCCAAGACCATAGATGGTTATTTATTGTATGGACGATTTAGGGGTAATCGGTTTTCTCTAGACATTACGAAACAGTGTGAGAAGTGTGCTTCCCGTACCTTGCGAAAAGGGGAGTGCGATTCCTGTGTCAAACGTAACAGCGAAACCTTGATCCGATTTAGGTACACTACCAAAGAAGGTGACGATGGTTATATAGAGTGGGATGAATTTTTAGAGGTCTGCCGCAACAACGGGATCAATATACGATTCTTCAATGCTGTTGACTACATGAAGGAGAATAAGAAGTAATGGGTTTTATTTTGCTGCTACTAATTCTTTTTATCACACTACGTTGCGTGGTACATTAGGAGATTGGTATGAAACGCATAGAAAGTCTAGTGAAAGAGCTAAAAACCAAGAATCAAGACTTGGCGAAAGCTCAGAAAGAAAAAAATAAAGCTGAAAAACAGTTATCGTGGAAAGGGGGAAATGTTTATATTAAAATCTCATCTCCCGATAGCGGGGAGCCGGTAACCAAAGTAAGCCTTGGGGAAGCATACAACGCTGACTATACTCTTATTAGTATATCAGATTTGGCTAGTCTACACAGATGGTTAAACTCTTTATTTGGTGATGCAACTACAGAATATATGAAAGGTAAAAAAGCAGATTCCAAACCGTCTATCTGGGCCAGGGCTATATTTAAAGAGGACAGTGGAAAGTGATTTAGACTTGCAATCCACAGAGGATTGTGATACGATCAAAGAATCAAAGGAGTAAATGATGGCTAGAGGCAAGAGAGTTACAAGTAGTGAAGTTGAAAAGGTTTTGGAGAAGATTAATGATCCTATGCTGATTATCCGAGTGGGCCGTAAGCTCTATTCCGATATGAAGAAAGCAAGAAATCAGGTGTTTAATCAATTACCTGACGAGGGGGAGGAAGAAAATGTCCAAAGACAAGAAAATTGATATCAACAAAGCCATGCAAGCTGTCAACAGTCCTTTGGCTCAATTAGAGCTGATTGCGTTTGCTATGCTATCTGTCCAAGCCCTTGAAGCGGTGGTTGGAGATATCCTAGAGGAAGCGCAATTATGCAGCAAACAAGAGTTAAGTAAGCGGGTGGCTAAGGCCATTCAAGATGTGCAAGAGGGATTGCTCAAAGGCTTGAAACCAGAGCAGGAACCCACCAAAGCAGACAAAGACAAAAAAGAAGCTGAGGATTTACTTAAATTGTTGGGTGACTTGCCCGATGATGCTTTTGGAAAGGTGCAATAATGGGTCGGCGTAAGAAATTTGATAAGGGTGAGGCTCACCGCAGGATTCAGGAATTACAACAACTTCAGATCAACCTTCGTAAAATTCTAAATACTACCGACACTTATGAGCTTAGACGTAAGTTTGAGAAAATTCATGGTAGATATCCACGGTGGGAAACCCGTAGAGCCTTGAATGACAGATTCTACAAACTAATTTCGGACGCTGATAAAGAAATTAAGAAATTAAAGAAGGCTGCTTTGGATGACAAGGCAAAGCGTATGAAAAAGAAGTTGGGTAAAACAGTTGCTGATCTTATCTTGGCACGCTCACAAGACAGTCCGGGCGATTACCGCTACGCTTCTCCAGGTGGGAGAGAGGTTTATCCTCTCTTGCAAATGTTTAAAAAGACTGGGGATAAGGGGCGGGTTAGTTGGTACAACCGTTACAAAGAAGAACATCCTGAAACCTTTGCTCAAATGGCTGTGTTAAAGCTCACTGGGCACAAGTTTAGTGGTCACCATATTAAAGATAGTGCTTTGAAAGAGCATAGGTTTAGGGGAGTGGTCAGTTATCAAAAGCGGTGGGCAGTACAAGATGGGCAAAGGCCTGATGCTGATACCGAGAAGAGAGACCACGCGCAAAAAATCATTGATCTTATGAAAGATACCGTGTGGTGTGTCTACATGGATACTGGCAGGTCCGTGGGATTGAAGCCCAAAGACCTATTCATCCTTGAGGATACTAAACCTCGCAGAAATAAGAAACATTACCGTCTGAAACAATTACAGGCACGGATCAATAAGCATAACTCCGTTGCTAGACGGTTGAAAATGTATGCTAATTTCGATGAAACCCCTGAATTAATTGACAGAATGAAGCGCATGTCTCGGTGGCTAAAAGAGAACGAGGGAGAAAGAGCTCTGAGAAATTCAGGACTTAGCTACGCCGGCGTAAGAAAAGTTACCCTAAAGAAAGCCTTTTTACAAAGGGATTATAGTTGGCAGACAGGAAAAACCACTTATACTTGGACTAACAAGTTGAAAGAACTGTTAGAAAGAGGTGATATTAGCAGCTTAGGATTTACCACTCCAAACATTAGACCACACTAGGGAGGATAGAATGATAACTACTCAGAACAAAAAGAGAATTAATATATTGACTTTTGCGGTTATCTGCCTCTTTGCTGCTCAATTTATGACTAAGTACAAGGCCAATAAACTCAAGAAAAGAGTCGATGCCTTAGAAAATAAGGTTGTCACAACTCACTACGCGGCTCTCAAGGACTTTTCTGCTATTGATTTCACTTTGACCCAGAGTATCATTCAAATTGAGTCTAGCGGCTATTCTGAGGCCTACAATACCCATTCTGGAGCGGTGGGACTGATGCAGTTAAGGCCTGTGATCTACAATAAACTTTGTGGACTGACTAAAAAACAGGCTTTTGAACCAGCTAATAATATTGCGTGCGGTACTCTTTTTGTGCGCCACTTACTAAGGAAGTACGGGGGGAACCTAGAGAAGGCCCTTTTATTCTATAATAACGGGTACATAGTTACCAACGAACAGTATGCTGAAAAAGTTTTGGCTTACCTCGAAAAAGAGTTTGACAAAACCGAATTAACCATGGTAAGATAAAAGGGATGAACAGAGAAATTTAATGGAGGTTTGACAATGGCTAGTATTAACAGAGTTAAGAAAATGATCAAAGCAGGTCGTGAGTCAGGCGTTTGCGTTTGGATATGGGGCGACCACGGT